ATTTTTAATATTGTATACTAAATCGAAATTAAATACTTCCTCGTATCCTTCTTTGTCCATAATACTAATGTATATACGAATATCTGCAAAAACATCTGGAGTATTCTCGTCTGTACTTTCTTGGGAATAAAGCATTATTTTTTCCCACTCTTTAGGTGATATATCGAGAATATTTTTAAATTCTTCTTCAGTTTTTATTTTTTCAAAATCAATTTCTTTAATTTCTTCTGGATCATTTAACATTTTTCAACACTTCTATGTTTTTTTAGCCTCATTAAGACTATCTCACATAGTTAATATAAAAGTTGTATTTTACAGTATAGTAGATTTAAATCTACTATACTAATTCTATGTTAGTAATTTTTATTACACTTTCAAGTAAATCGTCGTTGTTTATTTCTATCACATCAAAAACAACATTTAAATCCCAATTTTCTATTATTTTATATGAATTTATCCCTTTTTTAGATTTGGACATATTTATCCAAATAATTTTTAAATTATTATTTTGACTTTAATCTCTTTTTGATTAGCTCTAATCCTTCTGTAAAAAATTTGATTTGGTTTGGATTGTTTTCTTTATTATGATATTCTATTGCAATTTCATAGTAATGCAATAGATTTTTTAATTCTTCTTTAGTCGCAGTTATTATATTATTATAACTAATTGAATCCTTGAAATTTTCTTTTAAATATCCTATATCATTCATATTTTAACAACTCCATTTAATTAAATTATTTTATATTTATTCCTAATTTTTTTAATTTCCTATTATGGTTTTTAATAGCTATATCCATTCCTTTAATACTTGTTGTTGTAACATTAAAGCTTTTTACAACTGCTAAATTATTTATACCACCTTTATAATTTTCATACCATTTAAACATTTTAATCTACTCCTTTTAATATATTAAAAGATTTTATATTTTTTAACAATGCTTCTTCTATATTTATGCTCCAAGCATTTTCACATTTTAAAATATGTTTAATATCTTTTGGGCAAAACATATCCAATTTACATTCTATTAAATCAAAACTTAAAATATTTTTATTTGCATTTGATAAATCTTTGAATAAATTTTCTTGTAAATAGTGAGATAAACCACAACCAAAACTATACTCTGTTAAACCATCTTTATATTTAAATGGTATATTAACAAAATAACTATTTGTTTGTTTTGATTTTAAATTTTGATTATTATTAAACTTATCTATAGTTAAAGTTAATTCTTTTGTAACATCTTTACATATATTATTTTCTTTATCTAAATAAAACCATCTTGTCTTAATTGTTTTCCATGTTAAAGTATTTATACAACCTATTAATTTTTTATTCATTTACAATACAACTCCCTTTTAATAAAATATCGAATTATTTTAAATTAAAATCTAAGTTTTAATTTAATTGTTTTTTATTTTTTCTTATAAAATCTTTAATACTAATTCTTTCTATTTCTTTAATAAATTTTGCACAATCCTCTCCATCTCCTCCATTGCCTACAAAGTTACCCTTAAACACAAGAATATATTGGCTACTATTTTGCCAAACTTCTTCACACTCGTTAAAGTATTCCCAATAATAGTTGTATAAATCAGTAGGATTTAAAAATGCACTTACTCCTGGCTCTACATATTCCTCTCCCTCTTTTAAAGCTTCTTCATATGAATTAAATTCACAAGAAAAACTCTTGAAAGAAGGTGTTATATTATAACTATTGCTTTGTAATCTATAAAATACATTCATTTTCAAACCTCCAATAGCAACAAATTATTTTAATATAAAAAGTACATTTTAAATTATTATACCTTTATTCTCCAATATATTAATAGCTAATTTTATGGAGTTTCTTAATTCTCCAAATGAACACGCTTTATTTAATGCTAAAATTAACATTTTTTCAATTTTTGTATTTTTTAAATCTGTATTTATCTTTTCTATTTTATGAGCTTTTGTTTTTAACTCAGTAATTTCCTTTTCTCTTTCTATGTATTTTATATTTTCTTCATGAACTACTATATTATTATTATCACATTCAATTATACACAAATTATTTAATTCTTTGTCACTTTCATATTCTTCTATATTAGAAGTTATACAACAACCATTTCCATAATAACATGTGTAGCCTTCAGCATTACAACATATGTCACAACCTAGTTCTATCATTTTATTTAGTAAAGATTTAATATTTTTCATTTCTTTGCAACTCCTTTTATATTTCTTTTAATATTTCCTCAAATTGACTTGTAAATCCTTCAACATTTAGATTCTCAAATCTATCATCCATTATATTATTTAAATTTTCTAAAGTATAACAATCGTTCTCTTTTAAATATTCAATAACCATTTCTTTGATTTTATTTTGAATTTTTTTAGGTAATTGACATATAAAAATATTTGTATTCATTTTGTTGAACCTCCTATTTTATAGATATTTATAAGTTACCACATATTTTTTGTAAGCTCCCATAACGATTTCTTGAAAATATCTTTTATTTAATTCCTTACATAATCCATTTTTAAATTTTACATGTACCATTTAAACACAACTCCTTTTTATTTATTTATCAAATTATTTTAAATTAATTGCTTTGTGTCTTAATCCTTGTAGTTGTCAACTTGATTTTTGAATTGAGTTTTTATTGATGTGCTTTGTATTTCCTTACCACACTTATAATTATAAAGGATTTTCAGTGTAATGTCAACATATATTTTTAAATTGTTTTATATTTGTTAAGATTATTTTATGCAAAGAGGTATAAACGTAATAAAGAATACAATCAAATTTATTTGTTGTGTTCTTTTACCTTTTGATTCTTTTGGGTACTCAAAAGAATATATGTATTATTTACTCTATATTATTATTTATGTAAAATAAATATTCCTCAATGTCTATTTCATCAGAATATTTTCTATCAATTTCATTTAATTTTTCTTTCTTCATATTTAATAATTTTAATTCTAAATTTAATTTTTCCATAAATTTTTTAGTATTATTGTTTTCTTTTAATTCTAATATTTCACTATCTAGATTCATATCATGTTTTAATAAATCTATTAATTTTTCTATGAGCATATCTTTATATTTATAATTCTTTAATAATTTATTAGATTTATTTTTAATTTTACTGTTTAATTTTTCTCTCTTTTCTTTTATATTATCATACTCTATTTTTATAGCCCTATCGCCTATGTATAGCTTATATGCACGAAAATAACCTATGTAACTTTTATCATTATATTTGTTTAAAATTCGCTTTGTAGCTTCTTTATATAGCTTTTTAGATAGTCGCTTTAAAAATACTTCTTTACTATTTTTACAATTTAATTCTTGCATTACTTCCTTTTCAATATTTATTATTTCTTCGACTTGCTTATCTGTAGCAACCTCAAAAGAATAAAAATATTTTTCCATATCATTATTATAAATTCTTTTTATAAAAGTTATTTGTCTATGCCATTCTAATACTTTTCTACTTTTCAAGTTATTTAATGCTCTTTCAATTATCTTTTTGAATTCATTTCGTGTGTTATCATAAAAGTAACTTATGTCAAAGATATTTAGTTCCAATATTTCACTTAACTCTTTTTTATTATTATACCCTACATTATAAGAAGGGTTAACAATACCCAATATTTCCATTAAATTTGATAATGATAATAATTTATTCGTATCATTTTTATATAGATATTCTAATATTATATCCCCTATTTCTTCTACGTATGTATTGGAATTTAAACGCTTGTCTTGTATTGGTAATGGTTTTTTATATACTTCTTCTATAATGAATTTATGACCTTCTTTAGTGTATTTACAATAATAAGATAATTCTTTTAATTGTGCTTTTTTAGCATCACCACCCTTAATTTTTACTTCTAATGTTTTGCATAACTCTTTATAATTTTTAATTATCATTCCTTTAGTTAAATTTTTAATATTCATATTATTAATTTATACCTCCTAAATTTTTCATATAAAAAATTTGACTATATGCTACCAAAAAAAGAAAAATATATATTCTTCCACCATATAGTCAAATTTTAAAATTGTTTTATATTATAAAATTCCTTTCTTTCTCTATCGTTTCGTTTTTACTGTTTTTAGATATGTAAACTATTTTACCTTTTAAATTACCTTCTAAAAGTTCTAAGTCATAGCCATTTGTATTCTCTTCTATTATTTTAACTAATCCTTTATACCCTAACATATTTACATTTGCTAACATTTTATACATAACCCCTTTTAAATTGTTTTAATTTAAATCTATTAATTTAATTATTTCTTTAGTTTGCTTATCTTGAAAATATATAAACTTCTTATTTAAATATGTATCATTCATATCTATATGACTACCATTATCACAAACGTAAAACCATCCGTTTTCTATGCAATTATCTTCAGCTTGAGCAACCGTTGTAGTTACTCCAACAGTTCCTTGATTTGCTAAAGTGCCTATTATAATTATTCCTGTTATTATTATACGTTTTATCCATTTTAACATTTTATAAAACCCCTATATAATTGTTCAAACAATCTTTCTATTTCTTCTACAGTTAAATATTGTCCTGTCATTTTATATTTTGCTTCTTGTTCCTTTTTTATATTTTCATAGATTTTTTTACTTATATCCATTTGCGTGTATCCTCCTTGACATTTGTTAAATTGTTTTATATATTACGAATTAATTATTTGCTTTAAGTATAACCTAGTAGTTGTTAAATTGAAGTGTGATTTGTTATTTTGAAATGATTACCTTCTGTGTTTCTTAACCGTTAATTACATTATACACCTATTATATATCATTGTCAATGGTTTTATCAAATTGTTTTGAATTAAATAAAAAAAATATAGTAGTATAAAACTACTATAAAAATATATATTAAATTATAAAGTTGTAACTACTCTATATTATTTTATCTATAGTAAATAATACAATATTAATAATAGTTAATATTATATTGATATAAAGTATCTTTTTATCTTTCATATAATACCCTCCTTTACTTTTATAAAGTTGTATGATATTATTGAGGTTAATAAAAGAAGTCTAGGTAAAAGGTTTGGGGAACTAGTCCCCTTACCTTAATGGAATAAAGAAGTAAATTTATCTAGTAAGATTATAGATTTATCTAAAATAACTATAATCTTGTCTAAATAATGGTCTATAGTAATAACGCCATTTATAACTAATAACCATTTATTTACTTTGTCAACTTTATTCTTTTTACTAGGCTTCTTTTTTTTGCTCATTTTTCAAGCCCTCCTTTCTTTAACCTTCTATTACATTATACCAAATTATTTGATATTTCTCAAGTTTTTTCTACCATTTTATATAATTATTTCTAATATATTTTATGCTTTATACCCCTGTAGGTATATGAATATATCAATGTATTTTTATACGTAATTAATGTATATTAAATTATAATTATACATTTGCAAGTATGATATTGACTATATTCATTGTGCTTGATAGTATTTATAATGTATATCTTATACAATTAGTTTATAGCCTGTTTAAAGTATACTTATGTGTACTAATATAATCATACCTATATTTTATTTATGCACAACGTGGAGCGTTTGAGATACCCTTGATTAAATTGTTTTATATTGATAAATGATAATGGTTGTTAGTTAGTGTATAGGTATATAGTATTGTGTATTTAGTAATGTATAATAGTATTTGATATTCTTCTTTATGTAAAACAATTTGGTACTTGATAGTAATTGTTTATTAGATATGTGTATTAATTGATATATATCTTTAGTTAGTATATATGTCTAAGTGATATGGTGTTGCTAGTAGTTTGATGTATTAGTTAGTATGTTGTGGTATGTAAGTGTATATGGTAGATAGTTGTTAGTAGTACATAGACATGAGTATCAGTAGTTAATAAAGATAGTGTTGATATGATTTAATAATAGTTATTAATATATAATTAATGTAAAGTTATAAAGGTTGTTAGTAAAGTATTTGGTTGTAGTGAGTGGGTATGGTATGGGGTGCATAGGTGGGGTGTGTTGAAATGGATTTTTATTTATGATTTTTTATTTTATAAAAATGTTTTAAATTCTTGTTTATTTTTTAGTTTTTTTATTGGATTCGTATTTATTTAGTGGTAGAGTGGTTGTGTTGGATTTATATTTTGTTTTGTAAGTCTTCCTATGAAAAAACTATGTTATACAAAACCCGACATGGACAACTATATAATAAAACATGGATGTTATTCCATATAATATTAATATCACAATATCTAGTTTTAGAAAACAAATCAAACAGTATTTAATACTACATATAACTTCCATACTCTACTTTTATAGTATGCAATTTTTTCAGTTCAACTTGCAAGTTATTTTTTATCATTTCTATGTACTTAAAATCAATTCTAAAGACTTTTAACAGATTTTATTTTCAAAGGTGTAATCATATCTAAAACTATTTCAAATCAACCTTAGTGGCTCTCATGAAGTTATTTTTGAATCATTATATTTATTTTAGATGTATAATTTTAAAAATATTGGTTTTGAGAATTATTTGGTAATAACTGGTTTAAAAATTTAGCTTAATGTATATTAAGCTAAGTTATTATGTTAACTATAGGTGGGGGGTACTTTTACATTTTTATTACTAATTGATAATCATTATCACTAGCGAACTCTTCCACTCACACCACACAGTTGAAATTTTCAAATCTACAATTTAATTCCCTACTCTATCAAATCTCGACAAAATCCTATAATATCAAGGCTTGTCCACATTTCTACAAAAATAAAAAACACAAAAAACAAAATCGAACAAACCCTTTAATATCAACGTTTATGGCACTTCAAAACCCTTTTTCGATAAGGCGAATTTTTACCATAAAAATGCAAATTATGTTAATATTAATACATTTGTTCGATTTCCTATATTTTCTATATTAAATTTTCCTGAAATTCACTCTAAATCACTCAATCATATTGAGAATACTAGCTTTCATCGAAAACCTAGTAAAATTAAATTAATTTTCTAAATTTATATTTAGTTATATGTGTTACAAAATAAACCATACAAAATATTTAAAGGAGTTTTACATGAAAAAGTTAAGTGTGTTATTTCTATGATAACCATTTAAATTAATAATATACAAATATTTTTATTATCTACATTTTAAATTTATTCTCCAGTAACTAAATTCTTAGCAAAAATCCATAAAGCTTTCATATAGTTTACAGGATTACCATAATATTTTACTCCTTCCCAAAAGTTATCTACGACTTTAAAACTATTTAAAAAAATAAGTATTATACAACAGCCACAGCAAACAACTGTAAAAGCTTTAATTAAATCTGCTTTATTATTGCTTCCAAAAGCTCTTATAGTCTTCTCTACAACTGTACCTACAACATAAACTTTACCCATTTCTAAAAGTAACTGAAAATTATTCATAATATCACCCTATTTCATGCAGTTGCTTACTGTATCTAAAAGTTTAAATGCGGTAGTGGCAACTGTAACTCCCATTAGTGATATAGTTACAACACTTATACTTTGTGCAATATCTTGCTTTCCTAATGCGGAACATAATTTCTCTATAAGACAACTTCCAACTGCCATTCCACCCATCGTAATTATTATTTTTGTATTACCCATAACAATTCCTCCTTATGAGTATATGTATTCCCTTTTCTATTAAAACATCATAAAACTAATATAATATCTTAATACAAGAGGGAATACATATACCCTCTTATTTTTTCTTCTTATAACCTTTAAAATTTATAATATTATCACCATTAGCAACCTTCTTATGTTTAATATTTTCTTGTTTATTTTGTTTACTATAAATTTTATCTTTTAATTTTTTATTTATATCCTTTGTTTTCTTTAAAAGCAATCTAAGTATGTTACAATTTAAAATTAACATTTGTTTAGTAATCTTTCCTAGTAAATAGATCAATCTTCCTGCTTTTGTACCTTTTAGGATTATAAAAAAAATTTGTAATCCTAAAATACTTATCAAAATATCTATCATCACTTTCTCTCCTTTGTATAATAAAAAAATCTTTTGTATGGTTTCAATAAACTTTTGTGTAATTACTTAGACTCAAAATAATTAATATATACAAACACAAATCAATTATATATAAGCTATTTAATTTTCAAAGTTAATACAATTTTAACTATCAATATCTATATTTGTCTTATTATATAAATGAGCAAAATCTCATTAGGACTTCCAACTCTTTTTATATTAAATAAGCAATATAAATACCAACAATCAAAACCATATAAAATTGAAAATGAACACTTATATAATAATTTGTATTATATAAAAATTACATTAAGAAAAGTATTTAGCTTCTGTTTATGTACAATATTAAAATATGGCTTAATACATTATATGAAAATTATTCCAAAAGTGTGATGGTTATTTTGCGAGGGCGGGGTGCTTTTACATTGCTCCACACCCTCTTATATAGCTCCACTACGCTACGCTATATATTTGAAATTAAGAATGGCTTGTCTAATTGATTATAGGTGTATCAAGTGTGATTACTGTAGTCATATGGTATGGTATATGTTATGGCATATGTTGGTGTTACTTACTTATCAAAGATTTTTATAAAGTTATTTAGCTTATGATTTAAATGAATGAATTTTATATTACTATCTATATCTTTAAAATGCTCTCCACTATCTATTAAAATTACTTGTGGAAATTCTTTAAATAATCCTTGTAATTCATTTGATTTATATAAATCTTCATATTTTTTTATTGTATTATGACTAAAGTTAGTTGATGCAACTTCAACAATTTGAAAATAATGTTTTCCATTAAAATCAAAAACAAAAAACCCATCACTCTTTATTTTTCCATTTAACCAACTTTGTTCTTTTTTAAAATAATCTATATCTACATCGTGATAAAATAGCTCTGCATAATAATCTAAAAGTAAGATTTTATGCAAAGAAGGTTTTAAATTTTTATATTCTTTAGAATTAAATATATAAGCATTAGTATTATTTAAAAAAGATAATTTGGTAATTCTAATATAACCACATTCTTCTAGTCTCTTTAATCTTCTTCTTGCTATTGCTTGACCCTGACTTTTATCTTTATAGAATATCTTAGATATTTGTTTAGCTGTGCATACACCCACACCTTCAATATATTTAGCTATTTCTTTGTCATTATCAGTTAACATCTGAATCACTCCCTTGGTTTTGGTGGATTATAAGGTACATAACCTTCAATTTTAGATAAATTTTCTTTTAATAGCTCTTCTTTGGTTTTGGGATGTACTTTAGAGAAATCATTTTTAATATAAGGAGATTTAGTAGAATTGCTTTGTTTTTTAATATTGACTTTAGTATTGTTTTCAGATGGTTTATCAATAGTTTTTAATGATTTTATTTTTTGATTTTGTTCTTGTAATTGTTTTATTCCAGCATTTATAACATCTTTTTTATTTGCACTATTTTTATCTTGGTCATTAAACTTTGTATTAGAATCATTTTTATCATTAGAATTGCTATCAGATTTTTTATTTGTTTCAGAGGGTTTTACTATACTTTTCTTAACATATTTATATATATTATCTGTTAAATCTAATGTGTATAGATAACCCTCATAAGTCTTAGAAATAACATATGCTTTTCTAGGAGGCAAACCTACTGCTTCATATCTACCATCACCTAATACTATTGCTGAACATACAGAATCATTAAAGCCATAACACACTCTAACATTTGACATATTTTTACAAAAAGTTGGCATTAATTTTGCCTCAGGCTTTTGATGAGATATTACATAACTTATTCCATAAGCTCCACCGTATTCAGCAATTTTTTCTAGCAAATCCATAACTTCAAATTGACAACTCTTTTTATCTTTATTTGCTTTGGAAACAACAGCCATTATTTCATCAACAATTATATAGATATAAGGTAATTTTTTATTTGGAAATTTTTTATTATAATCTTTAAGATTTGGGTCTTTAAAACTATCTACCAAAGTTGTTAAAAATAAATTTCTTCTTTTTTTCATTTCATCGTAAATATTTTTAATAATTTCCATTATAGTATTTTCATCATCACAAAATGCAAATTTTTTTACTTGCTTACAATTTCTATATTTAGCCATATCACCTTTAGCACCTTGTAATAAATATAGATTGATTTCATTCTCTGTACAATTGTAAATTAAATTCGTTATAGTATGGTCTAAAGTACCATTCTTACCACTTCTAGTTGATCCAGCAACTAATATATGGGGTTCTGAGTTGACATCAATTAAAATAGGTTCACTACTCTCATCTACACCAATAAACAGCTTATATGGTTCAGCAATTATTGGCTTAAAATTAATTTTATTACAGTCTTCAGTATATATAAATTTTGCATCTATATAATTTTTATTTACATAAGAATTTAATACAACGGTACATTGTAGATTGTTTTGAAGGGTTTCTCTTACACTTGTTAAATGTTTATAATTATATCCCCAAGGAATATATAGTTTTGCTTCAGCACCAAACTTAGTAAATGTTAAATCATTTGGTGAAAAAGTTTGATGCATTTTATTAAATAATCCTGTATATGTCATTGTTTTTTCCCAATTGTTTAGAAATTCAGTTCTCTTTTGTGCTGCTTTTATATCTTCTTTTATTTTTTTATTATATTCTTGGATTTTATTTTTAGATGTGCCTTGATTTTTAATCTTATTTTCTTTAGTTTCCTTATGATTAGTGCTATGTTTAATAGCTTTATCAGATTTGTTATCTTCCTTTTTATAAGACAATTTCCAAAATAGATTATCTTGTGGGTTTGATTGTTCGTTCTTTTCAGAAGTTTTATTAGTATTAAAAATCTTTTCAAACGCTTTTTTATAAGTATCTTTTAATACTAATTTGCTACTTTTATTTTCACTTTTAGTTTCTTTACTTTCATCAAATTCTTTAACTAGCTCCCCTTTTGAATTGAAAATTTTATACTTTAAAATAACTTCATGTGTGCTTTCTGTCATATCATCACCCTATTTATTTATTTTAATATTACAGCTATCATTAAATCCTTTTTCAAACTTTTTAATCTTCTTCAGACTTCTTGTAACTGTCATATAATGTACTTTATGCTTACTTTTATCTCTTGATAATATCTTATAACTTACATACGATACAAACCAAATCCCCCAACCAATAAATACGATTTTTGTTATATCTATATTTTTCATGAATTTCTCACCACTCCCTTTTGAATATGTAACTACACTCTGTGTTATAACTTATACTATATACTATGACATATGCCATAAAAACGTGATGAAAATTTTGAATAATATTTTTTATTTTGGAAACAATATAAAAATTGAGAGGTGTTTGATATGAAGATTGGAAGGGCGTTTAGAAATACTAAGCGTATTTTTAATATAATTTTATCAATACTAAGCTTTATTATAGGATTTTTTAGCTTTATTATATTTGCTATATATAAAGTTGTTAATTATATAAAAAGAACTATATTTTATATGAATAAAACATATAATTATTTAGATATTCAAAAGGAAATTAAAGCTATGGATGATAGGCAATTTGAGATATTTTGTGCTGAATTATTTAGACAATTAGGATATAAAGCTAAAACAACCCAAAAAACTTGTGATGGGGGTAAAGATATAATCTTAAAAAAGAATGGATTTACAACATATGTTGAATGTAAGAAATGGAATAGTAATTTAGTAGGAAGAGAGCCACTACAAAAATTAGTAGGCAGTTCTATTGCAGATAATGTTTTAAATATGATCTTCATAACTACAAGTGATTTCAATAAAAATGCTAAAGAATATGCTAAAAAGATGGATAGTCTAAAGCTTTGGACTACTGTAGATATTATGAAAAATATAGAGAGATTAAATGATAATCAAATATGTATGATATTTAAAAATACAGAAATGAAATATAATAGTGAAAATATAATTAATAAATTAGAAAATATAAATGAGAATTTAACAGAGATAAATAAAAGTTTTAGGTAGGATTTATATTTAACTATCCTACCTAATATATATTATTAATTTAGTTATCTATTTAATCATCCCAAAAACTATCATCAGCAAACATATCATTAAGATCGTCTGCTGACAATCTAGTTTTTTCCTTTGTTCTTATATCTTCTTTCTTATTTTCGTTATTTTCTGTTCTTATAATTAAATCCTCTTGAACAGTTCTTCTTCTTTTTCTTTTTTTAGTCTCTTTTAATGCTTCACGAACTAATTCAATAGGTTCTCTAGGTAATTCACAACCACCTAAAAGTATTTTTGTATCATTAGTTGTATTTGTATTAAACTTATGAAAATCATAATATTCAAATTCTTCTTCTATTGATTGGAAGTCAAAATCTTGTATATTTATATCACCAATAATTTTATCACATTCAAAATTATCTGGCATATAAAATACACTTTCTTTAATGGATTTATCTATAGCACTTTCCAAATCTTTTGAATTGTTATCTAATTTCAAGAATACTTTATATCCTCTTGTACAATGTACTTTAGCTGAGTCAGTTGTATCTATCTTACCATTTGGTATATCATAACTTTCATTTAATTCTTTCATAGCTCTTATATTAATTTCTTCTTCACTACCTTTATTGTTATCAATATATCTTATAGAATCAATATAACCTTTTTCCTTCAGATTAATCATTTCATTCCAAAATTTTGTAGCATTCTCAAAATCAATACTTGTTTCTGTTAAAGATGGAAAAGTTGCTATTATGTTTATAGATTTTTCTGGACAAGCTTTTTTTATTAATTTTGAATACATAATTGTTGCCATTGCACCTGTCCCACCATTTGCACCAGTTAAGAATGTAACATACTTATGAGTTGTAAATTTTTTTATCATAACCATAAATTTTGGAGCTTCTTCTTTACAAAACGCTTCCATTTTATCCATGTCTTTACCACAACCATCAGCGTTAGGAATATAGAAACAACGTCTTTCGCTATCGAAGTGTTCTAAATTTTCCATTTCACTCATATTAGAATTTAAAAATATAGTAGTATAACGCCTATCTAAATTCATTAAAGTATTTGCAAGTCTATTCCCTGCTCCTCCACAGCCTATAATTAGATTTTTCTCCTTTTCCATGTATTATACCTCCCCAAAAATATTTTCTCTTAAACTATTTAATTCCTCAAAACCTTTTTCTGTAAGTAAAAAAGTATCTGCTTTTACAATTTTTAATCCTTTACTTACAAATTCTAATGATTCAAATCTTTTTAATGTTTGTCTAACTTTTTTATCTGATAAACGAGTTTTTTCTACAATTTCTTTAATCGTAGTCCCATTGCCTTTACATAAACCTTTTTTATTGTCATTTCTATCAATTATAGCTTTTAATATCCTATAATCATTTTCTGTAAATATGACAGAATTCATATTTATAACTCACCTCTAATCAATTAAGTAATAAAATAGAACAAAGTTTTAACTAAAACTGATTAATGTAGAAAGCTTTTATACTTAAATTATAACTTATTTGGAAATAACTTAGAACTTATTTAACCTTACCAATATAATACTATATTATAGTGTTAAATGCAATAGTGTTATAAAATAGCATTTATCATTTATCTAGTATAAAAATGGTAGTAACTTAGAACTTATATAGAATATAAATGGTATTAAAAAATACTTAAAATAGAATTAAAATATAAGAATAATTAACATTTATTATAGTTAAATTAGAAGTGAATTAGAAAAATATTGGCATAATAAATGTAATTAAATAGCATTTATATAGTATTAAATTCTAGGTGAAATAATTTATACTATTTCTTTTTCATCAAAAATAGCAAGAAATAGTATAAATCTATAAATTTGAAGTAAAGCAAAGTAGAAGTTATTAAAAATATAAGTAAAGTAAATTAAAAGTTATTAAAAGAAAAAGCAAAGTTTAGTTAAAGTTATGATTGTATAAATTTAAAGAAACCTATATCTTTTAATTTATATATGTTATACTTTAACTAAACTTTGCTTTAAGGAGTGATTAATATGAAAAGCTTTAATAAAGATAAAGTAATTGACGCTGAATTCTTTGATATAGATGATGAAATAGAAAATAAAGATTCAAAAACAAAAGTTATTAGAGGTGAACCTTTGTTTCATACAACTTCTCAGGTTGCAGAAATGGTAGGTGTTCCAAAGTCAACAATAACATATTGGAGTAGGGTGTTTAGAGATTTATTAGACGTAGAGAACAAGCGATATAGAAAAATAGACATAGAAAAATTAAAATTTATAAAAAAATTAACTAAAGAAGATGGGTTGACATTGAAACAGGTTTCAGAATATTGTAGTACAAAAGGTTTTGATATAAATGAAATAGAACAGAGTGTAGTAGATTCTAGTAATCCATTAGCTATTCAAACTATAATGTCAGCTTTATCAGTAGAAATAGATAAGAAATTAAATTCTTTTTCAGATGAATTATTAAATAAAATTGATGAAAAACAAAAGAGTGGGATTCTAATTCAACAAGAAATGAATGATAAACTTCATGAAACTATAGCATTAACAGTAGATGAGATAGTATCTGAGAAGCTAGACAAATCTGTATCTGAATTTAAATGTTATGTAGATGAAAAAGAGAGACAAGCTACTAAAAAGGATACAGAAATGCTTGATATGCTAAAAAATAACATGGAAGAAAGAAAGAAGCAACAAGAAGAACTAGAAGCAGAAAAGAAAAAATCATTTTGGGGAAGGTTATTCGGATAATCTTCCTTATAACTTAAATTATAAATTTAGAACTATACTAGAGGGAATATGAGAGAAAATAAAAAGAAATAGGTATAATAAGACTAGTAAAAGATAATATGCTTTAAAATAGCTTAGAATGAGTTTTAAGAATATATGTAAAATAATTTTAAAATAAAAAAAATAATAGTTGACTAATATAAAACAATTTGGTAATATTGAAATAAAGCAAACGAAAAATAAAACAAAAGAGAAGAATTGCAAAAGTATAAGAAACATAAACTGAGGTACGAAGGTTTTGTTTCTTATAAGTCTATCTTATTAACCTATTAGTATATATTGTTATATTAGTATATATTGTTTCACTCTCTTTCGCAATCCACAGGGATTAACGCAGACTCTAACTCGTTAACTCTGGTGGATTAACAAAATGAAGTGAAAGTAGGTTCTGTTAATCTGTGTGGAACAACAAAGATTAGAGTGAAAAAGGAGGAAGGTATAGATAATATATGAATAAAGATTTTTTTGTACAAGTATCTAATAATATGTTAATAGAAAATAAAGATTTAAAAGAAAATTGTCTTTTATCAAATGAAGCTTTGCTTATATACATATTAATTATTCAAACTATGACATTAAGAAATTATTGCACTTTTTCTATTTATCATTTATTAGATTGCATGTGTATCAATCATAAGCAAACCGTTACAATAGAAAAAATAAAAAATTGTTTATTAGAACTAAATCAAATGAATGTTTTTACTTATTATGAAGATGTTTATTTTAACAAACAAATAAAAGATATAAGTAAAATAAAGAGGGGAGATAAATATTTTGTAGAAGTTAATTATGTATTTGATGATAATTTTTTTATAGTATATGATGATGAAATAAAAAAATTATTAGATTATTGCAAAGGTAAAAAGAACATAGATAAATTCAAATTAGCAGGCTATTTTTGTTATTTAGTTATGAGAATGAATAAGGAAAATAAGATTTGTTATCCTTCGTTTGATAAAATTGAATATGATGTCGGAATAGGGATCAAAGCAATAATGTCTTATAATAATATTTTAAAACAATTACAATTGATAGATTATATAAATGGAGGATATAGAATTGTGAGGGGTAAAGTAAAGCAGGATGTTAATTATTACTGTAGATATGAAGATAGAGATTGTTTAAAGGAATATGCAAAAAGATTTAAAGAAGATAACAACTTAAAAGGGCAAACAACTTTAGAAAAGAAAAAAAGCAATAAAAAAAGAAGTTTAAAACAGAAAATCAATTACTTAGAGAAAGTTGGTGATGATAATGGAGTAATGCAAGTAAAAGAAATATATGATAGCTTATAGTAAATTTAAAACAATTTAAATATATAAAAGTATAATTTTATTATAAAATAGAAAATTTTTCATAATAAGACTTGACTAATATAAAACAATTTGATAATATAGATACATAGCAAACAATAAATATAATTTAAACTTATTGAGAGTGATTTTAAGAGGTTCAATCTTCAAATGTATAATTACATCTTAATTAAATTTAAATGTAATAGAGCCACTCTCAAGGACATATAAGCATAATATAAAATAATTTAATAAAGAAAGGAAATGATAAAGTATGCAAATGATGGAAACATTAAAATTAAAACCACATCCAAGAAATAAAGAATTTTTTGATGATATGGAAGGAGAAAGATGGAAGGATTTTGTAGAATCTATTAACAGGAGAGGGATAGTTGAAGGAATAGTTGTAACAGAAGATCCCATAACACATGAATTAATAATTGTTAGTGGTCATCAACGCCAAAGAGCAGGAATTGAATTAGGAATAGATAAAGTGCCTTGTAGAATAGTACATTATCCTGATTACAATGAAAGATTACATATTTCAAGAGAAGATATGATACTAGAAGATTTAATATGTACAAACATAATGCAAAGAGGCGTAGGCAATGTAAATCCTATGAAAATGGCTAAATGTATTAGAGAGCTAGAAAGAATTTATGGAATTAAAAATGGGGGTAGTAATTTTACTGGAAATCAATTCGTAAAAAGAGAGGAGCTTGGAAATAATTTCGTAGCTCCAAATAAAACTCAAGAAGATTTAGCAAAACAAATGGGAATAGACCAAAGACAATTACAAAACTATAAAAAACTTAATGAACTTATACCAGAATTACAATCTTTAGTTGAAACAGGTGCTTTAAAATCGACAACCGCATATAAAATATGGGCTAGATTATCAAAAGAAGAACAAGAAGAGTTTTTTAATGAAATAGGAATAGATAAAGTTAAAGAAATGACACAAAAACAAACTCAAAGCGAACTAAATAAAATAATTTGTGAAAAAGAACAATTAGAAAAATCATTTAATGAATTAAGTGAGAAATATAATAAAGAAAAAAATAAAGAACCTAAAGTCGTTGAAGTAGATAAAACTGATTACACACAAATAGAAAAATTAAAAAAGGAACTTGAATCTAGTAAAACTGAAAAAAATAGAATAGAGAATAGATTAAATTTAATGACTGAAAAAGCAGAGCTATATGAAAAAGATTCACTAGAATATGAAAAAATGAAAAATGAAATTGAGTTTTTAACTAATAAAAAAGATGATTTAAGTAGACAAATTGAATCTATAACAAGCATATCAGGATTAGTAGTTGATATAGACCATTTAATAAAAGAAAAATTAGCACCTGTTAAATATTCAAGGGCATTATTAGAGGCTAAAGATGATGATATTGTAATAAATAATCTTAGTAACATTGTTCAAGTTGTTAGACAATGGTGTGATGAAATGAATACATATTTACCAAATAAAAATGATTATGTGGAGGTTTTATAATATATGGAGAACAGAATAATAAATTTAGATTATGAAAGTATGTCAAATGAAGAATTAGCACAAATTCAAGAAAAAATAAAAGAGACAAGATTAAAGAAGATTGAAAAGAAAACATCTGGATTAGAAGATCGTTTTAAAAAACTAAAAAATGCTTTTGATTTATTAAAAGATGATAATAATAAAATCAAAGAAAAAAATCAACAATTAGAAGATAATTTAAAAAGCATCCAAAAGGAAACCAATCAAATAACTAAAACTTTATTTACACATGGGAAAGAAAAAAGAGAATTAGAGAATCATTTACATGAAATCATTTACAAAGAATTAGAAAAGAATAGTACAAGAGATGAATTATTTCATGGTGACTTAACAAGAATTTGTAAATATGAACTTTGTAAATCATTAGGAGTTAGTTCTTTTGCATGGATAGAAGTAAAGGATGTAGATATAGCGAAAAGATTAGCATATAAAATATTAAATAAAGAATTTATGCATAGATTAATGAGAAATAAGACAAAGGATTTGCAATTAAAAATGGACAAACTACAAACAACTAATAAAAAACCAACAGAAAGAGAATATAGAAAATTTGAACTATTAGAAGAATTGTTAGAGGAAGTAGAAGGTAATGAGAATAGAATTTAAAACAATTTAATAAAATACATATGGTAAAGTTAACTAGAGAGTTTCTAAGGTAGGTATAATTCAAAAGGTGTAATTCTATACAAACATAATAATATTGCCTTAGAATGGCTCTCAGTAGTAAATAATGATATATAAGGAGGAAAGACTTAATGAAAACAAAACCTAATAAACAACAACAAACAGCTATAGATTTTAATGATGGGGCTTGTGCTGTAAATGCTAGTGCTGGTTCAGGAAAAACATTTATATTAACTGAAAGGATAAAAAGATTAGTTAAAGAGAAAAATATTTCACCAAATAGCATATTAGCTATTACTTTTACTCATAATGCAAGTGAAAACTTAAAGAAAAGATTGAAAAAACAAGGCATAGAAGGTGTGAATGTTGGTACATTTCATTCAATTTGTGCTAGGATTTTGGCACAAGAAGGATATGATCTAAGTAAAAAGCCCATGAAGTGGCAGTTAGAAATGGCATTTAAGGACGGATACAATGATAAAGTAGATGTTGATAATATATTACAATTCATATTGTATCAAAAATGCTTTAATATTACATATAACGATGAATTTGAAGTAGATGAAAAGTTTGATATGGTATATACAGAAGAAGAATATCGTGCATATTGGCAAAAATACGAAAAAACAAAAGAAAAATATGGTCAATATGACTATGGTGATTGGTTGCAGATAACTTTAGATATATTGAAAAGTAATAAAAATCATATTTATCATTGGGATTATATAGTTGTAGATGAGAAACAAGATAACTGTTCAATACAAGATATGCTTACTCATGAATGGTCTAAAGATGGTAATGTAATGGTAGTAGGTGATTATAGACAAAGTATTTACGGATTTAATGGAGCAGTTCCAGAATTATTTATGGATTTTGAAAATCAATGGGAAAATCCAACGATTATTAATTTAGATTATAACTATCGTTCATGTAAAAATATCGTTAAAAACTCTAATAACTTCATAAAACAATACTATGGTAATTATAAATATTATTCAGATTCAATTCCAATTAGGGAAGAAAATGGTGTAATAAAACATATAGATAATATTAGTAAAGCAGAAGAAAGTGTAAAAATAGGAGGTATGATAGAGAATTTAATTAAACAAGGTGAAAAACCTAAAGATATAGCCGTATTGTATAGATTAAATTCACAGGCTGATTATTTAGAAGGAGTATTAAAAGAAAAAGATATACCATATTACATATTAAACAATAGTTCGTTTTTCAAAAGAAAAGAAATAGATGCTGTTTTATCATATTTGCGATTAATTCATAACCCACATGATAATAATGCATTTGATAATATATTTAAATTTAGGAACTATCCTTTGTCTTATATAAGTAATAATGTGTATGATGAAATAAAACAGTTTGCAGGAGAAAAAAACTTGAGTTTTTACGAAGCTTTTGAATTGTTTAAATTTAAGAAAGCATGGCAAGAGAAAAACATATTAACTTTTAGAAATAAAATAGAAAATTTACGATTACAAGTAGATAAGGGATTAGATTTGTATAAATTAATTAAAAATATAATATTAACTTTTAGAATAGAGGAATACATAGAAGATAAATATAAGAGTCAAGAAGAAATTGATGATAGAAAACAATCATTAGAAACATTAATGTCCTTTATAAAAAATAATAACACTATAGAGAGTTTTTTAAACTTTGTATACAATACAACAGATAAAAGAAAAAAGACTAAAGATAAGGATTGTGTACAATTAATGACTTTACATAGCTCCAAAGGATTAGAGTGGAAACATGTATTTATAATTTCTATAGAGGATGGAAAATTTCCACATACAAAATCAGATTTAATGGAGGAAGTTAGGTTATTCTATGTTGGAATCACAAGACCAACTGATAATTTATATTTAAGTGAAATAGGAGAAGGGAATACTTTTATTGAACAATACAAACAGTAATATAAAACAATTTGACAAAATATAAATTATATGTTATAATATAAGAAAAGAGGAAAACAATGTTAACAATAGGTGGTTTTAATTATATAAAACAAAATATATCTAAAAGTATCAAATTAGAAAAGGAGATTCTTAAACATTCAGGTAAATGTATTTCTTATAAAGTAAGTTCAGAAGAAATAGAGAAATATTTAAGCAAATACAATAATATAAAATAATTTAATAAAATATATTGGAATTGAAAGGGGATAAATTATATGAAAAGATTACTAAAAGTTAAAGGACAAGTAATAGGGGAGTTTAAAGGAGATTCTAAACTATGTAATTACAGATTATTAGAATCTAAGAAAGAAGATTTAAAAAATCATTACATAACAGATATAATTAACAAAAATTTATTTGAAAATGTACATATAAGATTGTTAGATGGCAGAAAAGAAATATTTAATAGTAAAGGTCTATTGGAATATAAAGACGATTTAGGTGGCTCTCTGTGGCGTGTATTTGTAGGTGATAAGTGTTTAGATGATGTATTGTGGACATACTCAGATACAATAGATGAAATTCAAATAGTTATAGATTTAATTGAAGAAGGAGGGGCAGCAAGATAATGTGTATGTGTGATGATATAAAAGAAGTTGTAGCTGAATATAAGAATATTTATGATTACAAGGGTAATAAACAAGCTTGGGAAGAATATGAAAAAAAATTACATAAGATCGAAGAACAAAGAAAGTTATATGATAATGAATATGATTCTGAAATTGATATAGTAGATTTTGAAAGCGAAGAAGAATATTGGAATAATGAAATAAAAGAATGGGAGAATATACTAGATTAATTATTATGTACATAATTTGAATTTATTATGAAGGAGAGAAAATAATGAATTGGGATAATATTAAAAATAAATTGATACATGAAAAAGAATATTTGGTGTGCTTGGACATAAAAAATGAAACTTATAGTCTTCAAAATTATTTCAAATATTCTGATGGTGATACTATTTTTGAAAAAGAGGGGTTTTATTATTTTGATGTAAATGAAGAAGTTTTTAAATATAGTCGTAGACAACCCAAGTTTTGGATGGCTATAACAAATCCGACAATATAGTAATTTTACTACACAATACAAATATTTGATAAAGGGGGAATGATGATGGAAAGAAATTATGTAGTTGTATGTAATAGACATAAAGGTATAAGTGGCTCATTATTATTCTGGGGGAATAAAACAGAAGATAATGCTAAAAGAAGAAGTTTTGGAGGATACAGAAGTAATTTTAATGAATGTGAGAAATACACACTACAGGAGATAAAAGAAAGTGGCTATAACTTCCCTATATACGGAAAAGATATAAACCATGATAATTACATGAAAGTTGAAGATTTCGCTATTGAAATTAAGAGATTAAAAAGGTTAGGTTATAGACCTATATTAATTTATTATGGATAGAATTATGTTCACAATTCAAATATAATATAAAACAATTTAATAGATATATTAAAACAAGTATTTTATTTAAATTTAGGAGGGGTTGAATGACTTTAGATAATGTATTAAATACAAAGGAGGAAGACTAATTGACAAATGATAAGATTGACTTAAAAGATGGTATTTACATACCTAATATTGAAGCTTGTTGGATATATAAAGAAAATCTTGAAAATGGAGATTATAAAGTGCAAGAAAAATATTTAGACAAACTATTAAATGGTAAATTGGATTCTTCGCATGAATTAATACAAAATGAAGTATTAGTCAATAATATAAATATTAAAAAAATCAATGGTAAGTTATATACCTTAGATGTCATTAATATAAAATATAATAACAAATATAAAGAAAAAAATACAGAATTAACAACTAAAGATTTACGAGATTGGACATATAAAAACGGCTTTGTATTCAGTGGAAATAAATTAACAAATTGGAAAAGAAGTAGTGGAAAAGCAAGACAAGGTGAAAATTTATTTTTATTGGATAATATTAAAAATGAATGTTTATTATGGGCTAGAATGGGATTAGAATTTGAAGAAAAAGAAGATGTAGCTAGTGTAAGAGCATACGAAAGTTTACCATTATCAAGTGTAATAGGAACTATAGAAATAGACCCTAATAGTATATTAGTGATAAAAGATTTTGAAAGTGAATTTCCTTGGAGAATGAGTAAAACATATTTAAAGAACAAAGAATTAATAACCGAAACAGAAACAATAAAAGAATGTAATAGTATTCGGGACGGAGAAGCACTTTTAGATGTATCAATATTTAATGAAAATGAACTTATAAAAGGAAAAGGAATGGCTTTATTAAGAAATAGATTAACAAAAAGTTGTGCTTTTAATACTAATATACAACAATTTATTAAAGATTGGTGTGTGGAAAATAATAAGGATTATGAAACCTATGAAGTAGAAGATATATGCCATAATAAAATTAAAGTTAAAGATATTAAATTAATCACAACACCTTCTAGTATTAAATTAGCTAAATTTAACAAAAAGGTTCTCAAAAAAGAAGGGTATAAACATTTAAAGCAAAATGCATGGTTAAAATATTATAAAGACAATTGTGGAAAAATATTTTCAGTTTGTAAATATGAGAAACCATCAAAATTTGATAATGGCAAATATAATAGATTAAGTTATCAAATGGTAAACACAATTCCACTTACTAAACAAGATATTAAAAATCTTGTTAAACATGAAATTAAATACGTAGAAAAATTAAAAGATAATTTAGACTTTTTTATGCAAGAAGTTAATCAGGATATAGAGAGTACGACTGAAATTGAAGATATTATTATTGATGATGAAGAGCTAAAAATAGGGAGAAGAATTGATGTATGCGATGCTTTTATTCAATTAGTTAAAATAAATCCACTGTTTCAAAACACACAAGTATTTAAAGATTATAGAAGAAATTTTATAAATTCTTATATAAAAGATTTAAGGAGAGGTAAAATAAGAGTAGAAGGAGATTATTGTACTATTTGTAGTAATCCTATAGAAATGCTCTATGCTGTTTTTGGTCAATTTAAAGGAGATTCTATAACTCTTACAAAAAATGAAATTTATTGTCCTAGATTTAAAAATGATGAAAAGGTAGTTGGTTTTAGAAACCCTCATGTTGTAACTGGCAATATAGCAAATTTGATTAATAAAAAAAATAACACATTGAGTAAGTATATGAATTGCACAGATAACATAGTAATAATAAACAGTATTAAGTATCCTATTTTAACTATTTTACAAGGTGCTGATATGGATTCTGATACACTTTTATTAACGAATAATAAAATAATTGTTGATGCTTGTGAAAAAATAGATTGGAGTAATACCCCTATACCAGTAAATTGTGTAGAAAATACAGGTAAAAATAATTGTGAAATGACAGGAGAGAATATGAGTGATATAGACCATATTATAAGTCAAAATTACATAGGAAGTGTGATTAACTTATCTCAAGAAATAAATTCTCTTTTAAATCATTTAAAATACAACAATAAAGCCACAGAAGAAGATTTAAAAAAATGGTATGACAAATCTAGTAGATTAAGTAGTATATCATGTGTTGAAATAGATAAGGCAAAAAAACAATTTAAAGACCTCAATGTACCAAAAGAATTAGAAAAAATGAAAGTTGGTTTGCCAATAGTTGATAAAAAAAAGGTTGAAGAAATAAATGAAGAAATAAAATCAATTAAAAATAATTTAAAGAAAACTGAAATTCAAGTAAAAAAATATAGAAAAGAGAAAAGAAAACCAATAAATGAGGAGATAAGAAAATTAAAAAAAGAATTAAATTCAGAAAATAATAATAAAACATTAAATAAAATCAATCAATTAAAATCACAAATAGAAGATATAAATCTTGAAAAAGAGGAAGATGTAAAATTAATCAAAAATCAAATTTCATTAAAATATAAAGAACTAAGACTATATGACACAAGGAGAGTCAAGCCCTATTTCTTTAAATACATCGGAGATACCAAGGCACAAAAGAAAAAGAGAAAAATTAATAAAAAACACAAAAATGAGTTAGATAAAAATACTATTGCAGAATATGCTAAAACTAAAAACATCAAAATTAATGAAGTTAATAAAAATGATAAAAATTTAATAAAATTATTAAAAGAAAATAATAAAATACAAAAAGAATGGGAAGAAAAAATATATGATTACAATATTGACACACCTATGAATTGGCTACAAAAAGAATTAGATGGTATTAAAAACAGTAAAAAAAACGGCACTATACAGGTTATACAATTAATTAAAAGAAATACCAATGATTATGATGATAAGGCAGTTAAACAAGTAATTAAATTATTAAAAAATACATATATAAAAATAAAAGGATATAGAACTAATGGAAATTTAAATATCACAGAAAAAAGAAATAAAATAAGATACGTAAAAAACGATTGTATAAAAAAAATTAGAAAAATAAAAATAAAAAAAAGTGAAATGTACCATATTTTAAGTGAGTGTTTAACAAGTATAAGAAAAGTAAAAAATAAAAAAACTAATAAAACTTATTATAAGGTTAATAAAAAAAGTGATCTAGAAAGTTTAACTTTAGAGATATTGTTTGAAACATACGGCAAAGGTTTGTTAAATATGTTTCAAACAGATAAGATTAAATAAAATAAGACAAATTCTGAATAAAAAAATCACCCTCTAAGCGAGTGATATCAACGATTATAGAGATTTACATAGTCGTGCTTTAATAGGAGGGGAGATGCGATAATAAATCAATATTTTCCTCTTCTTATATATATGAATATATAAGTGAAAACTAGTTAAAATTGTTTGCTGAAACAATGTAAAAAACATCAGCCAGAGGATTGATATTTCTCAATCCTCTGTAAAATACAATAAAATCAAGAATTTATAAATAAAACAATTTGACAAACAAATCTTAATCAGATGATTGAGATAGTAATATAAGACAAATATGAAGGAGTATGAATGACTCCCTTGGTACTACTAAAAAATTGTAGCTATAATCCTTATACAGCAGTAGGCAGTATAAGGGGAGTGAAATATTAATAATGTTATTGTAAGGTAAGCCTTTGCCTACAAGCACTACATTAATAACATTGAAAAATGGTCGGGATGAAGACTTAAAACTCATTCCTATTGCAGATAAAACTGTGAAAAATATAAACAACGGAGTATAGCTCCAATTAAAATAGAACCCACTAAGCCTCTTAACAATGCTCACTGAGTGCAGTTATAATCTACGAAGTATAAGTAGAAATTAGTATGGTCTAGCCGAGAATACGGTCTGGTGCTAATATAAAATAATTTAATGTTGGAAAGACACTAAAATAAAATAGATAAAATTTTTTCATTGATATGGGTAGAAAACCTACCCACTCCCTCCTATTTTTTAGAAGGGACAAGTAAATAAATTCGTTATTTTATAAAAAATAATTATATAAAAGTTTAAATTTAAAGATTATTTTTAAGGAGTGTTGTTTGTGAAAATATCAATAACTAGAGCATTAGCGGAGTTGAAATTGTTAGATTCAAGAATAAATAATAAGATAGGCAATGTGGTTTTTATAGCTGATAAAAAGAAATCATCAAGTAAAATAAATAATACATATACAATAGAAAAATTTGAAAGTATAGTTCAATCAGACCATCAAAGTATAACTGATTTAATAAATAGAAGAAGAATAATAAAATCTAAAATAGTAGAATCTAATGCAAAAACTATAGTTGATGTGGCTGGAGAAAAAATGACTGTAGCTGATGCTATAGAAAGGAAATCTTCAATAGAATATGAAAGAAATTTATTAGATACTATGAAAAGACAATTGGCAAGAATTAATCATAAGGTTACAGAAGCTAATGATAGAATGGAATTAAATTTAGATAGACAATTAGAAGCTATGATGAATTCTGATGGTAAAAAAACTGATGGAATGAAAAAGTTCTCTGAAGAATATAGAGAACAAAATGGATATGAAGTAATAGACCCATTAAAGTTAAATAAATTAGTAAAAGAGTTGGAAGAAAAGATAGAAGATTTCGAGATGAATGTAGATTTTGTATTAAGTGAATCTAATTCAAGAAATACTATAGAAATACCAGATTAAATTTAATATAAAGTAATTTGTAAGTTAAATGAAAACATTGAATACTAGATTCCCTTAATATCTTTTGGGTTAATAAAGATAATATAAGATTTTGATTATTAATAAATCAAGCAAAATTGGGGTATTGCTGTGTTTACACAATAATACATATTGAGATAAAAGTTCAAGTATTAAATATCAAAATTTAAAGATAAAGATTCAAAATTCTTATTTATTAAAGTTGAGGATTTAAAGTATAAATTTCGATAAAATCCTTGAGTTTGGTTATAAGTATTAATCTAGTTTAACTTTATGTTGTCCACAAGGCTGTTTAGCTTACACTATTATTATAAATTTAAAAACTTAGCTAAATTTTTAAATATTAATAACTCTTAAATGAGTAAAGTAAAAAATAAAATTTTAAAAAGAGATATTTTAAGGAGGAAACAAAATTATGAACAAAAAAGAAACAATTAAAGCAATGGTGGAAGAAACTAAAGGAGAATTAAATCAAAAACAATGTGAATTAGCATTAAAAGCATTTGAAGAAGTAGTAGGAAAAGCTTTAGAAAACGGAGATAAAGTTGCATTAACAGGATTTATGACAATAGAAACCAAAGAAGTTGCAGAAAGAGAGTGTTTAGCTAATCCTAGACAGCCAGAATTAGGTAAGAAAGTTATTCCTGCACATAAAGGTGTAAGAGTAAAAATAGGTAAAGGGCTAAAAGACAAATTACTTTAATATAAAACAATTTTAAAATTAAATATGTAAATATACATAATAAAAGCTTTGTACGTGGGAAGATTAATATTCTTTCCACCTCTTCAAAGAGAGGGAGTATTAAAATGGATAAAATAAAGTTCTATGATACCAATGCCTTACTAAAGTTGTATGATAAATTAGATACAATTGATTTTTTTATACCTCTTCAATGGTATTACATGAATTAGAACATATAAAAGTAAGTAAAAATAAAGATGCAGAAGTTCGATATCAAGCAAGACAAGTATCCAAATTTTTAAAAGATAATATTGATAAATATGAATGTATTATCGTTCAAACCAAGCATTATGAATTATTAGAAGAATTAAATTTAGACACAAGTAATGACAATTTGATAATAGCTTGTGCCAAACAACTAGAAATTGAAAATAAGAAACAAATATTATTTATAACCAATGATATTTGTTGTTGGAATATAGCTAATAAAATATTTGATTTAAAAACAGAAACATTAAATGATAAAAATGAAGATAATTATAGAGGATATGTTGAAAAACAGTTTACTGATGAAGAGTTAGCAAACTTTTACCAATATGGCTTAAATAAAAATACATATGGATTATTAGAAAATGAATATTTAATTGTCAAAGATGCAAATGGATATACTGTTGATTCTTACAAGTGGAATGGTGAAAAATTAATGCCTACAGAATATAAAAATATGAAATCTAATATGTTAGGAAGTTTAAAAGCATTAGATAGATATCAAATGTGTGTATTGGATAGTTTTCAAACCAACCAAATAACGATGGTAAAAGGAAAAGCAGGAAGTGGTAAGAGTTATTTATCTATGGGCTATCTATTTAGCCAACTTGAAAAAGGAAAATTAGAAAAAATTATTATATTTACTAATCCAATTGCTACAAGAGGAGCATCAAAATTAGGATATTATCCTGGTACAAAAGACGAAAAATTACTAGATTCAAACATAGGAAATTTTTTATGTAGTAAATTAGGAGATAAATTAGCATTGGAGTTATTACTTCAACAAAATAAAATTGTATTACTTCCAATGAGTGATATTAGAGGATATGATACAACTGGAATGAAAGCAGGTATCTATATAACCGAATCACAAAATATGAGTATAGATATGATGAAACTAGCACTTCAAAGAATAGGACAAGATTGTATTTGTATTATTGATGGAGATTATAATACACAAGTTGATGATATTAATTTTTCAGGAGCTAATAATGGAATGAAAAGAATGTCTGAAGTATTTAGAGGACAAAATTTCTATGGGGAAGTAGAATTAAATAATATTTATAGAAGTAAAATAGCTGAAATAGCAGACTTAATGTAGAAAAAATAAAATAATATTTTAAAAGGAGAGATTTTAGAATGGCAAGAAAAGATACAGATATGAAAGAATACAAATTAAAAGGACAAGTTACAGAAGTTTTAGAAGACGGAAGTGTGAAAGTTGAAGTTGTTAAGTCTAATAGTGTAGATACAGATGAGGAAAACATATTACAAATTGGAAGAACGTTTTTAGAATTTTGTAAGAAATATGAGAATGAAAAAGATACTATAGAAATGACATGTTCAATTAAAGCAATTAAAGAATAATCATAAATCAAAGATTTTATATAAAATAATTTAATAAAAACATTTAAAAGGAGAAAATTGAAAATGAATATTGATAAATTTTATTTTTCAATAGAAGATTTAAAAAAGTTTAATAAAATTCCTAAAGATAGCTTATTAAAAAATATTAAAATTAATGAAGATGACACTATAGAAATTTTAGTGTATACAAATGAAAAAGCATCAATTGATAGTATTGATATGAAAAAGATTGATTTTGATAAAGAAGATTTTAATAAAAGACCTATAAATATAACAATTAATATTGATGGTAAAAAAGATAGTAATGAATTTGCTAAAACAGTATTGAAAAGCTTAAATACTTCATTTACTTTAGAAGGATTTGATTCTTTAAATGATAAGGTTGAAAATCTTTTAAAACAATTAAAATAAATTATATTTTTAAAAGGAGATAGTCGGTTTGTATTCAAGTTCTTTTAAGAAAATATTAAATAACATTTCTAAAGAAGAAATTATAGAGTTATTAGATGAATATGACAAAATAAATACATATAATTTTGAACAATTTTATCTTGATAAAAATAAACATAAAAGAAAAGGAAGTCTGTATGAATAATAAAAATGGAACAGTCTATTTTATATTAGATATATCGGCTAATCTCGTTAAAATTGGATTTAGTAGGAATCTGAAAAGAAGAATAAAACAATTAGAAACTTCTAATTGTAATTTAGAATTAATACATAAAATAGATAATTGCAATATGGATTATGAATACAGTCTGCATAATTATTTTAGTTTAGAAAGAGTAAAAAATGAATGGTTTAATTATGGAGATTCGATTAAACAGTGGATAAAAAGAGATAAAATTAAAAAAGAATATTTTAAAAAGTTAAGAATGTAATATAGCTATGACTTGTACAAGCATAGACTAAAAATAAAAGAGATAGATTATAAACCTATCTCTTTTATTCCATACAACAGAATATAGGATCGAGTAATCCTACATTTATATTATACAACAATAAATATGATTTTGTAAATACCATAAAATTCATCTTTTATTTTATATAACAGGTGAATTTTTAGTATTTATAATATGCAGGGTTCGTCTAATGGCAAGACGGTGGCTTCCAAACCCACTTATGAGAGTTCGATTCTTTCATCCTGTGCCAAGTGCATCATGTCGTGAGACAGTATTGTACTCCTATATAATGACAGAGAAATGGATAAGAGTGAGAAGTCCATAACAGAGAGGTCGTAGTAGGTGAAAGGCTACTTAAATTTTATTATATAGGAGGAATGATTTTATGAAAAATCAATTAACAAAAATTAATCAAGAAGAAATATTAACCAAACAATTTGAAGGACAAAATGTAGAAATAATAATTGAAAATGGAGAGCCATTATTTGAGTTATATTCTACAGGAATGATTTTAGGACAAGTTAAGCAAAATTCAGCAGGTAAGTTATATCCAAGAAAAGATAGAATTAATGATAATATTAAAAATGCTGAAATTAAACCTTGTGTCCATAACGGACACAAATATTTAACTGAAGAAATGCTTTATGATCTAATGCTGGAAATGAAAACTGATAAAGTTAAGCCTTTTAGAAAATGGGTTACTAAAGAAGTATTACCTACAATTCGTAAAACAGGTGGGTATATAAATAATGCAGAATTAATGGTAAATACATATTTTAATGCTTTAGATAATACCCATAAAGAAATAGTAAAAGGTCTATTTGTAAATATAGAAAATCAGCAAAAGCAAATAGTTAATCTGGAAAAAGAAAATAAATTATTAGCTAAAGATGTTTCTGAATGGGCTAATGAAAGTATAATAAATGCTTTAGTAAGAAGATATGGTTCAAGCATACATAATTTTGCACAAGCATGGATAACATGGAAAAAGAATATTTTATATAGATATGGTATTAATATAAATAGCAGAATGACTAATTATTTAAATAATACATATAAAAAGACCAAACCTCAAACATTATCAATGCTTAGAAATAAAGAGGAATTAACTATGGGATTAAAGACAGCTATTGCTATGTGTAGGGAAGAAAATCTAGAGATTTCAGATATATTAGGAAAGCATTTAAATGATGACGATCTTAATGAATTAATAAAAGAAGATAATTAATACATATTTTTTAAAGGAGAATTTTTAAAAGATGAACATAGAAGAAAGATATGGAGAAAAAATAAAATGTAACCAATGTGGTAGAGAAGTAGTATTAGATGAGTTTAGTATTGAAAAGGTAGGTACAAGTACATATGTAGTCTATTGCGAAAATGGATGTGAATTTATATTAGATGAAAAGTTTTAATATAAAATAATTTAATGATTATATTTTAAAATAGTTTTCAAAGGAGAGAAATAATGGAGGAGATTCTAAAAAGAAAAGAAGGGGAAAGCTTATTTGATTATTATAAAAGAATAACCCTTGGAAAGAAAGAACTTGATATTGATTACATAGAATGGGGTAATATTATACTACAAGAAGACAATACTTATTCCTCAGAAAATTTAAGAAAAGCATTTTACGTTGTAGAAAAAATGTTTAAAAAGTTAGAGAATGAAAATATAAAAAATATATCTGATGATAGTTTATTAGAAGAAGTTAAAAATATACTAGGAGAGTTAGATATAAAAAAACAAGAAGTTCGCAATAAAACTAATAAATTAAATAGAATTAAAAGAGAATTTATTAAAACTATTGAATTATCAAATGATCTAAAGAAATATATGGAAGAAAACAATTTTACGGTTGTTATACCTGAATATTGTAATAATGAAATAGCTTTTAACAAACAGAATCATACTATGATTCTAAATATCAGCGACCTTCACATAGGATGTGTTATAAATAATTGTAAGGGTAATTATTATAATTACGAAGTCGCAAAACAAAGAATAGATAAACTTATAAATGAATGTTATAAATACATAGAAATGTATAATATTAAAAAGATATATTTAATAAATACTGGAGACACAATTGAACATAATTCTATGAGAAAAAATCAACATCAATATTGTGAATTTCAACAATCTGAACAAATAAATAAAGCAATAGACTTAATTTATTATTTAATAGTTTCTTTATGTAAATATTGTTATGTTGAATATGATTCTATAGCAGGAAACCATGATAGAATGAATGGAGATTATTCAGCAAATTATGATGGGGATAATGCTGACAATATAATTACCGAACAAATTAGAAGATATAATGAATTAAGTGGTAATAAAAGGGCAAATATCATAAAAAGAAATCATACTGATAAAGAAATAATTAAAGAGATAAACGGATTAAAATGTAAATTTATTCATGGAGATATTCAAAATAATAAAGATGGAAAAACCACATTGAAAAATGAAATTTCTATGGATGATGAATTTTATGATATTTTATTTCAAGGACATTGGCATAATTTTAAATTAGAATCTGAAAATAATAAAAGATATATTGTAACTACTGGATGTTTAAGTGGATATAATAGTTTTTCAAAAAGATTTGGATGCTCAACAGTTGCAAGTCAAACAATAGCTGTTATTGGAGATAATCAAGTAGAAATAATTAAAGATGTTCAATTAGATTAATTTAAAGTAAAACAATTTAATAAAAATACAAAAATAAAGGGGTTTTTAATATGAGATTGAATGATTATGATGATTTTATAGAATATGTGATAAATAAATTTTATGAAGAGGATGAGATACAAGCAGTTTGTAATTATGAATTAGCAGATTTATTAATGTGTGAGTTTGGTAATATGGATTACACAGACTATAAAGGAATTGACTTACAATCCGATATGAATGAATATTATGTCATTAAATTTGGAGAGGAATGTTTTTGTGTAGAGCCATTAAAAGTTGATAATAAGATAAAAATGACAAGTAGTGATTATTTCATTATAGATAATAATATTTTAGAGGACAATCCAACCTTATTTAATTATTTAGAAGGTAATAATTTTAAAGTTGAGATTATAGATTATGATGAAGAATGTGATTGTAAAAATTGTTGTGAATGCTGTAGCAAATGGGTAACTACTGAAGATGATGAAATAGATTTAGATGCTATATTTGGCGGTAATTCTATAATAGATAACAAGCCATATGATGGCAAATTATTATATTTTCAATTAGCAGACTTAATAGATGATTATGTTAGTTTAATATTAGATAATGAATGTAAAGAAGAAATTTTGGGATATGCTTTAACTGAATTTGCAGGTAAGGTTTTAGAAGAATTTGGAGTAGAGAAAAAGGCAGAAGGTGGAATTGTTTCTTATACAGGCAAAGCATACATATAAATAATTTGTTAAAATAGGAATTTTATTAAAAGTTAATTAATAACAATTTAATAAACAAAGCTACTGTCTAAATGATGGTGGCTTTATTTATTATTGAATGTTTTTGTAAGTATTATAAAGCACAGCAGTATTGGTGTGTTTTTATTATTTATAAAATAAGAGAGTGAGAGTGGTATTATGTTAGAGACAAGCAATTTTAATGAAAGTAAATTTTACAATGATGAGTTTACTTTTCTTTATGATTATCAAAGAAAAGTAGTAGAAGATAAAAATTCTACGATGATAGTAAATTGGTCAAGAGGTTTAGGAAAAACATTTACAGCTATGTGTAAAGTTTTAAGAAGCAGACCAAAGAGAGTTTTATATGTAGCTCCTATAAATAGTTTTTTTGTATACTTTTGTTCAAAAATAGATGAAATTAAAAAGTTATCAAACAATTCAAACATAAAAAATATTAAGACAAACAAAACAAATGATAGATATTACACATCATTAAGTGTAGAATATGAAGACAGAAATATTTCTGAAATATATTGGTACAAAAATGAAGAAGCAAGGAGTTTAAAGCCTCATTTTGATTTAATAATATTTGATGAAAGTTTACCTTATAATATACCAAATATTAGTGCAAATCAGATTATATCATTTAATAGTTTTAACAATGGATATAAAACTTTAACAAGAAAAATGTTTCCTACAAATGTTAGTATCCATGAAACTACAAAAGAAGATTTTAAACAATTTAATAAAAGTGCAAATTGTGATTGGTTAAAAAAATTAAAAATAGATGATTTTATTAATTATTATGATGAGTTTGAGATATATTCAATTCCTGAAATTGGTGATATAAATAACTATATGTTTCTAAAAGAAAGTTTAAATGATCTGCAAAATGAATTTAGTAAAATACCCAATAGTAATAATACTGTAATGACTAGAGAAAAACTATTAGATATGATTTTAAAAATTAAATATGAATTAAAAAAAGAAAACTAATTTTGATAGAACACATCTATGTGGTGTGTTCAAATGAGAATTAATTTAATATAGAATAATTTTAGAGAAGTTACTACTATGTGACTTCTTTTTGTATTACATAAAACAGAGAGAAAGGAAGTGAAAGAGAAATGGCTAATAAATCCAAAATAAAATGTAAAATTTGTGAAGGTGAAATGGTTAAAGCTAAGTTTTATTCAAGTAATTTGCCACAGTATGAAAAACTATATAATGGAATTTGTCCAATTTGCAAAAAGTGTTTGCAAAAATTAGCTTGTGATGTAAATGGTGATATAGATGCTACTGCATTAAAAGATGTTTTAAAAAATTACTTAAATAAGCCATTTTTCAATGATATTTTTTTAAAAGTATTAGGGAAGAAACCTACAAATCCATTAGGTGATTATATTACAAGATTAAATTTAAATAGAGGAGTAGCAAAAAATGCTGAATGGAAAGATGGAGAAACAGAGGAGAAATTAAAAATTGAAAAGAAGAATTTAAAAAAGCAAAAAGTCATACCTGAAGTTATGGTTGAATCAGACTTTAAAGTGACAAAAGAAATGATACGTTTTTGGGGTAGGGGAAAAGATTACACACCTGAAGATTATGAATTCTTGGATAATGCTTTTACGGAATGGACTACCAGATATAAATGCGATACATTAGCAGAAGAAAAAACATATAAATTTTTATGTCTAAAAGAACTAGAAATTATGAAGTCAAGAGAAAAAGGAGAAAATGTAGACAAGCTAGAGGAGACGTATAGAAAATTGTTATCTGATGGTGGGCTAACTCCTAAAGATGCTAATGCTGCAAATGATCCTGAAAATATGAGTGCATTAGGTTTATGGATAAGAGATATAGAAAAATATAAGCCTGCGGAATACTTTGAAGATAAAAAAATATATGTAGACTTTGATGAATTTTTAGAATATTTAAAGAGAATGATATATAGACCTTTAAAGAATTTATTAACAGGTTCAAGAGATTTTGATAAAGACTTTAATGTTGAAGATGATAACATTGAAGATGAAGAAACTGGTGATGAATAATGGCTTCTTACAAAAATTATCAAAATGAAAGAAAAAAGAATATGAATGTTAAAAATCTAGCCAAAAAGCCTAAAAATCACGTTAAGAAGGTAAGTAAAAAAGAAGAATTTGAAGAAAAACTGATAGATTGGGTTACATTCTATAGACGTAATTTACATAGATTTGTAGAACATTATTTGCAATTAGAATTACATTTGTATCAAAAATTATTAATTTATCTGATGAATTTATATCCTTTAATTGTAGTAGTAGCTTGCCGTGCTGCGGCTAAATCATTTATAATAGCTATCTTTGCTTGTGCTAGATGCATACTTTTCCCAAATAGCAAAATTGTGATTGCATCAGCTACAAAAGGTCAGGCTTCTTTAATAGTAACTGAAAAAATACAAAAAGAATTAATACCTAATAGTCCAAATTTGGCTAGAGAAATAAAGGATGTAAGAACAAGTTCCAATCAAACGGAAGTTATATTTCATAATGGGTCAACCATTACAGTGTGTCCAGCCTCAGATAATGCTAGAGGACTTAGGGCGACAGTTATAATTTATGAAGAATTTCGTATGATTAAAAAGGAAATTATAGATTCCGTACTTTCTCCATTTTTGATTGTTAGACCAGCACCATACTTGAAAAAGAAAGAGTACGAGCATTTAAAAGAAGAGCCTATGGAAATATATATATCTTCCGCATGGCATAAATCACATTGGATGTGGGAACACATGAAAATGGCTATTAATATGATGTATAAAACAGAAGATTCATTGTTGATAGGTTTTGATTATGCTATAACATTAAAACATGGTATAAGAACTAAAAAACAATTAATTAAAGAAAAGAAAAAACTAGATAATATGTCTTTTGCTATGGAGTATCAAAATCTTATGGTTGGTGGAGCTGAGAATGCTTATTATGAATTTAATTTATTAAGCAAACAACAACAAATTAAAAAAGCTTTTTATCCAAGAAAACATATAGATTTTATAGAAAAGAAAAAAAATAAATTTGATATACCAAAACAGGATGGGGAATTAAGAGTTGTTTCTGTCGATATAGCTATGGTTAAAAGGAAAGGAAATGATAATACCGCAATTTCTTGTATAAGGGCTTTACCTGTAAAGGATTCTTATGAAAGGCAAACTGTTTATATCGAAGCTTTTAACGGTGGAAATACAACAGAACAAGCTATTAGAATAAAACAAATTTTTACAGACTTTAATGCAGATGTAATCTGTTTAGATACCCAAAATGCAGGGCTTGGAATAAGTGATGAGTTAGGAAAAGTGTTATATGATGAAAAAAGAGACTATGAATATCCAGCATGGACTTGTTTTAATGATGAAAATGTTGCAGAAAGAATAAAAAATAAACAAGCTTTACCTGTAATATATAGTATAAAAGCAAATGCTACTTTAAACCATCAAATACATACTTTTATGAAAAACGCTTTAGAAAAAGGGAAAATTAAATTTCTAGTAAATTCAATAGAGGCAAAGGATTATTTGTCAAAGAAAAAAGAATATAATAATGCGAATCCAGAAGAACAAGCTAATTTTGAAATGCCTAATTTGCAAACTGATTTATTAATTAATGAAATGATAAATTTATCTTATGAATTAACAGGAGACAACAAAATTAAACTAGTAGAACCTAGAAGTGGAACAAAAGATAGATATATATCAGTTGCATATGGAAATTATTATATAACTGAAAAAGAAAGAGATTTACAAAAACCTAATAAATTAAAATTGAACATATTACAATTATTTGGTTTTAAAGCACCAAATATAAGAAAAATTTAAATATAAAATAATTTCATAATTATTAAAAGAAAGAAGGTGAAATTTTGCCTGAAATAAAAGTAACAGAAGTCTCAGAAGAAGAAAAAGAGAAACAAAAAATGCAAATGTTTTTTACTAGTTTAGCTTCTTTAGTAGTAAATGATTTAAATAAGAATAATAAAAAAAATAGTTTTTTTAAAAAATATAAAAAACAAGATGTAATAGATTATTTGCAAAATCCTCAAAAATATGAAAAAGAATTAAGAGAAATATCAAGATTTCTATATGTTAATTCAGCTCATTATAAAAGACTTATTAACTATTTCGCTAATATGTCTTTATTTTATTATGATTTTAAACCTACAGGAATAATAGATATTTCAAAAATTAATAAAAAAAAGTTCTTAAAAGAATATTATACGATATGTAGTAAAATTGATAAAATGAATCTTTCTCATGAATTTTCTAAGATATTAACTATAGCATTTAAAGAGGATGTTTTTTATGGGTACGAATATGAAACAGAAGCTTCATATTTTATTAAAAATATAGACCCAGATTATTGTTCTATAAGTTCAATAGAAGATGGTGTTTATAATTATCAATTTGACTTTGCATTTTTTGATAATAGAGAAGAAAAATTAAAAGAATATGGAAAAGAGTTTGAAATAAAATATAATAAGTATTTAAAAGATAGGAAGAATAACAGATATCAAGAATTAAATAGTAAAAAAACTATTTGTATTAAAATAAATGAAGAAATAGAATATCCAATACCTCCTTTTGCAAATGTATTTGAAGCCTTATATGATATTAATGATTATAAACTGCTTAAAAAAGCAAAAGAAGAGATAGGAAATTATCAATTATTATCAATGAATATTCCAATGAGTGATAAAGAACCTGATGCCCCTATGCTAGATTTTACTACAGCTAAAGAATTTTATGCCCAAGCTTTAAATATGTTGCCCGACCAAATAGGTGCTATATTAACTCCTATGAAGATCGACTCTATCAAATTTGAAAGAGATGCTCTTAATAATGATAGAGTTATTGAAGCTGAAGATTTATTTTGGTCTAGTGCTGGAGTAAATGGAAATTTATTTAATTCAAAAGGTAATAGTGGCTCAGTAGTGGATTTATCAATAAAGACAGATGAGTCTATTGTGTTTAAAGTATTAAAACAAGGAGCTAGATGGGTAAATAGGAAAATTAAATTTGCTAAAACTCAATTTATGTATAAATTTAGTTTCTTAGATGTTACTATTAATAATCAACAAAAGATGATAGATAAATATTTTAAGTTAGCACAATATGGAATACCTGTGAAAACAAATTTATGTTCATTAGTAGGGCTTTCTCCTATAGATATGCAAATAAATACATGGTTAGAAAATGATGTATTAAAACTACATGAGAATTGGTTGCCACTTAATAGTAGTCATACTCAAACTAACGAACCTACTAATGGAGACAAAAAAGTTGGTAAACCACAAACAAACATAGAAGATTTGCAGGAAACTGGTGAACAAACTAGAGAGAATGATTCTAATAATGATAGAATAAAATAATATTTTGAAGGGAGGTGGGTAAATGGATAAAAAAGGAATCAGTAAAAACATTCCAATTATGTTTCAAAATTTAAAAGAATTTGATATCAAAGATACCAGATTTACGAAAACTAAGATTTGGCTTATGCATTTAGGTGAAAACTTAAATGGAAGTTATTTTGATGAAGAAGCTACTGAAAAAGCTATTCCATCATTAGCTAATACTCCTATATTAACATATATAGAAGACAATAGTGATGGAGAAAAAGATTGCTCTGACCATAGGGAAGTGTTAGCAGTAGAAAATGGGGAATACAAAATTAAATATTTAGGACAGGCAGTAGGTGTCATTCCTGAAACAAATAATGCTAGATTTGAAAATAGAGTTTGTGATGATGGTATAGAAAGAACTTTTTTAACTTGTGAAGGGCTTATATGGAATAAATGGAATGATATACAGGACATTATGAATAGAGATGTGAAAAAACAACAATCAATGGAGTTACATGAAAGCTATGATGGCGTTTTCGGTGAAGATGGATTGTTTCATTTTACAAAATTCAAATTTTTTGGTGCTTGTATATTAGGAAAAGATGTACAACCTGCGATGCGTTCAGCATCAGTTGAGTTGCAAGAGTTTTCATATAAAAATTTTGCAAAAGAAATCCAAGCTAAGTTGGAAATGTTTAAAGAATATATGAAAGAAAGTGAGGAAGATAAAATGGATAAGGAAAAAGAAAAGGTAGTTGAAGAAGAAATAATAGAAACTAAAAATGAAGTTACTGATGAAAAAGAAATAAATAAGCCTGATGAAATTGATGTTGTAGAAGAAAAGGAAGAAATCAATATTGAGGAGTATTCAAAAAAAATAAATTCTTTATCAGAAGAGTTAAAGGATTTAAAACAAAAATACTCTAATTTAGAAAAAGAAAATAAAGAGTTATCTGAATTTAAATCTTCAAGATTAAAAGAAGATAGAAAACAAGCAGAGAATGAACTATTTTCACAATATGAAGAATTAAAAGATATTAAAGAGTTTAATGAGTTAAAAAATACTTCTGATAAATTTCAGAAATTAGAGGAATTAGAAAAAGAATTAGCGTTATTATATGTTAAAAACCAAAAGACTTTTTCCCAAAAAGCAAAAGCAGAAGCAGAAGCAGAAAAAGAAACTGTTAAATTCCAAATTGAGAAACCAGAAGAAAAAGATGACGGCTATGGTGGTTTATTAAGTAAATATATTAATAACTAAAAAAATATTTATATAAAACAATTTATAAAAATTAAGGAGGAAAACAAATATGAAAGGTATAGTTAGATTAGATAAAGTTAAAAGTTGTTATGTAGGTCATGTGTACTCTGTTCAAGCAAATGAAGAATTACAAAATGGATTCGTAGGACATTTAGGTGATTTAATAGATGGAGAAAGAGAAGTATATTCTTTTGTAAAACCTACAACTGAGAGTATTAAAAAAGATAAGGTAGTTCTTATAGCTAATCCAGAAATAAATTATGAAGAAAGAACAATGAGTGATTATGCTTTAGAGAATTATTCAATACCAGCAAATGAAGCTTGTAAAGCCCATGAATTAAGTGAAACAGATATATTTTCTGTAAGTGATGATATGGTTGATGTTATTGATAAATCAAATGGGGCAAAGAAAGGTAATTATGTTGTTGCCCAAGATGGTTCATTTAAATTAAAAGAAGTTGAAACTTTAGATGGAACAGAAGTTTTTGTAGCAAAAATATTACCGTTAGAAACAATAGGAACAACAACTGTAATTGGTATGCCAGGACATATAGGAAGAATGACTAGATTTATACCAGTACAAGTTAAAAAAGCTTAAAGAAAAATAATTTTAAAATAATTTACAGAATTTAAGGAGGAAAATAAATATGAAAGAGTTAGCAAAATTATGTTTAGATACTTATAGAGGACAAGTTCCAAATTTTTCAGCAAAAGATTCAAGTGAGGTAATAAGAAAAGCTTTTGTTGATATGGTAGGTACAGATAAAATAGATTATAAAACATTTAGAAGACATCAAAATGAAATATTTGAGGTTATAGAAGAAACAATAGACCAACTTATAGTAGAAGGTTGGGGACAAAATATGTTCTTTGAAAGATTTGTTGAAAGAAAAGATTTAGATTTTGGAGATAAAAACGAATTTTATGTTGAAGATAGAAGTTTATTAACTATAAGTAGATTCAGTGGAAATCACTGGGATATAAGAAGACAAAAATTAAATGTTGGTGAAAGCTTCAATGTCCCAACTAAATTTTATGGTGCAAAAATATATACAGATTTTGCAAGATTTTTATCTGGTAGAATAGATTGGGTAGCTTTTATTAATAAGGTAAAAAAATCTTATGATGATTTTATTAATGGTGAAATATATACTTCATTTATGAACGCTTCATCTTATTTGCCATCTGCATTTAGAGAAAAAGGTTCTTTTACTGAAAGTAGAATGTTAGAAATATGTGAACATGTTTCTACTGCGTGCGGTAATGCTCCTATAACCATCGTTGGAACAAGAACTGCTTTAAATAAAATGACAGGAGCAGTTAGTAGTGAATGGATTTCAGAAGGAATGAAAGAAGCTAAAAATCTAAAAGGTATAATTTCACATTGGAATGGTATAGAATGTATGCCTATAAGTCAGGTACATAAAGCAAATACATTTGATTTCTTATTAAATGATAAGAAGTTATTAATAATACCAAATAACATAAAACCAGTAAAATTAGTTAATGAAGGACAAACTATAATAAAAGAAGTTAGTGATGGAACAACTAATATGGATATGTCTATGGAATATGCTTTCCAAAAGAAATTTGGAGTTGGTGTAGTATTTAATGCTATGTACGGTGCTTTTGAAATAGCATAATATAAAATAATTTAAAAGGCTAGATTTATTCCTAGCCTTTTTATTTCAATATTTTTGAAAGGAGAAATTTTTAAATGGCAACAAAAAAAGAAGTTAAAGATACAGACACAAAAGTAGAAAATATGGATGTCAAAGAAGAAAAGACAACTACAAAGAAAAAGGAATTAAAACCACCTAATAGAGATGAAATGATAGTATGTAGAAGTGTAGTAATTGGTGGATTAACATACATATCTGAAAGAAGTGGTGCAACATGGCGTTTTGATGATTACGGTGCTGAACAATATATTGAATATGGGGAATTATTGAGTATGAAAGCATCTAAACCTGTTTTTCTATTTGAACCTTGGTTAGTTATAGATGATAATCCTGCTGCAATAAAATATTTAGGATTAGAGAGTCTTTATAATTCAATAGTACCAATAGAAAATTTAGAAGAATTTTTCAGACAACCTTTAGACAAAATATCTGAGAAATTAGAAAAACTTCCTTTGGGGGCAAGAAATATTTTGGCTTCAAAAGCTAGAAAAATGATTGAAAATAGGGAGCTATATGATATTAGAATTATAGATTTATTAGAAGAAAAGCTGCAATTAGATTTAAGTGTAGTTGAATAAAGGAGGTGGCTAATTTGGTTACTTCATTTCAAAGAATTTATGATAAATTTTTAGCACAGGTAGATGATAGTGATCTATTAAAATTAGAAAATGAAGACATAGAATCTTTTTTATTTAATTATTTAGAAAACTCAATAGTAGATTTCAAAAAATGTAAAAAGGACTTAATAAAGAACTTAAATAAAGAGAAGAAACAATTTGAAATAGAGTTAGACTTAGAGGAAATATATATACTTAGTTTAGGTATGGTATTACATTGGTTACAACCACAAGTACAAAGATTACAACTTATAAGACAGTCCTTGGGTGATAGAGATTTTAAGCTAAGTTCAAATTGGCAAACCTTAGATAAATTAAATACTTTAGAAGAAAAAACTAGAAGAAACTTGAAAAACTATATTATTAGTTATACATTTAATGATTTGAAGTATATATAGGGAGGTCTCAAAATGGATTATTCTTATTTAAATAAGTATAGAAGAAAATCAATAGTATCAGGTATAACCTCCCAAGAACAATTAATACATCAAGAAAGAGAAAATTTTAATTATTATTTAAGTGATGCACCCAATAAATTTAATGTTGAGAAATTTAAAGATTTAAGTGTCTCTTTGAATGAAAATATTATATGCACAATACAAGATCATCATTTTAATGATTCTCAGAATGTTGATGGTAAAATACTCTGCTGTAGATACAATGAAAATCTTAATATAGGAGATATTATTTTATGGGAAAATCAATTATATATTGTATATTTTGAAGAAAAAAATACGATACCTTCACATAAAACTCTATTGATTAAACCATGTAATAATGTATTAACATTACAATATAATAAAAATATTTATAAAATTCCTTGTATCTTGTCTAATGCAACATTGTATTCAGATGGGATAGACGTTAAACAAATAACATTAAGTAATGACCAAAGGAACGTATTAGTGCCATATAACGAATTTACAAACAAAATACAATTACAGCAAAGATTTGTTTTCAATCATAATAGTGTTTTTTCAGTTTCTTTAATAGATGATTTCACTTTTAAACAAGTAGGTACTAGCAATGGATTGCTACAACTTAATATGGTTAGAGAACAAAAACAAGCCAATCTTGATGATTTTGAAAATAATTTAGCAGATAACTCTCATCTTAAAAAAGAAGAACCTATAAGATTACAAATAGATAATAAAACTATTCAACTAGAAGTTAATAAAACTTATCAATTAAATCCTAAATTATTCCAAGGAAATAAAGAGATAAATCTACAAGAACAACTAAATAAAATTTCTTATATAGTTGAAGATAATTCAATTGTAAAAGTAGAAAATGGATTAATAACAAGCCTACAAAAAGGTAATACAAATATACAGGTTTGCTATGGTAAATATGTTATTAATATCCCAATACAAATCACAGATATAAGTGTCCATACTGGTACTTGTAACATTATTGGAGATACCTTTATGAAAATTGGGAAATTATCTAAATGGACAGTGGAATTATATGATAATCAAGGTAATAAGATTGATGGAAATGTTGAATGGGATATTGTAGGCGAAAATATAGATGAGTTAATTAAAATTAGAGAAAAGACATCAAATAGCATAGTTCTGTTAGCTCATAAGAAGCAAGAAAACATAGGTAAGAAATTTATTATTAAGTGTAAAACTCTTGATGGATTAAGTTTTGACCAACAAGAAATAATTTTAAAAAGCTTAATATAAAACTCATATTTTATTAAAACTTTTGCTTTGGAAAACAGAGTAAAACAGAGTAAAATGAAGTAAATAGAAGAAAACAAGAGATAATAATTACAAAATTAAAGGAGTGATACATATGGCAGTAAAGCTAATTGACAAACTAGAATTCGATAACTTTGATAAAACTACCTACACAAATGTAGCTGTAATAAGGACTAAACAACTTGATGAGAATATGAGATTAAACACCTCATTAGCTGACGGATTTATTGTTTTAACTAAAGATGGTACTCAAATTACAGAAATCGAAGACGGAGCATTAGATGATGAAAACAGCAAAGGTAAATTCTGCTGTGGTTCTGATGGTAAAATTAAAATAATAGTAGATAAAACTACTGTAGATACTGTAGAAAAAGCCAAAGCAGAGTTAGCTAAATATCAAGCAGTTACAGAGATGAAAGAAGATTTATCCTATGAAAATGATTTGTATGATGTAACTATGATAGACATAGGGTCTAATAGAAAAGTATTTAACACTGTATTATTAAGTGGTGAAAAAATGTTAGGCTACATGAAAAATAATGTAGAAACTATAGATTTAGTTACAACTAATCCAATTAAATTTATAGTTGAACCTAAATTAAAATAATTTAATAAAGTGATGTGATTTAAACATGGACAAGTATTCAGGCAACAATAATCTGAATGATATCTTTTATGAAATAGTTACAATAATGTTAGCTGATGAGCCTGATGAAGCTATTGATTTAAAGAAGCTCCTATATTATCAAAATGAGAAAGATAAAGATGGTAATTTGATTTATGTTAATCCTTATGCAAAAGATATAGTTTATGAAGATTTATGTAATCAAAACATTTATCAAACTGATTATATTTTTGATATTCAAAAAGAAACTAGGAATATAATAAATGTTCATTTTGCAGGCTTAGGATTTGATAGTTATAACGACTATGTTGAAGTTGACTATTTTATGATAGATATATATGTGCATAAGGATATGGAAGCTATAGAGGTAGATGGTAAAAGAATAGCTAGAAGTGTAGAAATTTTAAATAAAGTTAGAAAATTACTAGATGGTAAGAAGATGCAAAAAGGTGTAACATGTTTAAAATTGCGAGGGGTTAGTGGTGGGAAAATCCAAGATACCTACATAAAACTTACTTGTGATTTTAAAATAAAAAATATTAGGTAGAGTTGATTAATTATGAATGAAAGAATTGATTTAACAAATATAAGAGGTAAACCTAAAGTATATAAAGGAATAGAAATTTATCCTGTACAAATAAAAGACTGTGAAGAGTTTTATAAGAATTTATATGTATTACAATTTGATAAAAATAGCATACCAGATATACAAATTGTAAGAATGTCTTATTTAACTTTTTTATATAGTCTTCAATTAATGCAGGATGAGAAAGGAAAATTTCTTTTTGAAACATTAATAATAGATTTAATATCTTTATTAGAATTGGTTCTGCATAAAAAGGCAGAAGAAGACTTCTATTTAAATGTCGATGAAAAAGGTTTGCATCTAATTTTTAAAACTAAAGATGGAGAATTAGAGTTTAAAAGCAACGACTTTGAAAAGTTAAAGAAAATAATATTTAAACAAAACGTAATACCTTACGATGATGAAATTCTAAATCCTGAATTAAAAAAAGCCATTCAAGAAGCAAGGGAATTTATGTATAACAAGACCAAAGATAAATTACCAACATTTGAAGAACAAATTTGTTGTTATCATTGTGCTTTAGGATTGACTTATAAAGATATTGATGAATTAACAATATATCAATTCACAAAAGGATTAGAGAGAAGGGAATTAATAATTTCGTATCAAGTATATGGTACTGCTATAGCTACTGGTATGGCTAGTGGAGAAATTCCAAATTGGTCATCACATATACCAGAAAGAGGATTGTATGATGATGTAACAATTGATGGAAATGAATTAGAAAAAATTGCTTCACAAGTGAAGTGATTCATACAAAATAATTTGAAAATAAAAGGAGGAAAATAAGTATGGAAAATAATAAGGAATTTGCTGTATCCGTTGCTGATGCCATTATAAGAGATATTAAAACAAAGCAAATAGTTATGATTGGTAAAGCATTAATAGATACAGGTTTAAAACAAGCTGTACAAAACAAAGAAGTTAGAGGTGGATTCGGTAATGCATTACAATACGAATTCTCATACAATAAAGTTGTATCTTGTGAAATAAGTTCAGCTAACTTTAAAGAAGAATACATAGCTATGAACAATGGTGTTCCTATAGTTAACCAAATGGCTGAATATTGGAATTATAGTGAAGAACATAAAGTAAAATCTAAAAAAGTGACATTAGATGAAGTTCCAGTTGCAGGAACTAATGTTTATGTTGAATTACCAAATAAAACTATAGAAACTGTAGTTCCTGTAGGTAAGACTATTACATTAACAACACCTGTTGAAGATGATACTAAGATATTATGTACTTATAGAGTTAAGAATGTAATAGATACTATAACTATTGATACAAAACATTATCCAGTAGCTTATGAATTAACTTTAATAGCTAAGGTATTTGATGCTGGTGGACAAACTAAAGAAATGCAAATAGAAATACCAGAATGGAAAGTTGAAGGTAATTTTGACCTTAATTTAAAAGCAGATGATGTTACTGTACCTAAAATATCTGGTAAAGCATTAGATCATAATGGAGACTATGCAATAGTTAAGATGAAGAGAGTTGATGGTAAAGAAATTCCAATTCAACAAATAGCTGTAACTGAACCAGAGATAGAAATAGGAAAAGGCGAACAATACATCCCTCAAGTAATAGGTATAAGAGGTGGAGTGTATGGTAATGTACAAGTGCCTTTAGATAGACTTGATATAAAATCAAGCGATGCTGCAAAAATTAAAGTTACTTCAGATAATGTATTAGAAGGAGTAGCAGCAGGAGCATCAAAAATAACTGTTTCATTAAAAGATGACCCTTCTAAGAAAGACATAATTGAAGCAGAATGCACAATAATATAAAATAATTTAAAAATATTTGATTAATATAAGGTGATTTGATATAATAAAATATAAGGGATGAGATATTTTTCTCTCCCTCATATTTTAGAGTGTTTTTTAAATATAAAATATTGTAAAATATGAAAAAAGGATATTAAAAGGAGTACATACATGAATAAAATAGATTTTAAAGATTGTCCTTTAGAAAAGCAAAAAGAAATTAAATCAAAGATTGAAAAATATTTGGAAAAGTATAAAACATTGAATAATTTAAAAGGTAACGAAGATGGTAGGAAATTATATTATTTAATATATTCTAATAAAATATTTGTAGAAGATGTGTTAGAAGATATGGGATTTAATTATACTGAAATGACAAATATTTTGCCAATAGGTTCACGATATTATTATGATAATTTTGAAAATATAAGAAAAAGATTAGAGTGGTTTGTAGATAAATATAATCACTTTCCTACAAAAAAACAAATGGCTTCCACATTAGGAATATCACAGACACAAATAGATAAATATGGTGGAATTAATAGTTTAAAAGAAAAAATAAATTATTTTGATAAAAAAGATTTAATTGATAACAGAGGAGACTATAATAAAAGTATTATGGAATTAATGTTAGCAAACTGGTTTATTGAAATGAATTTAGGAAAAAGGTATGAAAGAGAAACAAAGCTTTTCAAAGAATATAATTATAGAGACGATTTTACATTTAAAACTGAGAAATTTGATTTATTTGTTGAGGTATGGGCTTATGGAGAAGGTAATAAAAATTTAAATAGTAAATTTTGTATGCAATATTTAAAAGCAAGAAAAATAAAAGAATCTCTTTATAAAAAATATAATATGAAACTGATTTCTGTAGAGCCTGAAGTTTATAACGGTTCTTATGAGGAAATTCAAAAAGGATTCTATAATATTTTTAAAGATTATTTTAAGTTAGATTTCAAAATAATTAAATATGAAAAATTAATAAGTCCTGTAAAAATGACTGATGATGAGATATTAGAAGAAGTTTTAAAATATAAAGAAGGAGATAGACTTCCTGCCACACATGACATTCCATGTAGTTTATATATGGAAATTTTAAAACGATTTAAAACCTATAGAAAATTTTCTGAAAAATATAATATTAAAACAAAACAAGATATTACAGATTGGAACATAGAAATAATCTTTAAATATTTTGATAAACTTATAGTTATGAATAAAACAATAGAAACTAAAAATTTATTAAAATTGAAAGTAGGTTTGCCTAGTGCAATACAAAAATTTGGAAGTTTAATTCATTTGAAACTTTTATATTTCTTAGATAATAAAGATAAAAATTTTCCTAAAGGGGAAATAGAATGGTTGATTAAAATTGCAAATGGAAAAAGTATTAATTCATGTAAAACCACTGATATAGATAAAAAACAAGCAAAAGCAATATTAGATTATAAATTCCCAAACTATAATAAAATTATATCTTGTAAAGTTTGCAGAAAAAATTTTAATATAGAACACATATATAATATTTATTGCAATGATTGCAAAAACCAAATTTCAAATAATGTTATTTCGAGAGATGTGTTATATAGTAAAAAATATATGTTAAAAGAACAGGACTATATAGATAATTTTAAAAATATAGAAAAATATATAAGACAAGATAGTAGATATTTAACTAAGAAACAATTTAATAAAATATCAAAAATAAAAACAAAAGCTTATGTGGGATTTTATAATAAAACATGGGTAGAAATAATGACTATGTATGGATATTATAATAAATTATATGATTATATAAAAGAAGAATTGGTTCAATATTTAAAACAAACTAATAATTATAATTTGCATAATTTTGGATTATCTCATAAATATATAACTTATGAATTAATTAAAGAATTTAATAAAGAAAAAATCAAAGAGGAGGCGATTAGTATTGTGAATAGAAGTGCTTAATTATTAATAATAAAATAATTTAATAATATGAAGGAGTATAGAGATAAATCTATACTCCTTATTTTTTAAGGAGTGATTTTTAAGTGATAAATTTTAATGATTTAAAACAACCAAGGATAAAGAAAACATTAGAGTTTCAAGGTGAAAAAATAAATATATTAAATCCAACTAAAGAAATAAAAGAAGAAATAATGAAAATAGCTGGTCAATATTCTAAAATAGAAAATAATACGGTTAAAATAGATTCAAAATATGAAGATAACCCCCAATTTGCCCAAAATTTATTTAAAGCTTTGGTTGAAGGAATAGAGTTTTCTGATAATATAGAAGAATTTAAAGAAGTAATAGATAATCCTTCCCCTATAGTAATCGAAATCCAAGAAGAAATAAATGAGATAGTTAGAACCATTGGAATAGAAAGGGCAAAAGCAATTAGTAATGAAGTAAAGGCAACAAAAGATTTAATAGTTGTTAATGATATAATGGAAGAATTAGATGAGTTTGGAAAGGAAAATAAGGATTTTCAAATACCTGAGATAGTTATTGAAAACAAAAAAGATATAACACCTAAACCAAAAGCTAAGACTAAAAGAAAGCCAACTAAAAAAGAGGATAAAGTAGTTGATATAAAGGAAGTCAAAGAAAAAGATAGTATTAAAGAGAAAAATGAAGAAATAAAAGCTGAAGAAAAAATAGAGGATAAAGAAGATGGACTTCAATAGCTTAGAAGAGTTATATAAATATGCTCAACAAGCACATGAGTTTACTGCTGAAAACGAAGTTCAAGAAGCAATTAAAAAAGTTGAAAGTAAAGTAATTGATGAAGTAGTTTATTCTGTTTATGAGCCTAGGGAATATGAAAGAAGATATGAAGAAAAAGGTGGATTGGGAGCAACGAAAAATATGAAGGTAAGTAAGCCAATTATACATGGTAATACTATAGATATAAACTTAACCAATGAAACACCTTTGAATCCACCAGACGATGGATATAGAAGAAATTATAGACTAGATGTAGCTGTTACGAATGGAGGGTTTATGCCTTATTACGAATATAGAGGTAAGAAAAATAACACATATCTAAGACCTAGACCATTCAATGAGAAAACAGAGGAAAGGTTACATATAACTAAAGAACATGAAAAAGCCTATAAAAGTGCTATGAAATCTAAGGGGATAGATATCAAATAATTTCCCCTATTTTTCTTTAAGTATATATGTGTTTTAAAATATCAATTTTATTAAAATTTTAGAACCCTGTATGTTTAAAGAAGAATCTAATATAACATTGGTAAAATATAGAATAAAATCCTTGACGTTTAATCAATTTTAAGTTACAATATAGGTGTGACAATATTAAGGTTCATCAAATACGCTTCACAATGTGCGACAAAGAAACATTGTTGATACAAATACGCTTCACAATGTGCGACAAAGAAACATTGTTGATACAAATACGCTTCACAATGTGCGACAAAGAAACATTGTTGGAAAGAACCTGTTTTATAGGTTCTTTTTCATTGGAGAGGGAATTATGGAAGAAAAGGCAATGTATTTCGCTAAAAAAGATATATATGAGAGAATTAGAAAATGTGGTGGAGTATGGAACGATTCAAAAGAACGTCCTATTATATGTTTAATTGAGTCAAATAAAGTTAATGGCTTATATTGGGCTATACCAGTAGGAAATTGGAATCATAGAGACGAAAAAGCGAAAAGTAGAATAGAAAAATATCTAAGCTATCCTAAAAGAGACATAAGGTCTTGTTTCTATCATGTAGGTAGGACAAACTTAAAATCAATATTTTTCATTAGTGATGTTATTCCTATAACTGAAAAGTATATAGAAAGGGATTATATTGGGTTTGATGAAAAAATTGTTATTATTAAAAATAAAAAAATGATAGCTGAATTGGAATATAAATTATCAAGAATTTTATCTTTTGAAGATAATAAGAATAATTATTTTAGACAACATATAACAGATATAAAATCTTATTTAATAGCTGAATTAGCACATGATATGACTGAAGAACAAGTTGCGGTAACTAAAGAATAATAAAATAATATTCCATTGATTATTACATGATTTAAAGTAACAATAAAATTGTATCAGATATAAATCAATAGTATATGAAATTATTTTCTAAGATTAGTGTGGTGTCTAATCTTATCAATACTCAGGAATATACTGTATTAATATGAGTTAGTATTTAACCTTCATTAGAGGTAGAAGCTAATGCACACCATTAATTAAAATATTAATATCATCTAAAACTCTTAACGAATCAAAGTTATGGGTTTTTATTTTTGTCAAAATTCTTAAAAAACATTGTATTTTAAAGCATAATTAACAATTTTTAATAGCCATTCTGTCTTTATTTTTAGAACGAATTATCATTTGCTTGATTACAAAATATGGTAATATATAGATAGAATAAATTTATTTATATTTCTTGTGAATATTTTGTAAAATCTTGATAATTCATACTGGGAGTGGTAAAATAATGAATATAGAGAGATGGACAAGTAGTAATTCGGACAAGCCTATAAAAGCAAAATGGTACAAATTAAATAAGAATGGGGGAGAGAACATGGAAGCAACTATACCTAGAAGAATTAATGTGCCTAAGTTCTCTAATAGATCGCATATAAGAAATTTGAAAAATTTTAATTCATGTAGTAAAGACTATTCTTTAAATTGCATGAAATACATAGAAAACGATGGAAGTATAACTTTATCATTACAGGAATTTGATATTGTAGTAAATGAAGATAATTTTGAAAAGGCAATTGAATCTGTAATTAATGAATTAAAAGAGTATGTAGAAGACTATTTGAATGAGCCTGAATATTGGGGTACAGATAAAGAAAGAAAACAGGAAGTAAAATTTTTATATAATCTATTTGAAAATTTTAAAAATGATGAAATTAGAGATATGATAAAATGCCGAAATGGAAAGAGCTAAAAAGATTTTGTGATAGAGATGGTTGGGAATTATATAAAAGTACTAACCATTATTATTACAGAAAAAAGGATGATAATGGTAAAGTACTCAAAACAAAAGTATCAAGAGGCTCAGGTGAAATAAATTATCATATGTGGAAGGAAATACTGAGAAAGCAATTGCAAGTTTCAGAGGAATATTTTAATAGTAAAATTTAACAAAACTTCTGGCTAATAAAAGTTGGGAGTTTTTTAATTTGCAAAATAATATTTGACAAATATAAAATAATTTGATAATATATAAAATATAAAGAACTTTTTCGAGGTTGGCAATATTATCAAATTGGTATAAAATATACATATATTAAAAATTATATATGGAATTATTTGTATATTGGAGGTATCATTGTGAAAAAGAAAAAGTTTTTTAAATTGGTCTTGCTATGTTTAAGTTTTATTTTATGTTTAGGATTGTTTGTTGGGTGTAGTGATAGTTCAGGCAGAGGTAATGAGAGTGACGAAAGGTATAAAGCATATGAAACAGCAAAATCTTATGTTGAAGATGAACTAAAATCTCCAACTACAGCTGAGTTTGCAAGTATAAATGAAGCAAAAATAACTAAATTAGGAAAAGATGAATATCGAATCGAGTCTTATGTAAACGCACAAAATAGTTTCGGTGCAAAAATAAAAAGTACATTTAGTTGCAGAATTGTTGTTGATTATGACAAAGAAAAAGTAGATTGCTATGATTTGGTAATAAAATAAATGTATATAATTAATTTTAAACCTCTAAATATATGATAGTTAGAGGTTTTTTGTATAAAAATAATATTTGAAAAACAGGTATGCTATAATAGTTTCAGATAAAACTATATGGAGGTTTTAAAAACATATGGCAGTAAAAAATAGATTGAAAGAAATAATAGATGGAAAAGGCTTAAAGCAAACATGGTTAGCAGAGCAAGTAGGAGTAACTAGAGGGACTATATCTAATATATGTAATAATAGATATAAAACTACTATTGAGCTTGGATTTGAAATAGCTAAAGTATTAGGGGTTGAATTTACTGATATATTTTATTATGAAGACTAGTGTAAAAATTATTGTGCTTAATGTATTGACAAACTAAACAAATAATAGTATTATAATATTTGCAAGGTAAAAACAACCAATTAATCCAAGCCTTGCAAATATTATAATAGGGAGTTGTCGATATGTTAAATAAAACAAATGCTATTAATAATATAGAGTGGAAACAAAAAATAATAAATAATGCTAAGAAGCATGAAAAAGAGAATGAGGAAATGATTCAGGGGTTAGTCAAAAAACTAAAAACAATTAATCTATTCGGTACTTACATAAAACAAGATAATATTGCATTAGCTATAGAAGATTTCATAGTAGAGGAAAATGACTATAACATTTTTATAATAGGACAAGCTTGTTTAAATACTGATGACGGAGAAGATTATATAGAAAATTGTATATTTGGAATTTCTAAATCAGGATTACTTAATTGGAATGATGATTTGGGAGATATAGAATTGGAATATGCAGATAACATAGTTTTATTAGAGTTATAATATAATTAAGAATAGTAATTGTAAGAGGATTATATTATGGAACAAAAAAAGGGGGGGGAGAGAGGTAGTATGATAACATTAGATTCTATAAGAGAAAAAAATAAAAATGAACAATCTTTTTTAAATACAAAAATAACTAAGAACACTCTTTCTCAAGAAGAATATGCAGAAGGAAGAGAAATATTTTCACAATTTGTAAAACCAATAAATGAAAAGTCTTTATATGATTATTTTAAAGAATGTGAAGATATATAATAGAAGTAATAATATATTTGAATTTACAGTATCCAAAGATGATTTCAATAGTATAGTTAAAAAGTTAGAAAAACCAGGACTAACTAAAGAATACTTAGATAAATGTAAAAGAGTTGCTAATTTATATAAGAAACCATCTAAAAAATAATTTCAAAAGTATAGGAGAAAAATTATGAATGTCAAAAGGTGGAATGATAATAAAAATAAGCTTAAAGAAAAAAATACATCACAAAACTATACAGTGGCAAATACTAAAGATGTAATTTTATCAATTAAAAAGTGTAATAAAAAATATGCTAAAGCGTTAAAGAAACTAGCTGATTCGTAAGTACGGAGTGAAAATTATGGGTAAAATAATTGATATTTTTGATTATAAAAAAGAAATAAAACCAAAAGAAACCTTAACGAAGGAAGAAATAATGGAAGCAAAAGCAGATTTACTATATGATGATGATAGATACTTAGATATGTTTTTTGAGGAAGATCATAATGATAAAATAGAAATTGAGGATATAGATGTAGAAGCAAAGTTAGCTAAAGGTAAGGAACTATTAGAACTTTTATTAATCAGGAGGAAGGATATGAGAAAGATAATAGATTTAGAAGCATACTCTCAAAACAAAAGAATATAAATAGAATCTTATTCTATGTCAGATATGATTGTTGACCCAAAAAAGAGAAAAGAAGTCTATGATTATTATGATAGAAATTATAAATCTACTCAAGAAGAGGATGAGATATGTAATAAAATGAGAGGAAAATATAGAGAGGAAGATTAAATAAGATTATTAAGAGGTTTTATTATGAAAAAAATAAGTCAAAGACCTAATGATATATTAAAATCTATAGAAATAAGTTTTCAAGAAATACAGGATTTTAATAAAGGTAAGAAAAAATTAAAATCATTAAAAGAATCTCAACAATTATGGGATAAATGGGCAGAAGAATCAGAAAATGAGGTGTAATCTATGAGTGACAGATTATCTGAATTGCAAAAAGAACTAGATAATAATCTATATAAAGCTACTATAATTGCTGAAAAAAATACTAAAAGAAATAAAATGGGACAAGTTATAATTTCAGAAGATGAAGAAGAAGATAAGTGTGAATGGGATATTATTGCAGATATATTCACTAATGCTGCCAAAAAGAAAGGTTTAACAAAAGAACAGGTAGAAAATATAATAGAGAATATCAAGCAAGAGACTAAGGAGTAATAGTATGAATATAAAAAGATGGATGAACTGTAGTCAATCATTCACATTCACAAGAGATAAGCAAAAGACACATATTAGAGATGATAAAGTAAAGCTAAAAACTTTGTTAATGAAAAATATAAAAACTGATGATAAAGGTAGAAGTTTATTAACTAAAGAAGATGAATGGAGAAAAGAAACAGAGTGGGATGAGTTATATAAAGATAATGATATCAAAAATATAAATTAAGGGACGAAGAGGTAGTTGTATGGGAAAAATAATTAGCTTAAAAGATTACAGAGATAAAGAAAGTCAAAATTACAAAAAGGAGAAAAATACAAGTAAGTATAGTTTAGCATTACAGAAAGCTACTAAAGAAGAGTTTCTGCTTACAATAGAGTAAAACATATATAAGAGCGAATAAGGTGATTGCTTTGCAGACTGGTATGAAGAAGAACTTATTGAAAAGTATAGAAAATATAATAGATAAACTAAGATATATAACTTATAAAGGGTTTATTATAAATATTTGTACTGGGAGTGATGAATATTATGAAGAGGTCTCTGAAATTAGATAAATTAGCAACAAAAAACATAACTACTATATCATCAAAAGAGGCATTAAAAAATGTTATACCTTTTGAATGGAGTGAGGAAGTATTAAATGGCACTAAAAAGATTAAACTTATAAAAGGTAGGTAGATTCAATTATGGTAAAAAATATCTCATTAAAAAATAATACAGAACTAAGCATTAAAAATAAAAGCTTTAAAAATATGATTAAATGTGGAAAAAAAGTAAAAAAAATATTTAAATTGAATGAGAAAGATATTTATAATTTGCTTAAAAAATAGATGATATAATGAGAAAGTATTTAAAATGTACTCCAAATTCTTTGATAAAGATGATGGATAATGGATTTTTGGACAATCCAATACGTTTAAGAGTGGCGTAGTAATATGTGAAAACTTAAATATCAAACAATGTATAAAGAATTACATGACCTTAATCGTATGAGGTTTACGATCTTAATAAATCAAAGCTAAAAGTTTTTATTCGATAAAATTCTCAATAAAACTTTGTATCTTAATATATAATTAATAACTTTTAATAACCATTCTGTCTATATTTTTGGTACGAATTATCATCAATATTATACCAATTTATGGTAATATATAAATATGCTAATTATTTATTATATACGAACGAAATAGATTATATGCATATTTACATATTAAATCGCTCGACAAAATGTTGAATTTTGGTATATGAGGTGGTAAAATGGATATAAAGAGATGGACAGGCTATAAAAAAGTGTACAAGCTTAAAGTAAAAAAACAAAAGGGGGAAAAGATGATGGCAGTATCTATGGGAGTTTTACCTTGCTTAAAAAAAGAAGACGCTAAAATTTTATTAAAAGATATGGAGAAAAGTACCTTAAAATTGAATGTTTTTAAAGAGTGTGGTAAAAAATTAAAAGAAATCGTGGAAAAAGAAGGCTTATAAAGAAAGGGTTTATGTATGTCATTATATTTAGAACGATTAAGTGATAAACATTTTAGAGAAGTAGATGATTTTGAATGTGGTATAGAATATGATTCATTAGCCAATTTTCTTAAAAATGAAGCTTTTCATTATAATACTACAGGAGAAGGTAATACTTATTTAATAAAAAGTGATGTAAAAAATCAAATTATTGCTTATTATACCTTACGATCTAATTCTATACAAATGGAAAATCCCGAATTTGAAGATAAGCAATTACCAGATGATGATAAAAGAAAATATATAGTTATACCAACTATAGAACTTTCTCGATTTGCAGTTCACATGGATTATCAAAATAAAAAACTTGGGCAAAATATATTATTAAATTATGTATTACCACATATTTTTTTTATAAGAAAATTAATAGGAGTTCAAGCAATATTAGTTTTATCTTTAGATGATAAAAAAACTAAACATGTTTATAATAAGGTTGGCTTTGAAAAAATGGAAAACAAATTACAAACACTTATTGAATATGAAAATGAGAAATGTGTTTGTATGATAATTAAATTTGAAGAAGATAATAACAACAATGAAAAAATATTAAATTTAACAAAAGAATCTTATGGAATCAATGATATAAAAAAATTAATTAATTGAAAACTTCTAGCTGATAAAAGCTTAGAGGTTTTTTTAATTTTGCATAAAATTAAGATTTAAAGGCATTTTTTATAATGTCTTTTTATTTTTGTTTAATTTATTCACATAAAAAATATTATGTAAATAAATTTAAAGTAAACAAATATGAAAGGAGGAATTTTAAAATGAGTTTAGGTATACATACTTCGTTTACTTTAGAAGATTTAGGTTCTTTAACTACTAGAGTTGAAACTCTTTTAGGTAAAGTAGGAGAAAATAGTAAAATAAAACTAGATTTTTCAGATGGTATGTCTTTAGATAAAATGCAGCAACAAATAAATAAACTACAGCAAGAAATTATTAAAGCTAGTAACCAATCTAGTCAAACATTTATAAAGACTTTTGATAATGTAAATAAACAATTTGAACAACAAATAGATAAAATAAAAAATAATTTAAAAAACATAGGGTCAAATGTAAATGTTAATTCTATAAAAGATGATTATGGAAAGATAATAGGTGCTATGGCTCAGTATGAAGACAAGGCAGGAAATATTGTAACAAAGAATTACGAGATAGATAAATCATTTAAAAATATAGGTAACGATGGAAAGTATATTGATAAATTAAAAGCTGTGACTGATACAAGATTACAAGATCAGGATAAAATAATTAAATCATTGGAAAAAGAAAGAAAAAAGATAGAAGAATTAACTGGTTCTATAGCTAAATTAAAGGTTAGTGAAAGCGGAAATGGTAGAATTCAAAGTGCAAAAATTAGTTATGTAGATAATGATAATAAATTAGTTGAACAGGCGTATAAAATAAAAGAAGATATAAAAAGAAAAGAAAATGTTATAAATAAAGGTTTATCTTTAGAAAATACAGGGTTTAATACTACTGAAAATGTACAAAAAAGTATAAAAACATTAGAACAATATCAGAAAACCATAGATAAATTAAATGAAAAAAATATAAAATTAGGTGATGGAAGGCAAAGTCAATTGTTTGTTAAGAATCTTGAACAAGCACAGACTTTAATTGATAAAACAAAATCATCTAGTGAGTCTATGAGTAAAAGTATTCAAAAAGAACTTGATATTTTAGTTAGCAAAATGAATTTTGAAAATAAAACAATTAAAGAAAATAACACCGAAATGAAAAAAAAAGAAAAGATAATGAAAGATGCTCCTGTAGCAATACAAGGATATGAAAATAAAATAAAAAAATTAACAGATTCTTATGGGAAATTAATTAAAGAAGCTGATTTAAAAAAACTAAGAGAAGAAATGGCTAAATTAGCAAATTCAAAAGAACCTGAAGAATACGCTAGGCAATTGAAGGTTATAAAAAATGAATATGATAAATTAGAGAACTCTGTAAATAGTGGTGGTAAAAAGGGGAATGGGGGTATATTAGCTTCTATTGGTGAGGCAATGACAAAGTTTCCCATTTGGATAGGTGCTACTACTGCTTGGATGGAAGCCATACATAAGGTCAAGGAAGGTATTGGCTTTATAGCTGATTTAGATAAAGCTCAAACTAATATAAGTATGATAGCTGGTATTGGTAAAAAAGAAGTCGCAGGTTTGACTGATGAGTACAGCAAATTAGCAGGTCAATTACATACTACTACATTAGAAATGATGGGTGAACAAAGCACTATTGCCCATGTAAAACCTCGTGAACCTAGAAATCTAGGGTGTACATTTAACGTTAAAGTATCAAATGGGAAATAATTTGTTAATAAATGTGCTAACAGGGGAAGAGAAATCCAATCCTGTGCGAAATTATATTTATTTTTAAATATATAATCGTTAAACGACTATCGAAACCATAGCATAAATGTAATTAGGGTTGTTTATGTAAATAAGGAAGTAGAGTGAATTAACACTATTAGTACATCCATAGCGAAACTCTATGGGTGGAAGTGCGAGGACTTAACCTAATAAGTATGATATAGTCTATTGATTAATTTAAATAATTAATGGGTGCAGAAGAGTTCCTTAGAGCTGGTAGAAGCGTAGAAGAAACTAAAGGATTATTAAAGGCTTCTACAATTGGTGGTGCAATTTCAGGACAAGATAATAGAGCAGTTTCAGAACAATTAATTGCAATAACTAACGGTTTTAGTAATATGACTGAACAAGCACAGAAAGATGGAAAAAGTTATGAAGAGGTAGTAATGCATGTTATAGATACTATTTCAACATTAGATAATGCTTCTGCTACTTCATTCCAAGAAGTTGCTACTGCTATGATGAGAACATCATCTTCAGCACAAATGGCAGGAGTAAGTTTTGAAACATTAGCATCTTATGTGGCTACAGTTTCAGCTACAACAAGAAAATCTGCGGAAAGTATTGGTGAATCCTTTAAAACCATGTTCGCAAGATTTCAAGATATTAAACAAAATATTAATGTTGATGATGGTGTAACTATATCTAACGTTGAAAAGTCGTTGGATAAAGTAGGAGTTGCACTTAGAAAAGATAAGTATCATTTCAAAGAGTTTTCTCAAATTATTGAAGAGCTTAAACCAAAATGGAAAGAATTCAATGATTTAGAAAAAGCAGATATAGCCAAAAGTTTAGCAGGTAAAATGTGTGCCTGAGTATACAGCAATGTATATTAAGAAGCGAACCATATCGGGAAAACCCCAAACATGTAATGATGTGGGCAATTCCGAGGAAAGATTATTTATTTAAAATATAGTGTAATAAAATAAAAAAGATGGTGATGAATATAAAGTGGACAAGCGAGAAAATAGAATTATTGAAAAAATATTATCCTAACAGTAGTTGGGATTTTTTATTTGAAGTTTTACAATGTTCAAATAAAGAAAGTATAATCCATAAGGCATATAAATTAAATATAAAAAGACAGGGTTTTTATTATACAGATAAAGATATAGATTTTTTAAAAAATAATTATGATAAAATGCCTATAGAGGAGATAGCAAAACATTTAAATAAAACTCCAGTTGCAATAATGACAAAAGCTAATAATTTAAAATTACATAAAACAGATAAATGGTCAGAAGATGAAATGAAATTATTAGAACGAGTATATGGAAAATATACTAATAAAGAGTTGTCAGAAAAGTTTTTTACTAATAGAAATGTAGAAAGCATTAGAACAATGGCTAATAAAAATAATTTAAAAAAAGATAAAAAAGGAGTAAAGAAATATAATCCAGATGATATGCTTGAACAATTGCAAAACTTAGCTGATAAATTAGGTAGAACACCAAAAATACCCGAATTAAGATTATATAACTTGCCATCTGAGTCGTCTTATAGAAGATATTTTGGTTCTTATATTAATGCATGTAAATTAGCAGATTTAGATATTAATATATGTTTATTTGGCAAAAAAAGAAAAATACCTAAATCTTTAAACGGAGATGTTTGTTTTTCAAATGCAGAAACAATAATTACTGATTTCTTTATAAAAAATAATATTAAATATATCAAAGAACCATATTATAAAGACTATATGGATGATGAAAGATGCAAAACCAAAAGATGTGATTGGATTATAGATAATAATGTTTTTGTTGAATATTTTGGACTCCCAGATAAATCTTATTATTATAAAAAGATGGAAATAAAAAGACAGATATGTAAAGATAATAACATAAAATTAATTGAATTATTTGAGAAAGATTTAGATAAATTAAATACTATATTTTAAATAAATAAAATCCGTAACGACTAGTACGTTCGCCTCCTATAAAAAATATAGGATGAAGATAGAGTCTGATCGTCTATGGAAACATAGAGAGGAATGGTCGGTATGAAATAATTACCTAAAGAAGTACCATTCCCGCCATAGCAAAATAATTTGTTATGGTCAGTAACTTGTTTTTGCAAGTGAAAGTAACAGCTTGACGCACCAAAGGGAAAATTTCTTGGTATTGATGAATAACTTAGATCAAGTGAATAACCTTCAAAAAGAGGTGAATAAAGCAGCAGGAGATTCCGAAGATAAATTTAATAAAATTTATGGAAATTCGCTTGAAGCAAAAGTTAAAGATTTTAAACATACTTGGGAAGAGTTTTATCAATCCATAATTTCTAGTGATGCTTTAAAAGTAATAGTTCAATCAGGAACTAAATTGGTTGGTGTATTAGATGCATTAGTTAATTCAAGTGGTGGTATGAAATTAAGTTTATTAGTTTTACTGCCAACAACAATTTTATTAGCAAAAAGATTTAAAGATTTTTTTAATGTTTTAAAAGATGGTAAAAACTTATATTCGATAAGTACAGCATTTAAAACATTATTTAATATAACTGATGCAGGATTACCATCTATAAGTAAATTAAAAGGGGCATTTTCAAATTTAGGAACAGTCTTATTAAATTTAGTGACAACGCCAACGGGATTAATATTCTTAGGTATAGCAACAGCAATAGGTGTAGCAACAGCAGCAGTAATTAAACACATAAAACATCAATCAAAAATGAGAGAAGAAAATAAAAAACTAAAACAAAGTTATGAAGATTTAACCAAGGCAATGAAAGAAAATAATAAAGAAGCTATAAAAAATGCTTCAGAAGACCCTAAAAAGGCTCAAGATGAATTACAGGGTTTAATGAAAAAAAGGGAAGAACTGAAAAAGATGATGGAAGGTTCACCCAATATGAAAGATGGAGTAAGTTTAGGAGTTGCTAATCAGTTAAAAGAAACTGAAACTCGAATTCAAGAACTAAAAAAAGCACTTAAAGATAACAACTTTACAATTGATGAAACAACAGGAAAGATAGCTGACCTAGCAAAAGCATCATCTCATATGGCTAATTTGGACATGGCAAATGCAATAAAAGAAAATGCAGATTATGAAATTCAAGAAAAAGATGCTATTATCGGGTTATATGATGAATATAATAGATTAATTTCAATTAAAAATAAAAACAAAAGCCAAGAAATGGAATTAAGTCATGTATCCGAATCTTTAAATGATAAAGTTAAAGGGTTGATTCTGACAAAAGATAAAGAAGGTAATGTAATAATTGAGAATACAGGTTTGCTAAATACAGAGATAGATGTTCTTAACACTGAAGGACTTACTGTTGACAAACTTACTAAAGTTAAATTAGAAGCAGCAAAGCAACATGCTCAAGCACAACGAGGAATGACTAAAATGTCTTATGAAGAGACTAGAAAAAGGATACTTTTTTTACAAGAGGAAATTGGGAAAAAGCAAAAGTTAGCAGATACTTTTAATGAGGTTCTTCCAAGTTTAAAGATTACAGGAACAAATCCTTTTCAAAAACCAGTAGATATGTTGACAAGTGAAAAGTTAGATTGGCAAAAGGAACTGGATAGATTAGATAGCATTTATAAGCAACCCACTAGTACAACAACTCCCGATGTACCAGATTTCAACCCTACAGACCCAGAAAAATTAAAAAAAAGTACAGATGCATTAAAAGAAAATACAGGTGAGACGGATAAAAATAGAGAAGCTGTAAATAAAGCTAAAGAAGCGGTAAAGCAATATGAATTAGCATTAAAATCACTAGAAATTCAAATGACTAAAAATAATATCGCATTAGGAAGATTATATGAACATAGTGATAGTTACATAAATAAATTAAAAGAAAAACAGAATCTAATTAAACAAGAAATTGCATTAAATAAGCAACAAATTGCTATGAATGGACAATTAGCTAACTCACTAGGTGCTGTAGGTGGTTCATATGTTAATGGTATGGGCAATAGTATTGGTGAACAAGTAGTAAGAAATGCACAACAGTATTTAGGAAAACCATATAAATGGGGAGGCTCTAACCCCAGTGAATCTTTTGACTGTTCTGGATTAGTTCAATACGTATATAAACAAGTAGGAATACAATTAAATAGAACTACATATGACCAAGTTAAACAGGGAACTCCTGTTGCTAAAAATCAATTACAAGTAGGAGACGCTGTTTTCTTTGGTAGTCCATCTTCACCACACCATGTAGGAATATATATGGGAAATGGACAATATATACATGCACCAAAGTCAGGTGATGTAATTAAAGTTTCTAGTTTAAATAGTAGAAGTGATTATGCAACTGCCAGAAGATATGCAAGTGGAGGAAGCTCTGTTAGTAGAACGACTTCATCTAACTATAGTGGTAAATATGCTAGTTATATAAATGAAGCAGCTAGTAAATATGGAGTTTCTGCTGCGTTAATAGCTGCAATAATAAAAGCTGAATCAGATTTTAATCCTAATGACCGTTCTGGTGCAGGGGCAATGGGTTTAATGCAGTTGATGCCTGAAACAGCTAGAGAATTAGGAGTAAATAATCCATTCGATCCACGTCAAAATATTATGGGTGGTACACAAGAAATTTCTAAATATCTGAAAAAATATAATGGTAATTTAGATTTGGCATTAGCTGCTTATAATGCAGGTATGGGAAATGTTCAAAAATACGGAGGTGTTCCTCCATTCAAAGAAACTAAAGATTATATTCCTAAAGTTAAAAAATTCATGAAGGAATATGGTGGTTCAGAATCATCTATACATTCTACAATAGATGAACAGATGGACTTGATTGGAAAATCAATGGATATGGAAAAGAAAAATCTTGAGCTTGAAGAAGAGTTAAATAAAATAAATATTCAAATATTAGAAGCTAGATTAGGTCAGTTCGATGATAAAGTTAAATCTATTGATAGAACAATTACTCAGCTAAGAACTGATGTAGATTTACAGAATAAAAATGATATTAATTATATAAATTACTTATCTAAAATTGATTGACTTGTCAACGCATACTCGTGACTTCAGTCATGAGTTAGTTGGCAAACAGTTAGCATATAGAGAAATCTATATGTAGTGGTATTAGTCACAATACCCAATACTACTTGAATTGCTGGGAAGCCCTAAAGCCAATTAAACTACAACATAAGAATGAAATAAGTCTAAGTGTGAAAGTTACGAAAGTAGAAAAAATTAATTGGATAGTGCAAGGTTAAATCCTAAACACTTTAATAATGGGTAATCAGCAACCAAGTCTCGAATAGAGAAAGGCTCAACGACTATTCCTCTTGAGGGAAGTAGGACTAAGCAGTCCGAAGTGGGTAGACCCTAACATGTAATGATGAGGGATAAGATATAGTCTGTGCTTATATGAAAGTATAAGAAGTTCATAAGAGAACTGTATAAGAAGTAGCGAACTTATATGAACGACACCTCAAACATGATTAAAGAATTTACGGTTCTTATATATATTATTTAAATTATTTAGGTATAAATTCAATAACATTTTCAATATTGCAATTAAGATATACACAAATATTTTCAAGTGTTTCCATGGAAATATATTCGTTTTTAGACATTTTTGCTAATGTAGCTGTGCTGAAACCAACTGCTTCACGAAGTTGAGTTTTAGACATATCTCTTTCTAATAATAATCTAAATAATGGTTTATAACTAATCATCTAAATCACTCCTTTTATTTAGATTATATCATATATAGTGTGTAAGTCAATATATAATATTTACAAAACTAAACAAAATATGTTGACATTAAATTTAGAATATGATATATTATATTTAGAAAAGCAAATATAAGTCTTAAAATGAGGTGTTAATAAATGACTTCTACAAATATTGAAAAGAATACAATAGAAAAAGGATTTAAATATAGAATATACCCCAATAAAACTCAAATAAATCAAATAGAATTAAGTTTTAAAGCTAAAAGATATGTTTGGAATTATTTCTTAAATATTAATAAACATAGATTAAATCATCATAAAAATATATTAAACTATACTAAAATGTCAAGATTATTAACATTGCTTAAAAAGAAAAATATATGGCTTAAACAATGTGAAAAATCAGTATTGCAAAACACTTTAAAAGTACAATATGAAACTTTTTTAAAATTCTTTAAGAAAGAATGTGGTTTTCCTAAGTTTAAATCATATAAAAATAATTATCAATCTGTAAAAATGAATTACATGAAAACAACAGCAGGTGGAAATATCAAAGTAAAAGAAAAGGAAATAAAATATACTTCTACAGGTAAATATAGAAAACAATTTTGTAAAATCCAGATACCTAAAACTGCTGATATTAGAATATCTTATTCAAGACAATATCAAGGTAGAATAGTTAATTCTACTTTATCAAGAGATACAGATGGTAAGTATTATATTAGTTTATGTTGTGTAGATGTACCACAAAAGAATAAAAATAAAACAGGTTTAGTAGTCGGAATAGACTTAGGCATTAAAGAATTTGCAACTACAAGTGATAATAAAGTTATTTCTAATCCTAAATATTATAGAAAATATGAAGATAAATTAATAAAAGCTCAAAGAAAATTAAGTAAACGTAAGAAAGGTAGTAATAATAGAAATAAACAAAGATTAATAGTCAATAGATATCATAAGAAAATATATAATTGCAGAATAGATTTTTTACAGAAGTTAACTACAAGATTAACTTCTGAATATGATATTATTTGCATGGAGGACTTAAATGTTAGTGGTATGTTGCAAAATCATAAATTAGCTAAAAGTGTAGCTGATGCTAGTTTCTTTGAGTTTAATAGAGAATTAGAATATAAAGCTAAATGGTATGATAAAATCTATCAACAAATAGATAGATTTTATCCAAGTAGTCAATTATGTAGTAATTGTAGCAATCAATCACAACAAACTAAAGATTTAGGAATTAGAACTTATATATGTTCAAAATGTGGGTTAGAAATAGATAGAGATTATAATGCTAGTATAAATATATTAAATGAAGGATTAAGAATAGTTAATAATAAAAAAGTAGTAAGTATGTAAGTGTGTAAATAAGATATAACAATAAAAATAATATATATAAGAACCGTAGGAACTACGGGGATAGCTTGGTGATACTTAATACATTAGTACTATTGACCAAGAACCCCGTGACTTTAGTCATGGGAGGTTCAGGATTATACTCTTAAAAAGTTAGATGTTCTTAAAAAAGAAAGAGATTTTATAAAAAAAGAAATAAGCTCAGGAATATATGATGAAAAAACTATAAAAATGCTAGGTGAAAAGTATTCTGATATAGGAACAGAAATGCTTAATGTAACTAAAACTATTAAAGATGTAAGTTTGGAATTAGTGACAGCTAAATGGGAAGCCATACAGCAAATATACAAAGAAAATATAGAAATGATTTCAAATGAACTAGATAGACTTAGTTTACATGAAGAAAAAAATATCAAACAAATAATGATATTAAAGAAGCAGTTAGTGGAACAAGACGAAGAAAATATTAGAAGAATGACTGAACTAATAAGAGAAACTAATGATATAGCATATAAATATGGCAAAGATTTCTTGTTAGATAAAGTTAGAGAGTATACTGCTGAACTAGATAAAGCTAATACTGAACTAGAAAAGCATAAAAAAGAATTAGAAGATATTAAAGACAAAATGTCTGAAATGAAGTCTACTATAGAAGATAAGTTAAGAGAAATCTTAACGAAAACTGCTGAGTTAGCGAAAGAACAGCTGGATAAAGTTTTAAAACATTTTGAAGAAACTATAGATGCTGAGTTAAAGAAATTAGATGAAGCAGAAAAAAGAAATAGTTATAACGAACAAAAAACTGAGCAATTAAAGACTATAGCAGATTTACAAGAAAAGATAGCAAAACTAGCAACAGATGATAGCGAAGAAGGCATAGCAAGACGACTAGAGTATGAAAAACAATTGCAAGAAGAAGTGAAGAAGAAAAATGATTTGCAAATGAAGCATAACAATGAGTTAAAGAAAGAAGCATTAACTAAACAGAAAGAAGAAAAGAAAAAAGAAATAGAAAAGAAAAAACGTGATATCGACACTAGATTAGATAATGTTTATCTAAATTTAGATGCAAGAAAAGCATTAACTGAAGGTTACATTGAATGGATTGATGGGAAAAGGATAGGAATCCAAAATGCTTTATTACAATTTGAAGATTTATTTGGAAAAGGATTAACTTCATTAGGAGATAAAATAAAGAAAGAATTATTAGAACAATTAAAAGCAGCTCAAGACTTAGTAAATGGAATAGACAAAAATCCTGATAAAATATTAGAAGAAAATAAAACTAAAAATGTATATGGTACAGGAGCAGATTTAGCAAATGCTCGTAAAATATTAGGTTCTTTAGGATATAACTATATAGATACAAGCCTTGTAGATAAAAGTAAGTTGCATTTTGGAAAAGGAGATATAGTTGTAGGAGATACTGGGGCTATTAATGGCGTTGACAGACAAGATTTAAATGGAGCAATAAGACTAGGTGGGAAGAACAGATATGATACCGCAGGAATTATACAATTATATTCAGACATTCAAAGTGGAAGAATTAAGCCTATTGGCGGAATTGTATATGGTACGGGACAAGATTTAAAAAATGCTGTAGCATGGCTGAGTCCTCTAGGATATGAGTTTGTAGATACATCTAAAATAAATCCTAAAGATATTAATTTTAATCCAAATGATATTATTGTAGGTGGTAAAGGGGCAAAAGGCGGAATTTCATTTGATATTGATGGCGTCACTAGATTAGGTGGTTCTGATAGAAATGATACATATAATAAAATAAGAGACAAAGCACTAATTGATTTAAATGCTATGAATAAAGCTAATTATGTGCCTAAATCTAAGTATGGAAAAGTATATGGAACTGGTTATGATTTAAAATCAGCTAAGAAATATCTTACTAAATTAGGTTATCAGTTTGTAGATACTAATTCTGTTAGGGATGTTCAATTAACAGCAAATGACATTGTTGTTGGTGGCACTATGGATGGTAAGGAGCAAATTTATAATAGTCAAGCGAGATGGTTATTTGGTAAAGATAGATATCAGACTGAGAGTGAGATAGCTAATTATGCAAATACCATGAGCGATATTAAAGGTTATTATGATAAAGGTGGAGTTGCAGATTTTACAGGAAAAGCTATGCTTCATGGGAATCCTAATGCAATAGAGACTATATTTAACGCAGAACAAGGTAAGAAATTATATAATTTTGTTAATACCTTACCTATAAATAATTTTGGGTATGGAATGAATAGAAATCTACAACCCGCAATGGCAACTAGTAACAATAATAATATTGAAATAAATTTTCATATTGATAAAATGTATGGAACAGAAAATGAAGCTCAAGGTTTTGCTACTAAAATAATAAATACTCTTAGAAATAGAGGAAAGTATTAAGGATACAATTTTAATTGTATCCTTTTCTTTTTAAAGAGAGGTGATGGTTTTTGATAAAGAGCAGTTTATATTTCAATTATGCAGGTAGAGATAGTTTAGAATTTAATATTATAAATGGTTCTGTAGATAATGCAGAATTAAAAGAAAATTTTTTAGCTAATAAGAAAATAAAAGAAATAAATACTATAGAGGCTGATAAGCCTTATTTTCAAGGAATAGAAAGAAATCCATTACAACTTAAATTACAATTTTGTTTCACAGAAAAATGGAATAAAGAATTAATTAGAGAAGTGGCTAGATGGTTACATCAAGATAATTATCAGCCATTATATTTTTCTGAAGACCCTGAAAAGATTTATTATGCTATGCCTGTTGATGATGTTGAAATGACACATTTTGGGCTAGAACAAGGATATTTAGACATAACTATGAGATGTAATACTTATCATGCCTATAGTAGAGAATATTTGAGTGAAACGTATGATTTAAGTGAAAACAATGAGGATGGAACAGAAATAATAATACCAAATTATGGGGATATAGATATAAAACCAGATATTTGGATTAAAAAAATAAGTGATGGTAGCTTAGAAATAACAAATAGAAGTAATAGTGGAGAAGTTACAAGTTTTTGTAATGGCTCTAGTGGTAAAGGTATATTAAAATTTACAGGAACAGTATTTGATAGCGAAATCGTAACGATAGGTGATAAGATATTTGAATTCGATACAGGTGATGGAATTGTAAATGAAAATGTTAAACAATGGACGCAAGGATTTAAATATATAGATGGAACAATAGTTAATAAAAGTGGGATTTTATACCAATGTATTAAAACAAATGAAGATGAAGAATGGAATAAAAGTCATTGGAAAAAGCTAGATAAAAGTAATATAAAAGTGGATGTAAGTGCAGATGCTAACCCTGCACAAGCTAAATTAGTTTTTAATAATACTCCCATTGAAGACTCAGATAATATTTCCATTGGTAATAATGTATACGAATTCGATTTTAATGATGTATACGAAGCTAAGAATGGTCACATACCCATTAGTTTAAAAAACTATACGACACAAGCTAATGGAAGATTAATAGCTAGGAGCAATTTGGATTTTGCAGGAAGTAAAATTAAAGTAGGAGATCAGGAATATGAAATAACTGCTTCATCAAACGAAGGAGTTGCAATTACGAAGAATACTGGGTTAAAAGGTTGGACGAACTGGAGGCTAGATTCTTATTTTGAATCTGATTCTGATTTTAAAAATGCAACTTTATTAATAAATGAAAAAAGAGATAATACAATAGATGGAATAAGAATACCTTTAGTAAGTGATTTCGTTAATAATAGAATAGATAAAGAAAAGCAGATTATTGAGCTGTTCAAATTAACAAAATTTTTAGGAATCCCTGCTGAAAGATATGCTGATACAGGAAAGTTCCAACCTGTTTCACAAGGAATCAAAGGACAAGATATAGGTGATGAATTAAGCATCTATAAAAGAACTGGAAGAAGTTTTAAAATAGATATGATAAATTCTACATCCAATAAGTTTTATATTAATAAAATGTTTCAAAGAAATGGTGTTACAGATAAAAATATGGAAGCAAAAATTGGGGATATTATATTAATTACTAAATGGCAAGAGAATAGAAAGAATGATTCTTTTGTTGAATATGAAGGTAAGGAGTATATACAATCTGACTTTGAACTATTAAGAATAAAAAATGTAGGTGAAACTAAAAACAATAGTTTAATTTTAACTCACGAAAGTGGAACTTATTGGTATGAATTAGAAACTCCTAGTAAAATATTTAAAACCAACCCTCTCTATTCTTATGGTGAAGGGAAAAGAGTTGTAGGAAGTGGATATGACTTAGCAAATGCAAAGATTGTTTTAAATGGATTAGGTTTTTCTTTTGTGGATTCAAAGGGTTTATCGGAAGAAAATTTAAGAAAAATTGTTAGAAATGGAGATATTATTTTAGGTGAGAAAGGTGCTAAAGGCGGAATTCCATTTGATATTGATGGTGCAATTAGATTAGGTGGAATAGATAGATATGAAACTGCCAAATTGGTAAGAGATTATTATTGGGAAATCCATGATAAATATTATGCTAAAGGATATGATTATTATTATAATGTTATTTTATTTACAAAACAAGGAGAGAAATTATTGATTCAGGAGGATATTCCTTTAACAAGACCTTACCAGATTAGAATGGGAAGTAGTCTAGATGAAACATGTGAAAACATAGTAAAAGCTATAAATGAAGAAGGTAGAGATTGGGTCGAATATTCTAAAGGTACATATGAACATGATGATGTAAGAGCTGAATATGATAAAAGTTCAAAGATTATAAATATAAAAGCAAAAGAAAGAGGTAGTAAGGGAAATAAAATATCTTCAGTAGTAAATGATTGGGAAAACACTCAAAAATTATTAAGACAAAATTATAAAATAAACCAATTTGAATTTCCCAATTTGGTGAAAGGTAAGGATGCTATTTATAGTGAGCTAGATGACACAAATGGAAAATCATTAATAGCATATATAACAGATGTGTTAAAGACAAATGAAGATAAAATGAATATTAGCTTTTCCAATAATACTATAAATATAATTTCTAAAAAATATGGAAGCATTAATAATATAATTCCTATACTATCCAATTGCTACTCTTGCAACTTCTATGATATTAAAGACAACCCTGCTGTAACTTTAGAAGGAGGAAAAGATCCAAGTGTAAATACTATTTTACAAGCTTTATATTCTACTATAGACAATGTATTTTGTAAGATGGATTTAGAAAATCAAACAATTACAGTGACTCATAAAGAAATAGGTAAAAAAACTAATATTAATATAAGTACAACTGCTATAAATGCTTATTGGGATAATGGTAAGAAATTATATGGCGGTAGAGATGGACTAGTTAATGATGAAGAAATATATATAGAAGGTGAAAGTGGACATATTGAAAGTAATAAAAACAAAGGAATTGTAGATGTATATAATGGTAATGATTTAGTTTTAAAATATGGAGAAAATAGACTTTTAATTAAGGGAAACTGTTTTATAAGATTTAAGACTAAATATAAATTATTATAAACAAAATAATTTCCAAAGGAGGTGTTTCTACTTGCTTGAAAATCAATTTGAAAGATATGGAGTAGATAGAAATCTAAAACCACCTAGAATAAAAATGACTTTATATAAGAATAAAAATGAAGCTATAGGTAGGATTAAAGATTTTTACGATGTTTCCAATAAAATCACTCTAGGCAACACAAATGAATTAAGTTTCTCTATTCCTTTTAAAATAGAGAAAAAAAACAAAATGATAAAAAATACAATGTGGAATATTTTAAAATATAGATATTTGATATTGTTTGAATATAATAATCTCAAAGAATGGTATACAATATCTAATTTAACTAAAGATAGTGCAAATCAATCCAAGCAAGTTCAAGTAAGGTCTTTACAATACTTATTGAGAGGAATAAAATTATATAATTATGAGGCTGTTTCTTATACAATTAGAGAAGTAATGAATGGTCATCAATTAGATAACAAGAGAGGAATATTACACAATACTACATGGTCATTGGGACATATAGATGAAACTTTAAAAACTAAAAAACGTGGTATCACAATGAGTGGGGAAACATCTGTCTTAGACGCTATTTATACATTAGCTGAAAAATTCAATGCTATTTTAGTATGGGATACAGAAAATGAAATTGTAAGTTTTTATGATGAAGAAACTTACGGTGAAGATAATGGATTATTAATACAATATAACAAGTATTTAGAGAATATTAAAGAAGAAGAAAATCCAGATGAAATATGTACTATATTAAAAGTACAAGGTAAAGATAACACTGAAATATCTTCAATAAATCCTACAGGAAAAACATATCTAACAAATTATAGTTATTTTATGTATCCTTTTGAAGTTGACAAAGATAATAATATAATTAAACATTCTAACTATATGTCAGACAACTTGTGTCTGGCTTTATTAAATTTTGATAAAAAAATAAATGAAAATAAAGGTAAACTACAAGAACTAATCACTAAGAAATATGTATATGACAATGCTATTACACAAAAAGAAATGCAGTTAACAGATTTACATGGAGAATATGATGCTATATTAAAGAAATTAGCAATAGCTCAATCTACTAATAGTCAAAAGGAAACTATTTTAGATGAAAAAGCTAAGAAATTTGAGCAGATTCAACAAAGAGAAAAAGATATTAAATTTGTTAAACAACAAAGGCAAGTTATAGAAACTCAAATAGATAGCATTAAATTTATTTTATCAGAAAATAACAATTTCTCACCTTCTGAGATTGAAGAATTAGAAAATTTCAGAGAAGAAAAGACATATGTAAATAATAACATAACAGATGAGAAAGAGTTATTTTTATCAGCAAATGAATATTTTCAAAAACTTATACGACCTAAAAGAGTTATTACTTTGAGTATGATTCAGTTTTTAAGGGTTGTAGAAGCCCAAAGAGATTGGAGTAAATTAAAAGTTGGTGATGTAATAACAATTAATTATTATAAGTTTGGTATAGATAAGATGAAAGCGAAGATCGTTGAACTTGATATAACTCATGAAAATATGATGATTAATATTACTATAGCAAATGTTAATGATATTGATGATGATGAAAAAAGACTTTCTAAATTGCTTTATAATGCTTCTTCAACTTCTGCAATAATAGATCAAACCCCATCCAAATTAAATACTTTAAAGGATACTGTAAATAATTTAGATGAAATAATTAATAATACGTGGAAAACTGCACAAAGACAAATATTTGCTGGAACAAATAATACAACTATAGTTAATCAGTTAGGATTGACTTCTATGGAATCTGAAAATAAGAAACGTGGATTAAGAATTAACAATGGGGCTTTAATGTGTACAGCGGAAGGTGAGAACTTTTTTAAGACTATCATTAATGGTGATGGAATAATTGATATAGGAAATTTACAAGGAAAAATAGATAAAGACACAGATATAAAAGTTGATATAGATAATATAGAAACAGGTGATGGTGAGAAAATAACTGACTTAATAGATGATAAGATGAATGAATTAAAAAATGAAACAGATAAGGCAGTTGAAGATTTAACAAATCGTGCGAATCAACAAATAGAAAGGGCAGATGAATTAGCAGATTATATAGATGGGTTAACAGGTGAAATAGGAGTTTTTAAAGTCGAAACTGAAAAAGCATTAGCTACTAAGGTAGCTGATACAGAATTTAGTTCTTATAGAATGCAAACTGCTAGAGATATAGCTGATAAAGTATCAAATTATAATTTTGATTCATGGAGAACTCAATCCGCACAAATGATAGCTGACAAAGTATCTAGTAGTGCATTTGACAGCTATAGGGTTCAAACAGATAGAGAAATCATGGATAGAGTAAAAGGTAGTGAATTTAATTCTTACATATATCAAACAGATAGAAAAATTTCTATGGTTGTTGATGATTATGGAAACATAAATGCGGCACAAATAGCATTAAGTATTAAAAATAATAGTAGTGCTATTTCGATGATTGCAGATAATATTTCAATCGAACCTAAGAGTGGAATAATTAATTTCCCGAACGGAACGGATATAGATGCTAGAGATTATGGAGACGGAAGAAATATAATACGATTAAGAAGTGATTATAACAATTATATTTTAATAAGTAGCAATGGAGTGGCATTTTTTAATGGAAGTAGTGGAGCAAATGGTAGACCTTTTTTGCAATTTGATGAAGATGCGGTTTATGTTCATGGAAAGAAAGTTAAGTGGACTTATGTTTAAAATAATTTTTTAAAAGGAGTGAATTTTATGTCTAATTTAAAAACAGAAAATGGATTTCAAAAAAGTACAAATTTAGTTATTTTAGAAACTAAAGATAAAATAATACAAACATTAGATGAAGCAAATTTACCAATCACAGTTCATCAAATGATTGTAAATGAAATAAAAGATTCGATAGATAGAGCAGCAAGGTATCAAATTGAAAAAGACAGAGTTGAATATGAAGATTATAGAAATTCTCTAGAAAAAAATAAAACAGAGGAGCGTGAAAAATAATGAAGTTTGATACAAAATTTCATGAAGAAATTATTATAAATAGTAAAGTGATTTTAGCAATGTATGGTGATTTTAATGCAGATACAGGTCATTGTTCGTTATATTTTAATCCTTTAGATACAGATGCTATAAAGAATAATAAAGAAGAAGTAGAAAAACAAATACAATTTGCAAAAACAGAGTTAAACAAGAAAATGACTAACGAGGGTTTTTTCTATAAAATATAAAATAATTTTAAAAGCGAGGTGAGAATATGAGTACGTCTAGCGATACTTCACCAATTTTAATAAAAAAAAGAAAAGGTGATTCTACAGACCCTTTTAAACATATATCTGAGAATTTAAAAATAATAAATAACATAGCTATATTAAATGAAATTCCTGATAATTTTAAAAGAGTAAATGTTAAGGGAATGGTAGAAAAAAGAACAGATTTCTATAATGAAAACAATAGTATAAATGAAAATGAATACATAGTTGATTATAAATTAGGCTATGTATTTTTTAATGAAAAAGTGAACGATAAAACTGTTGAAGTCGAATATTTAGGTACAGGAGTTGTTTTATATCCTGCATCAAGGATTTATGATACTAGACGGGAAGATGTAATAGTTACTATACAAGAAATGATAAATGGTGGAAGAAAGGCTATAGAATCATATGGAAATATAGATAATGCTATAAAAACCGCTGAAGAGTATTATGCAAAAATATCTACTTGTGTTGATGGAGTAAAGGAGATAAGTAGCACTTTAAATATAACAATTGTAAATGCTGAAAATATAAATGATATATTAGGTAAGACTATAGAAAAAGCAACAAAAACAAATGATGCTTTAGGTGGAACTATAATAAATGGAACTAATAAAATAATTGAGATAGATAATATAATACAAAAAATTTCTATCTGTGAAGAATACAATTCTGAAAAAGAGTATAAAAAGCTTAATAGAGTTTCTTTTAAAGGAAGTAGTTATGAGTGTATTAAAGACTGTAAAAATATATTACCATCTTCTAAAGAATATTGGATTTGCATAGCTGAAAAGGGGAAAGATGGTGAAGGCTCAGGAAACATGCATACTGATAGGTATGATAAAAACAATGATGGTATAGTAGATATTGCAGAGGTAGCTAATAGAATAGAATGGAGTAATATACAAAACAAGCCTGATTTATCACAAGTGGGCAAGGTGAAGTCAGTAAATACTCAAACAGGAGATGTGCTTATATCTGCAATAGATATTAAAACAATTGATGGAATGACTGTAGAAAAAAACATAAGTAATATTCGAGAAAATGTTGAGTCTAATTTAAATAAAATCGGAAATTTATCTACTCTTGAAAAAGAAATTATAGATAATCTAACAAATGAAAATAAGGAATTAAACTTAACAAATGCAATTAATTATCTATATAAAAATGGAGGAAATGGTGAAAGTGGAAATAATGATAATGATGGTTCTATAAAATTAGGTAGAATTGAAAATTTAACTGCCATTTCTGATATAGAAGGAACTAAAGCAAATTTATCTTGGCAAAATCCAACTATAACAGAATTTGAAAAAGTAGAAATATATGTTAGTACACAAGATTTAACAAGTGCCAATTATGATTATTGTACTAAAAATGCTACTAAAATAGTAGATAGTAAAATAGAAACTTTTGAATATAAAGCTAAAAATAATACTACCTATTATTTTAAAGCTTTTGCTATTTATAATGTCTTTGGAGCAATGCAAAACTCAGATGGAGTTATTACTAGTGTTAAAGTTTTAGATACTAAACCACCTGCAACTGTAACAAATATAAAAGCTACTACAGGAAATGGAGAAATAACTTTAACATGGATAAATCCAATTGATTACGACTTTGCAAAAATAAAAATTGTAAGAAAAGAAAACAACAAGCCTACAGACATAAAAGACGGAATAGTAGTGTATGAAGGTAATAATATTACATATAAAGATACAAGTTTAAGTAATGGTATAAACTATTATTATAGATTCTTTACTTATGATACAAATAATAATATAAATGATACGGATATTCAAATTATAAATGTTACTCCTAGAGCAAATGGATATGATAAACCTATTAGTGATTTTACTGCAAAAGGTGGTGATGGAGAAGTAACTTTATCATGGATTTATCCATCAGATGCAAATTTTAGTACATTAAAAATAAGAAGAAAAGAAAATGGATATCCTACTGGGATAGACGATGGTGATTTTGTTTGTGAATGCTTTTATGCAAATTCCCCAGGATATTCTGAAGAATATATAACAGGGAATGAAATAGATAAAAACTTAACTAATGGAGTTAAATATTATTACCGAGTTTTTACATTTAACAAAAACAACCAATATTGTGATATCGAAGATGGTCAGCAAGTTGCTGCGATACCACAAGCATTTCGAGAGTATGGTGTAAGATGGACAAAGTCTACAGATACAGTAGAAAGATTAGGGGATGCTGTAGGATTAACTGTTATAACAGGTGGAAAAAATGATTTTAATAATTTAATACCTTGGGCTGGTATGAGAAGATGTAATCTATCTGATAGTGGTGTTGTAAATGCTTATTATGGAAACCCTATGTATAAAGTTGATGGAAGTAATGGGCAATGTATGGTTGAAATACCTAAATTTTGGTTTAAAATAGATTATGTTAGCAATGATATTATAGAATTTTGGATATGTGATGGAGCTAAGGATGGATATGAAGTACATCCTGCTTTCTTTAGAGATAGAGAACATCTATGTGATGATAGTAGCGGTGTCGCTGAGGAAGTAGACTATAGATATCATCATACTTATCTACCTAGTCTAAATAATAATAAATTAGAAAGTAAAAGTGGCGTTTCTCCATATTTAAAAATGTCTGTTACTAATGGTAGAAATTACTCGAAAGCTAGAGGAAAAGGATGGGGGCTAGTGGATTTCAATTTAAGATATGCTATTCAACTATTATATTTAATTGAATATGCCCATTTTGATTCGCAAACTAAAATTGGAAAAGGATATGTAGAAGACTATGTAGGAAATACATTAATTCCACACGTAACAGGTGGGACTAATAGTTTAGGAAATGAAAGTGGTAATGAAAATGATAATGGAGTAGATGGGAAACATCAGGTGTCATATCGAGGGATAGAAGACCTATGGGGAAATTGTTATTATTGGATAGATGGTTTTTTGTGTGATAATAATTACAATATATTAATAGGTAATAAAGGATTTAATAATGATGGTATTAATTATAATAACTTTGGGATGGGAATAGGTGTAGGGATGGGAATAATTTCTGATATATTTGAAAACAAAAATTTAGGTTTCATTCCTAAAGATTCTAAGGGAAGTACTACAAGTAAACTTCATGATATGGGAAATTTAAGTAGAAATCTTCTTCCATGCGTAGGTGGAGTCAGAGGTGGTAATTTTAATGTTGGAATTTTTATGTTTCAATGTTATGGAGAAAAAGATTATATTGGTTCTACTACAATAGCAAGTTCTTTGTCTTATTAATAATAAAAAGGGGGGGTTAAATGTTAGTACAATCTTCAATAAAACCACAAAAAATTGAAATACAATATATAAAAGATAATATAGCACATATTAGATTAAGAAAAAACGTAAAAGAAACTATTAAAGAAGAAAATGAAGAAATCACAACAATATATAAATATGACGAAATTATTTTTGACATGGATAATACAAATAATTTAATACAACAAATTGAAAATAATTTTGACTTATATTTTAATTATGGATTGCAACAAATGGAGTTAAAACAATCCAAAGAAAAAGCAGAAAAGCAAATATATAATTTAATAAATCAACATAAGTTAGTAGATTTAAATAATAATACAGAAAGTGCTACTATATTATTAACATTACTTATGAGTGAGATAGATTCTTTGAAAAATGAAATAAAATTTTTAAAAGAAAAGGTAGGTGTTTAATTTGAATGAAATATATTTAACAGAAGCTTTTGATAAATATGTTAATCCTACATTCTTTAATATGTATGTTGTTGCAGTACAGAGTGGAAGGTTGCCAATGGAATCATTACCACCTATTTATAAAGAGAGAGTTAATGAACTATTAAATGGAGAAGAAAATAAGAAGGATACATAAAACAATTTAAAGATTAAAATGTTATAAAACTGTGATTTTACATTAATTGAAGGTGGTATAAATGGCTAAATCAAGCCATTCCTGAAGTGGAATTTTGAGAAAAATAGTAAAAATACATAATTTACTTTATATTTGATTTAGAATTGAGAAATATGAAAATTTAAGTTTTTGTATTTCTCATCTGTTTATTGTGGACATATATGAATTTAAATGACTTAATTTTAAAATATTTTTTTTAAAACGAGGTGAAGATATGAAAGGAGATTTTTGATTATGGATATGGAACACCAAATACAAGACCATGAAAATAGAATTAGGAAACTAGAAGAAAGCGATATTAGACAACAAATTCAATTGGCTAATATTGAGAAATCTCAAGCAGAAATAAAAGTTATGATAAATGAAACTTCAAAAGAGCAAACAAAAAATATGAATGAGATTATGGATAAACAGCAAAATATAATGAACGACACAATGGATAAGCAACAAAATACAATGAACGAAATGCTAAATAAAATAGTAGATACTTTCACAGATGGGGAAAAAAATAATCACGAAGAAAGATTTTATGAAAAGAAACAATTTTGGGGATTTATCATGGCTTTGGTTGCAATTGCAAGTTCAGTAATTACATATTTTTTAAAATGATAAAGTGTAGGTGATACTAAATGGCTACTCCGATAATGGGAACTTCTAAAGCAACAATAGAACAATGTGAGTTGTTTTTACATAATGTTAATCCTAAAGCACCCTACTTAGCTAATATTTATAAGAAATATTGTGATATTTATGGAATTAAATTAGAAATTGCATGGGTGCAAATGTGTTTGGAAACTAATTTTCTTAGATATTCAGATACAAGTATAACAACATTAGATATGCATAACTATGCTGGATTAGGTGCTTTAGATGGAAACGGAAGAAAACAAGCTTTAAAATTTAATACAAAAAATGAAGGTGTTGAATGTCATATTCAGCATCTTTTTGCTTATTGTAGCAGAAATAATTTACCACAACAACAATTGATAGACCCTAGATTTAAATATGTAGATAGAGGTTGTGCTATTAATGTTGAAGATTTAGGAAGTGGTAAGTGGGCTAGTGATAAGCAATACGCAAATAAATTACTAGACTTATTAGGTAGACTTACAAATACAAAAATAGAAAAGAAAGGGGATAACGTAATGTCAAAAGGAATGATATCATATGATTTTGGACATATGGAAGGAGGAGAAGATACCTCTGCTAATGGGATATTATATGAATATTCTATTGTTAGAAACTATGGTTCTGTTGTTGTAAGAGAGTTACAAAAAGCAGGATACACATTAGTAAATTGTACTCCACCAAATGGAAGAATGAGTTTAAGCCAATCATTATCTTATAGAGTTAATAAAGCTAATTCAAGTGGCAGTATGTTGCATTTATGTTTTCATGCTAATTGCTATAATGGAAATGCTTATGGTTGTGAAATGGAAGTTGCCTCAGATTCAAGTGCTAGAATAGGACAATCTATACAAAATGAAGTAGTATCTTCTTTAGGATTTGCTAATAGAGGAGTAAAAAGACCTAGCTTGTATGTTACAAGAAATACAAATATGCCTTGTGTATTAACAGAACCATTTTTTATAGATAATAGAGGTGATTGTAATAAATATAATGTAGAAAAACTAGGTTGTGCAATAGCAACAGGTGTGTTAAAAGCATTAGGAAATAATTATAGACCATCTACAGGTGGGAATAATTCTAGTTCAAGCTCTTCACCTTCTAAGCCAACAGCAATAGTTACAGCTAGTGCATTAAATGTTAGAGAGCAAAAATCTACTTCTTCTAAGATTTTAGGTGTGTTGTCTAATAACAAATCAGTTGAAGTATATAAAGTTGAAGGAGATTGGGTACATATTTATTATCCACCACATGGAGGATTTATTAGTAAGCAATATGTAAAACTATATAATATACCAGATTCTATTGTACAAAAACCTAATAAACCAGTAGAAAAAAAGGAGGAAAAGAAAATGGATATAATATTATACTTTGGATATGTTGATGAATATGGTGCTAACTTATTGAGAGATAAATTAAAGTTACCAGTATTAAGTTTAGCTGATTTTAAAGCAAATACAAATTTAAAGAATAATGTAGGAAGAATTTATATGGTAGGTGGAAGTGAGAAACCTGTTTCAGATACGGTTTTAATTTCTAGTGGTGGAAGATATGATACTGCACAAGCGGTCATAGAATACATAAAAAAATTAAAATAATATCTAATTAAAAAATAATTTAAAAAGGAGAGATTTATATGCCAGTTAATGATTTTATAAATTTACAACAAATTGCTACTTTTTCTGGGTGTTTATCAATAACGCTAATGATTGTGCAACTTTTGAAGGATTTGAGTTTTTTTAAACAAATGCCTACTAGATATCTAGCTGTTATTGTCGGTGTAATAAATGTAATTATGACATCTATTATGCTAAATACTTTTAGAATATCTGAATTATATTTAATGATTATAAATGGTATTTTTATAGGAATGACAGCAACAGTTACATATAATTTTAAGGGAGATAAAAACAATAAAGAAATTCAACCTACAAATGATCTTTTTTATCATGAAGCACCACAAGATATAATAGAAAACTCAAATATAGATACTGATACAAAAGAATTTGATAATATAATAGAAGAAAATACAATAAGTGAAAACAAAATAAAAGGTTAATTTTAACAAAATTCTTAGGGTTGGTATTTTATGTACTAGCCCTTTATTTTTAATTAAAGGAGGTAATTAGAATGGGAGCATTAACTGAACATAGTTATTTTATATCATCCACAAAATATCCTAAAGCTGATGCAGAAGGGTATTACCAAGCTACCGATGGAGAAATAATACAAATGTATGATGATAATGATAGCCCTGTAACTATAAATGGTATAAGAATTATTTCACCAGATGAACCAATCTATATAGCTTTTGATAATAGCAAATCTTATGCTTTAATAACCCCAAACATGCCATTAGTTATTAATAAACTCAGCATATATAGAATTAAAGTTAAAAATGCTTGTAGATTTTATTTTGATGGATTAACTTATTAATCAAACTATTTGAAAAGGAGTGATTTTTATGCCTTTTGTAAGTATGGGTGGAATTTCCAATGGTGGAACTAATGGCAGTTCTACAGATTTAACATATGTTAATAAAAGAATTAGTGCTAATACAACAGAAATAAACTCAATAAAAGAAAAAAATATTCAGCAAGATTCTAGTATAAGCATAAATACTTCTACTATATCTACTTTAAAAACGGATAATACTCAAAATAAGAGCGATATATCCAAATTGAAAACAGAAATAATAAATAAAAAAGATGAGTTAGTAAAATTAAATTCTTTAGACACAGCAGGTTATCTAGAAAACAAGATTGACAATAATTCTATTCAAATAAAGAATAATAAATTAATTGCTAGATCATTAGATGGCTTGGAAGTTACTGTTGCAGAACTTAATATGTTAAAAGGAATAAAAGATAATATTCAAAAGATGATGGATTTAACTCAAAAGGGTATGCAATTTCGAGGGTTTGTAAATACCTATGAAGAATTGACACAAATTCCTGATGTTGAAGCAGGATATACAGCAATTGTTAGAGCTGATGAACAAAGTGAAAATAAAAAAATGTTTTACATTTATGATGGTGCTAAATGGCAACCAACTTATGAGGTTTCTGCTGATAATATGGGCAGAGATTTTATTATAGAACCTTTAAATTTAATGGTAGAAACTAAAGGTGTTTTACCTGAAAATCAAATAGATATAAACATAGCAAGAAAAACTGATATACAAACTAAATTAGATAAAGTTGCTAGTGCAACCCAAGATAACATAGCTATACTAAATAAAGATGGCAGCTTAAAAGATAGTAATAACAAGTTAAGTGATTATGCTAAAACAGATCATACACATAAGGAATTAGAAGATAAGATGGCTTTAAAAACGGATTTACATAATCATATGAATAAAGACACTTTAAATAAATTAACTACAAGTGAGGATGGAAAATTATTATTTGATGGAAGCCTTATTGAAGGAAATTCTAATGGCGGGACAGGAATATGTACATGGAATAAATTTGAAATATAGGAGGTGTAGTTTATGAATATTAGTTTTGAAGCCTTATTAGAGAAACCTTTAGAAGTGGTTTTAGGTAGAATATATTTTATTAAAGAAAACAACGAAGTAAATTTATATTTAGGTAAAAGCGATAAAACATTACAGTATATAGGTAAGCAATTAGGTGATTCTTCAGTATTACCAACAGAGCTACAAGGGAAATCTATAATGGAAATGTTTGCTTACCTTTTTCAATATGCCAATAGAAATAAGAACAATTTAAAAGTCTTAGTAGGAAATTCTATTGGCATAGATTATACTACTAAAACAGATGAAGAAATATCAAATGATATTATAAATAGAAAAGATTTAATTTGCAAAGCTTTATCAAATAAAGGTGTTATTGCTACAAAATCAGATGAGTTATCTGTTTATGCAGCTAAAATTAATTCTATAGTACAAAACTCTCAAATTAAAAACACTAAATTGAATATAAAAAAAGGAGAGACTAAGCAAATTGCATTAACAAATCCTACAGATATTCAAAATGTGTGTACAAGTGTATTAGAGTATAAAGCAGATCAAGATAATGTAGTTAAATATGATTGTGGGTTCAATAATGGGGATTTTACTAGCTTTGATTTTGTATCAGATATAACATTTGATGGGAAAATGAAACAAAATAATAAGATTAAAGAAGATGCTTTTATTAAAATACAAGAGAATGAAACTTTTATCGAAAGTCAATATCATATAAATAAAAGTTTATTCCATACTTTAGATAAAATTGAACCATATGAAGAAGGGGATATTGACAAGATTAAATTAACAGGTACTTATTTTCCTACTGTAGTAAAAGCTAGTGATGATATAAATTTAAATGGTATAAATAAAATCAACAAAATAATATGGGTAGCAAGTGATGGAGATGTTTCTAAGAATAGATTAATTTTCAGCTTAGATAGTGGATTAACATGGAAAAGTTATGATATTAACAATAAAACTATAATAGATATCAATATAAATAATTTGTCTGAAGTAGAAAATAAAGGATTAACTATTGAGCAAGTAAATAGTTTAACAATAGAAGATTTAGATATATTAAGAGATAATAGTCCAAAGATTAGATTTGGATATTATTTAGAAAAGAATAATGCTTTTGATGATTTATACAATGATAATTTATCTATTACAGTTGATATGAAGGGAAGAGATATTCCGAGTCTAAATTATATATGGAACTTTGATGAAGATGGAAAAACTATAAATTATAAATTTATAGAGGATGGTACATATACAATTATCTATTGCGACAATGATTAAACAAATGATAAAAGGGATTTGATGATATGAATAAAAGAGAATTAATTGCAAGTAAAATTATGATGATTTCTTATATATATAAAGAATGTTTAATAAGAATGGATATAGAAACTTTAAAAGAATTATATAAAAGATTAAGGAAAAGGTGGTAAAATGATAAAAAAATATATACCTATAAAGGATTATAGTAATAATTTGGTAGCACAATATAAATTTGAAGAAACAAGTGGTGTAACTTGTATAGATAGTAGTGGTAAAGGTAACAATGGTATTTATGTTGGTACAACGAGTGTTACAGGAGAAAATGGAAATGCTAGAAGTTTTAATAATTTTTTATCGTCTACTTCTGCAATTGATTATATCAACTTTAATAATTCTATAATCCCTACTGGAAGGAAAACAATTAAATTTAAAATTAAATTTAAAGACAATATTGAATATGCTCCAATATTAGGAAATTTATCTAGTAGTGGAGGGGTGTATGACAAGGGGTTGGGGTTTTTTATTGATTCAAATAAAATTAACGTTATGGTTAGAGATGGATCTCCCTCTTGTTTTAACTTTACATCTTCAAACCCAATAAATGATGGATTATATCATCAAGTAATGTTTACTTGGGATGGTACAAATGATAATGATACAATAAAATTATTCATAGACGACATGATAAATCCTAATATTACAACCACAATACAACAAAATGAACCGATATATTCTCAAAATTTTATAATTGGAACAAGACCAGTGAAATCATATGGGTTTAAAGGCGAATTAGATGAGATAGAAATATATAATGAAGTTGTAGAATTTGCTGATAAAAGATATTTACTAAAACAAAACAACCATTATTATACTATAAAATCCGACTTTTATAAAAATGGTAATTATGAATCTATTCCAGAATTAGAAGGAAAAGAAATATTAACTAAAACTGATTTTGAAACTTATGGTATAGATGATTTAAATTTATTAACTAAAAATATCAATACTCAAGACATTAAAGGAACTGATAAGGGGAATTTGGGTAGTGGTAAGTTATTTGAAATGCCTTTTAATAATGATTTCATGAGTATAAGTGAGGTGAAATAAGCATGGCTAAATATTATCCTAAGAAAGATTACTCATCAAACTTAGTAGCACAATATGAATTTGAAGATAATGATAATATATGTAGAGATAGCAGTGGAAATGACAATAACGGTACTTATTATGGTACTACAAAAATTGTTGAAAATGGCAAAACATCTAGAAACTTTAATGGGACTAGTGATTATATACAATTTAATAAAACAATAACTCCTGCAAATGATTTAAGTATAAAGTTTGATATAAAATGTACTGATGTTGAAAGATTTAGTTTTGTATTTACAAATTCATATTCTTCAAGTGATAATGGGGTATTAATACAAATAAAAAACAATAAAATTGATTGTATTTTTCTTAATAAATTATGCGAATCTAATAATGGACTAGTAAGTGCAAATTTAAATGAAAATACTTGGAACAGCATTTTAATTACGAAAAAAGATAAAGTTATTAAAATGTATAAAAATAATTTAGCAATTCCAATATCAACTAGCGAAGTATTATATGATAATAATCCTTGCGAATATAATTTAAAAATAGGAGATTATAGTTATGCGCATTATTATTATAAAGGTAATCTATCTAATTTGGAAATATATAATAAAGCTATAGAATTTACAGATAAAAAATATTTAATTCAGGATAAAAATAATGCCTTATACACACTAAATCAAAATAATTTAGTCCAAGCTCCATCACAAATATTAGATGAAAATAATTTTAATAATAATGGATTTACAGATACCGATTTAATAACTAAAGATTTATTACTAAATAAATTTGAAAACTTAGAAGAAATTAAATTACTTGCATATACAGATAATTTAGAAAAGAATAAATGTGAAATGATTTATAATTGTAAGCCAAATGCTCCGAGAGATAAATTAAAATTAATAGGTAACGGTAAGTTTGATATATTAATGAAAGAATGTTAAAGAGAACGATATAAAATATTCATTTTAAATAAAATAATTTTAAAGTTTAGATTGGAAGTGATATAGTGGCAAAATATATACCTAAAAAAGATTATAGTCATAACTTAATAGCAAAATATAACTTTGAAGAAACAAGTGGTAATATTTGCATAGATAGTACAGGAAAATATAATGGTGCTTATGTTGGTACAACAAGTATTGTTGGAATAGATGGTAATGCTAGAAGTTTTAATGGTGAATCTGATTGTATTAATTTTAATAATTCAATAATACCGTTAGGAAAAAAGAGTGTTAAATTTAGAATTAGACTTCAAAATAATTTAATGAAAAATCAGAATGTTATTTTTTATGTAGGAAATGATAATTACAAAAATAGTGGAAGCTTACAGTGTTCTTATTTAAGGGATGCACAAGAAATAAGGTTTGCGTCTGGGAAACAAGATAGTTCTGGTTCTTGGCAAGTTGTATTCGATCTAAAATACAAGTGTATTTTAACAGATAGCAAGTGGCATGATATATTATTAACTTTTGATAATAATATATCCAAAATGTATATTGATGATTTAATAAACCCAGTTGAACAAATGACAAAATTAACTGATGAAAATATTTCTTATTATAATAGAAATTTTTCTATAGGTGGATTAGTAGATTCAAAAGAATATTGTTTAAAAGGCTTGTTAGATAATTTTGAAATATACAATGAAGTAATAGAGTTTACAAATAAAAAATATCTAATAAATCAAAATGAAAATTATTATTCAATTAATTCTAATTTCCTAAATCTCGGACAGCCTATAGATAATACTCAATTAGAAAATTGGTACAATAAATATGGTGCAGATGATGTAAATATAATAACTCAAAATCTAAACAATAAAGAGTTTCCTATGACTAAAAATGAAAGTGGAATATGGGAAACTGATTTTCAATTAGATATGAATGATGTTGCAGATAATATTGACTTGGTTGATATGGATGAAAACAATAAATCTATTAAATACAATTGTAATGATTATAGGATAATAGACTTATGTGATGATGAATTTGATATAAGAATGTTAAAAGAAAAATAGAGAAGGATTAAACTAACTCCTTCTCTTATAAAATGAATAGGGATAAAATAGCTAATATTTATAATAATGTTACTCATATGTTAACATAAATTATAAAATATGTAAACCTTTCTTATTTAGTTTAAGTTGGCTGTAGAATTTAACTATAGTATAAAAGGTAGCCTATTTGTTTTTTAATTTCAAAAATTTCAGTAGAATCTATGCAAATAATTTGATAAATATGATAAGCTTTTTATTGATAATAATTATTATATATCCATTTATGGTTTTATATATAACTTTAAATGGATATATAAATAAAGAATTAATATAATTTAATATTTTCTTCCCATAAGAATAGTTATGGGAAGAAATTGCTAAAAAAATCATAATATATTATAATATTCTTGAGGTGTAATATATGAATGAAAACATAAGCCATTTTCAAGAATATTTAGTTAAAAATAAAAAAGATTTAAAAACAATTGAATCCTATACTACAGATGTTGTGTTGTTTTTCCAATATATAAAAAAGCCCATTGAAAATATTGATGACTTAGATATTGAAAAATATAAAAACTTTCTTTTTAATAAGGGATATAAGGTTTCATCTATTAATAGAAAAATGGTTGCTTTAAATATATTTATGAAATTTTGTGATAAGAATATAAATATAAGCCAAGAAAAAGTTCAAGTCCAAAATTTCTTAGATAATGTATTAGAAGGTGATGAACTTCTCAAAATTGTTAAACAAGCAGAATTAAATCAAGATTATAGAGCTAAAACTTTACTTTTAACAATGTATTATACTGGAATGAGGATCAGTGAATGTCTCCAATTAACAGTTTATGATATTAACAAAGATACAATTATTATTAAAGGTAAAGGAAGAAAATATAGAAATGTATTTATTCCAAATAAACTAAAATTAATATGGAAAGAGTATATGAATTATAGAATTAAAAAAGGAGACAAGCTATTTACTGGCATACGAGGTGGTATAACAAGAAGATATGCAAATGATATTTTTAAAAAATATGCACTATTAGCAGGAATAGATAAGGAAAAAGCACATAATCATAATCTCAGACATTTATATTGTAGAAAAATGATTTCTAAAAACATAGATATAGCTACGCTAGCTGATCTGGTTGGACATTCAGACATCAATGTTACAAGGAAATATTTGGTTAAATCTAAAAAAGAATTGTTAGATATTATTAATGAATTATAAGTTAGTTTTATACTAGCTTATTTTTTTATATATTTTTTAAGAAAAGTGGTGATAAAAAATGAGATATTACTTGTGTTTTTCATGGAAACAGAAAGAGTTTCTAAAAGAACATGATTTTAAATATGAATTTAAAGCTAGGCACATTGGAAACGGAAAAGTTTTTTACTTCTATTTTTGGAGCTATCGATTAGATTTATGTCTAAGAGAATATAGTGAGATCAAAAGAATTGAATTAGATTTAAAAAAGAGATTTTAGCTTTATCAGATTTTATATAAAATAATTTGACAATATATATTTAAAGGAGATTTTTAAATGGACATTAGATATTACCCTTGTTTTAGTGGTAAACAAAAAGATTTTTTAAAGAGTAAAGGAATAAATTATTTAATTAAATGTAGGCATTTTGAAAGTGATAATAAAATGTGGATATTTATATTTGATGAAAATAGGAAATTAGAAAATGCTTTAGAAGAATGGACTAAGAATAGACCTGGTTAATTTTAGGTCTATTTTATTTTGTAAAATTTATAAATGTTTTTTAGAGAAATTAAAAGTTTATTGAGGAGGAATTTAATATGGGAAAGAAAAATAAAAAGTATACAATTGAAGAAGTAAAAGACTTTACCAAAGATAAAGGTTATGAGGTATTAGATAAGAAGTACATTAATATAAAAACTAAAATGGAATTTAAGTGTATAAAATGTGGACATATCATAATTAAAAGTTTTGATAATTTTAAGAATAACAAAAATAATTGTCCAAACTGTAAATTAAAAAAATCAAACAAATTAAATAAACCAAAAAGCCAAACAATTTACACTACTGAAAAAATAAAAGAATTTGTAGATAAAAATAATATAGAATTAATAAATATAATAAAAGGAAATGGTGTATTTTCTAAAGTCTTATTAAAATGCAAAGAGTGTAATCATGAATTTTCAAGAATGTTTTATGTTTTTAAAGACAATCCTACATGCCCAAACTGTAGAGAAAATCCAAGACGAGCTAAATATGAAGACATTAAACAATTTGTAGAAGTAAATTCTAAAAGTGGTTGTAAATTTTTAGAAACAAAAGAAGGTTATAAAGAAAAATGTTTAAAACAGCCTAAAATGACATTATGTAAATTAAAATTTCAATGCAAATGTGGTAATGAATTTGAAATAAGTTTTAATACTTTTAAAAGTGGAAATAAAAGAAGGTGTAATAAGTGTTCATATGAAGCTACAGGTGTTGGTAGAAAATATACTTATGAAGAAATAAAAAATTATATTGAAGTAGAAAGTGGCAGTGGTTGTAAACTGCTAAGTACAACCTATGAAGATAACCATAAGCCATTACATTTAGAATGTTCATGTGGTAATGACTTTTATAGAGCGTTAGCAGAATTTAAATATGGCTTATTTAAGTGTAAAAAATGTACAGGTGCAACAATAAAATATACATATGAAGAAGTTTATAATGATTTAAAAGAACATAATATAGAACTATTATCAAAAGAATATATCAACTATTCTACAAAAATGAAGATTAGATATATTTGTGGATTTGAGGTAGATAGGAATTATTATAATATTAAAAAATCTGACTATAAATGTCCTCATTGTAATAAAAAAGGATATAGTCGAGATACAGAACAATTATTTAAAGAAATTGATGAAATAACAAATGGAGAATATGAGCTACTTAGCGAATACAAAACTATGAATGATAAGGTATTAATAAAACATAATAAATGTGATAATACATACGAAGTTACACCTCATAATTTTCTTGATAGTGGAAACAGATGTCCAATTTGTGGAGTTTCTCATCATGAGTTATATATCAATGATTATTTAATAAAAAATAACATACCTTTTATATCTCAATATGAATTTGATAGATTAATAGGCTTGGGTGGTGGCAATTTGAAATTTGATTTTGCTATATTTAATGATAAAGAAAGAACTAATTTAAATTGTTTAATCGAATATGATGGAGAATTTCATTATTTCCCTATTATAAATGATAAACAATTGAAAAAACAACAAATACATGACAAAAGAAAAAATAAATACTGTAAAGATAATAATATAAAATTAATCAGAATTCCTTATTGGGAGAGTGAAAATATAGATAATATATTAAATAAAGAATTAAATATAAAACAATATGACAATTAAATTTTAAAAGGAAGAAGATGATAATATGGCTAATGAATTAAAAAGGAGTAAAAGAATTATAATTGGCGATGATAATATTCAAAATGAAATAAATACCGAAAATTTAAAGCTGCTTAAAAAATATGAAAGAGATATGCAAATGAGAGAACTAAGTAATAAGTCTATTTATTCTTATAAATGTGATTTAATGGCATGGATGAGATATTTAGTTATCAATCAATTTAACCCAGTTGCAACAGAATTAAATGAAGATGATATAGAAGAATTTATATTTTATTGCAAAGAACAAGGTAATAACACAGAAAGAATTAAAAGAAGAATGGCTAGTTTAAGTGCTTTTTATAAGTTTTTAAGAAGAAAAAGAATAATAAAAGAAAATCCTATGGAGTTCATTCCTAGACCAAAAAAGGGATTACCTGTTGTTGTACAAACCTTTTTAACTAAAGAACAGTATCAATTAATGAAGAAAAAATTAGAGAAACAAGATGATTTTCAATTAAGAGTATATGCTTCGTTTTCAATTTCAACTATGGCTAGGGTCAATGCAATAAGCAATGTCACTTGGTCTCAAATAGATTTTGATAATAGAACTGTAGATGATGTCTTGGAAAAGGAAGGCAAGATTGTAACATTATACTTCTCAAAAGAAGTTAAAGAATTATTATTACAACTAAAAAAAGAAAGAGAAGAAAAAGATATAGATAGTAGTTATGTTTTTGTTACAAAATATAATGGAAAAATAGACAAAGTAGATACTAATACATTAACTAGATGGGCTAAAAAAATTGGAGAAATGATTGATGTTCCAACATTACATCCTCATGATTTTCGTCATTCAGGAAGCCAGCTCTTAATGTTATCTGGAATGCCTATAGAGACTATTTCAAATTTATTATCCCATTCAGGATTGGATGTCACAAAAAATCATTATTTAAAACAAGATAAAAGAAAAATGCAAAAAGAAAAAGATAAATTTGAAATCTAATATAAAATAATTTTAAAATCATATTCTTAATACATATAAACAAAAGAGGGTGAACTTCATGAACAATAAGGAAATAAACATTGAGAAAAATAATCTTTCTAATACCCATATAACTAAAACTCAAGTTATGCAAATACTATACAAAGATTTACAAGACACACATACAGAATTCCATAATACACATACTTTTGATTTCTCAAAAGGTTATATAAAAGGAAAAGAAGATACTATAAGAAAAATAGAATTATTGTTGCAACTATTAGATTAAACCAAATTATTATATACTTAATAAAAATAAATTAAATAATACCAAAACTATAAGGAAGGATATAATCAATGGGGTTGAAAATACTACCTTCATAGTTTTGGTATTACAATCATATTTATTCAATATTTTATTTAATTATATAATAATTTTCCTCATATGTCAAACGTTTATTCGATAGTTATTTGAAAAATTTTAGGGTTAATAGTCTATTAATTAGATTATTAACCCTATTTTTTTACTTTTTATTAAATTACAAACATTACTTACACTTAGTATACTATAGTAATTCTACATCTGCTATATAGCTTGTTCCTATATTGTGATATTTTTCATTGTCAAGTAACAAACATAGCATATCATCTTCCTCTACATCTTTACCTAGTTCCATTGGCAATACTTTACCCACAATTACATTCCCATCAATATCTGTAACCCTTATTCTATCTCCAAAATCAATATACATATCAAATCCACTCATATTATTTTCTTTTGTTACTCTTATACATGGCATAATACTTGTAACTATCATTTATTTTCTTTCACTCCATTCTCTATATTTTACATATGTAATGTTTATTTAATTATACCATATATTTCTCATGTTCTATTTTTGTATTAATGATATCTCCAACATTGTATTTATATTTTATTACTTTACTATTATGATTGTAAGTTGTTTTTTTGAATATTCTTTATAAGTATCTCCTTTTATTTATTTTTTTAAAATTTTCAATATGTACTTTCATTTTTTCATAAACATCCTTTATGTCATCATTAAAGGTTGATATTCGTATTTCTGTACGAGGATGTTTTTTATCATGGTCTAAAGTTATGAATAAAGGATTTATATGTCTATAATTGTCATCAATATACATCTTACTTTTTACAAATAGACCATCATTTAGGAATTTTATTCCGCCACTCTGATTGTCATTATCTTTCTTTGCTTGAGTTTCACTAAAAACCTTATATTCTACTAAAGAATTAGAAATTTTTAAGTTGTCTAAATTATATTTTTTAGCAATCCAAACACCTAAATTTCCCCACTTATCTTTTTTGTCATTCATAGTCATACGGTTGTTTATTGTTAATACCTCATTTAAACTCATTGCTCCATATATACAGTCATTTATAGTATATTTTTTTATACTAATTGCTTGTTTTTTCGTTTTTTGTTTTCCTCCTTTTGTTAATTGTGGAGTTCCATCTTTATTGAATAATTTAACTGTTTCCAATCTTGCAAAAGGTAGAGTTCTTGCAGTAGGATGTTTTTTTAAATAGTATTGGTGATATTCATGTATTAACTCTCTATCAATTGTTATTAAATATGTATCTTTTATTGTTTTACTAATATAAATCACTCCCTAATTGTATTTTAATAAATTATTTTGCATTACTATTTTGTTGCTCACAAATCAAATAAGAATATGGTAATGCTTCAATCCATTTACAAAATTCACGCCATTCAGGTAATCTATGATTCTTTCTTTGAGAATAAACAGTTTTTAAAGCTCTATAATTAGTTGTAAGCCTTGCAGTTAATTCAAACCCAATAGGGTTACTATATAGTAGTTTTAGATAGTCTTCTTTATCTTGTGTCTTGTTATATGTATCTTTTAATTCTTCCATAATATCTATCATTCTCTTATCAACATATTCATTATATTGAGTTTTTAAATCAAATTTAGCTATTCTATGCATTGTACTTTGACTAGATACAAATTCAACAAATCTATATCTCTCTAACTCTACCCATGCTTTATTACTAAAAGTTAAATTAAAAGCTACTCTTATACCTGTCATAAACTGGTCATGTCCTGTACCTTTTTCACAATTAGCTAATTTTACAACAGTATTAGTTATTTCAGAACTACAATTATTTGTGTCAATTGACATGGGATATTTACTTGCAGCTATACTTTCTTCCAAATCATATATTTTAACATTTTCTATTTTCATTCTGATACCTCCAATTATTTAATCTCTTCTAATTCATTTCCAAAGAAATAAGCAGTTTCGTTACTATCAAATAATACTTTATATTTTCTATAACCATTTAGTACAACATGATTTGTATAAACTTGTCCTATTTTATCTACATGTTCTATTAAATGATGTGCTTTTTTAGGATTGTTAATTTGTTTAATCTTTACTTTGCTACCATTAGGAATGATAGGTTTATTAAATAAAATTACTTTATATATTTCGTTCACAGTATTATATACCAATTTATTTTCAATACAATAATCCACCTCTGATTTTATATTGGAGAATAAGTCAATGTCACTGAGATATCTTCTGCATATCTCTTTACAACTAGGCTGAATTTCTCTATGTAAGCTCCTTAATAATCTTTCTTTGTCTTCTACATATATGTAAATTCCTACTACGTTTTCTTTACCTACATTCTGTATTATTTGTTTGTATCCATGTGGTTCTATAGCACATACATAGTCATTTTTAGATAAATCAAAATTATTAAATTCTTTATCAATACAATAATGCCACTCTCTGTACTGAGTATTTTCTAATAAAGAATTGCTATTTTTTAGTTCTTCAAATTCTTTTTCTGATATATAATGATAATCTACACCTTCTTGCTCCCCTTCTCTTATTGGTCTTGTTGTTGTACTTATAATTCTTCTTTCACCTTTTTTTTCTAACATCTTTTCTACTGTAGATTTACCACTAGCTGATTTGCCTAATATACAATAAAGTTTTCCCATACAACTACTTTCCACCTTTCTTAAATTGCTTTATTTCATGTTTTAATTGTTCTATAATTTCTTTATCTGTATCATTTTTATAATTAGTTTTCTCTATTAGTTCCATAGCTTGTACATCATTTATTTCTGATATGTGTTTTTTTATTATTTTTATGTACTTGTTTATATTCATTTAATTGCCCTCCTAGATTTTATATAGCAGTAATAAGAGTATGCATAAACACCATTAACATACCTGTAATAATACCCATGAAGTATTCATCAAAGAATGTAGATTTGGTTGTTTTAGTAATTCTATCACCTACAAAATAAATTATTCCAGTCATAAGTAAGCTTAATAAATATCTCATATGTATTCCTCCTTTCAGTTTTGATAAAAGTTGAGTTTTATAGCATCATTATTAAATTGTTTTATATTTTGCTATTAATACCTCCAATTCGTCCATGAAACTTATTAATTTAATCACTCTCTTTCTTGAATAAACTTTTTAAATCCTCTTTTATAGTTTTTCCTTGAGATTCACATAGTTCTTTCCATGTCATATTAAAAACAACTGCTTCACCTAGCAATCCTAGCTCAAATTCTAAATTTACTCTTGAGTTATGCTTTAATTTAATTTTGTCATAATTTTTACAATAAAAGTCTTGAGGTGTATCTCCAAATTTAATAGACATTGCTGACCAATCACATATCATTTCAATAATATACCTTAAAGGCATTTCTAATTTTCTTTCATGCCAATAATTCCAGTGATGCTTGTTTCTATCTTTATGGTGTTGCCAAGCCTTATTGAAATCCTTTTTTACGTTTTCTTTTGTTTTTATTTTATCTTTATTTTGTATACAGGGAACATTAAATAATACTGCATCTGAAGGGTAATTACCATAAAAATATCTAGCATAAGGTATAAATTCTTTAGGATTAAATTTACTTAAATCATGTGTAAAAGCATGAATAATTAAATCTCTTTTATTCTTACCTTTATATCGCTTAGACATTTTAACACACTCTTTAAACACATTTTTCTTATGTTCACAAACATATTTAAAATATTTTATGTATATATTTATTTTAATCACTCCTTTATTAACATTATTAAATTATTTTATATTAATATAAATTTATCATTTTAATATAATTTTTTATTCCCATATCTTTGACTATTCAATGGATATTTAGCGAAAGCTTTAATATTTTCAATCTTGTATTCCTTTAAATTAATCCACGTTGTCATTTTACCATTCAATATTTCATTGTGATATAATTGGATATTTTTTGTCCCAATTTTAAAAACAATGCCTGAAACAGTTTTATCTTTAAATTGTATTGAAACTTTATCTCCCCGTCTTATTTCTTTGTGTTTATCACATCCCCAAATACATAAACACCTATCCATTTTTGAACCAATCATAATTTCTCTCCCCCGTTATTTTAAATTTTTATTAGCTAAACATAGAAATATTCAACTGAATATATATCTATCTCATCTTTATCATTTTTAATAGTTATTAAATCTATAGAATTAACAGCTAAAACCTCATATTCTTTATCTTTAGTTAAGTTAAATTCTGTTGCTGGTTGATTTGCTTTAACTAAATCACCTTTTACTACTTCTTGCATTTCTGACAACCTTGGATCATTATAAAAGTTTAATATAGCTTTCATTTTTACTCCCTCCTATTATTTATTTTAAAATTATTTTACGTTAAAATACTGATTTTATAACATTTTTATCCTTGAAAAATGTAGCATGAGTGAGTATTTGGAAGTATTTAAGAGCAAAATTCAGTATTTTTATTAATAATAACTATAAGCAAGAGAGAAAGATTATAAATTAAAGTATGAGGTCTTTTGTTATGATATTAAGTTTTGTGATTTCTCTCTTGTATATTACAATATTTTTGAATGACGAATTAATAACCGTATTTATCCTCTCTCCATTCTGAAGCTTCTTCGGCACAATTCTTATGCATTAGTTCGCACCACTTTTCACCAATTTCTGAATTATCTGCACCATCATGATATACATTTCCCTTGTCTATATCTTCCTTGGAGATACTTTCATGACACCAAGGACATTCTACTACTTCTTTATCTGTATCAATTAATTTACCTACCATATTTTTATATTTCATTCTTAATTCCTCCTTAATTTTTCTTCACAATATAATCATTTTGTGAACTAATACATCACCATCTCAAATCTATATTTTTGTTGTACATCTGGATATTTTTTATGGTCTACCTCACTTGCAAACATATTTAAAGGTCTTGCATATGGGAATTTTGAACAATCATATAGTGATTTATATATTATTAAAGCTTCATCACTATCTTTAGGATTATGATAATACTGTCCTTCTTTTTCAAACAATGTTATTGTAGTTTCTCTTTCTGTTAACTTGACAGTGAAAATATTAACTCCAACTGTTTTAAATAAATCATTAAGTACAGAATCATAATCTCTTAATGGTTTGCTTAAAAACATTGTTACATACGTATAATTATTTAATACCCCATCTTTAGAATGTTTAAAATGTCTATATATTGCAGGGCATACTATTTCTCTATTCATATTAGGATTCTCCTTTCATGTTACGATATATTTAAGATGTCAATTATTTAACGGTTGTGAATTCTATTCTTGTAGCAAAATCTACACCAAAAGGTTTTTTACACTTTTCACAATCCATTGAAAACTCACCTTCCATATCTCCTACCTCTATATAATCAAGACCATCATGTTCATGCTTACAATAAGGACATTTTATCTTCTCATTTTCTTTAAATATTATATCAAAGTCTTTATCTTTGAGGTTATTCAGTATTTCTATATCTTCTTCAGTCCACCCATTTTCTTCTAATAACTCTGCATTTAATAAATTTTCTACAGCTTCTTTTATTAATTCTACTTCTTTATTCATTAAATTTACCCCTTTCTATATAATAATTTTATATGGTATTATACACTCTACCACTTCAAAATCTTTTTTACATATGTTATTCCTGCTTTTAAAGAATCTTCAATATGGTTAAAGGATTCCTCGTAAATTGACTCTCCATCTTCCAATCTTATTACATAAACAGTATAAGTAGTTGGTGGCATTAAACCCTTTTTTATTTCTTCTTCATATCCATTTTGATATTGATCTACAACTGTATATTCTATTGCGTATCCCTTTTTAGATATTTCTTCAATTTTTTTTAATATATCCATAATTACCTCCTCGGGTTATATTTCCTCTACTTAACCATCTAAAACCCCATCATAATATGAAATATCATTCTTTTTCATCCATGTGCATTTTATACTTTTTAATCAAATTTTTTAATTAGCATTCTATACAAGCAGTCTGTTAAGAATACTAAGCTCATCATGCTTTTGTTATTTATTAAATCTAATCTGTCTCCATGAAGAACATGTCTTGTTACAAATGTAGGACTTTTTGATGTAGATTTGTATATATAGCATGTACCTTTTTCATTAAAAAATGTTGAATATAATTTTTCTAATTCTTTACTTTCTTTATATTTAAAACAATTTTCTGATAATACTTTGGTAATATTGTTAATAATCTTCCATTCGCCTATAGGCTTGTTTGTATTGAATCCTGATTCTCTTATTTTATATTCCATTAAAGTAAATAAGTTGAGAGTAGTGGAATATATCTTGTTTTGCATAAAATTTGTTTTTATTTCTTTTATAAAATCACGAATACAATCTGTATGTTCTTCATCTATCCAATTATCCATAGCTTTAATATAATATTCTTTAATATCTGAACTATTTACAACATTATTAATGTCAATTTTATTTACATATTCCTCATAGAATTCTATAATTTGATCTTCCATCATATCATCTAAAAAATAAAATATTGGAGGAAATACTCCTTCTGTTATAAATTTATCTGAAAATATAGGATTCATTTCTAAGAACATAGTAGCAAAATATATATTTTTCTTTTTCTTATTGCTCAATTCTTTGATAATTGGTTTTAGTTCTTTAAAAAAGAAAGCATTAATTTTATATATTTCTTTGGATATAGGTATAATAGCTTCAGAAATAATATTTTTGAAATTTACAAGTTGACTAAATTTTTTTCCTAAATCTTTACTTATTTCTTGTAATTCACATTGTGATTTTGAAAAAACACTAACATTAGTTTCCTTATTCATAAAAACAACTACCTCCTAGAATATAATATCATAAATAAAGAATAATTTTAATGAGGTTAATTTATTTTTATTTTATCAAATTGTTTTATGTTTGTCAAATAAATAATTAATAAGCTATTCTCTTATTTTCATTTTAATTATTTTATCCTTCTTTTGTCTAGTATTATATATAAAATTACCTTGGTTAGCTCTTTTCATAGTTAAATAATCTTTCCACGACTTTTCTGTGTTTGTTGCCACATCATCAAGCATGTAGTCAATTTCCTTGCCTTTTTCACTATATATAGTGAAATTATCTTCTTTGCAATCAATAATAGCACCTATGACCTTATTATCCTCTTTTAATCTAATGCCTACTACACCTTTTGTATCTCTTGATTTTGTAGGTCTTATTCCAGACTTTTTAGTATTAACTATTAATGCTTTGCCTTCATCAGTTAATAAGAATATATCAACATCTTCTGTAACTACTTTAATATCTATTAATGGACTTTCTGTATTATAAGCATCCATAGGCACTTGTCTGTTAGTTTTACATTTATATTTTATTAAGCCTGTTGATCCAATATTTCCGTTTTGAAATACAGTAAGAACTTGTCCTTTATAATCTTTTGTAGTTGCAATATGTATTATTTTTTCATTTTTTTGTAAATGTTCCCCTAGCCAATTAGGAATAAATGTACCATATGCTGATGGTTGCCATTCATCTAAATCATAAGTTTTACGTATTAATACATTTCCCTTATTAGTGAATAAAAGAATGTCTGTTTTATTTGTAGTTTGGAACATTTGTATAATTTCATCTTGTTCTTTTAATTTTTGTGATTCTGAATATTTAAGATTCTTTTTTAAGTAACCATCTTTAGTTAATACTAATGTTACAGTATTGTCTTCGATAAGGTTTTCTTGAGTTATCTCTTGAATATTGTCTTTGTAAACTAATTTAGTTCTTCTTTCATCTCCATATTTATCTCTTATTTCTATAAGTTCTTGTTTTAACACTTCTAGTAATTTATTTTCATTGTTGAGTATGCTATTTAAATAAACCACTGTATTTGTTAATGTTTTATATTCATCTTCTATTGTTGCTATTTCAAGTCCTGTTAATCTTTGTAGTTTTAATTCTAATATTGAATTTGCTTGAATTTCATCTATTTTTAATTCATTAATTAATTTATCTTTGGCTTCAATTTTACTTTTAGAGTTTTTAATTAATTTAATAGTTTTGTCAATATCTGATATAGAAATTTTTAATCCTTCTAATATATGAAGCCTTTTTAATGATTTATCTAATTCAAATTGTGTCCTGCGTGTCAAAACTTCTTTTTGATGTTCTATGTAATACTGTAATATTTTTTTAAGATTTAAATGTTCTAATAGCTGATTTGTGCCATATATAGTAGTAAAATTAGCATTATAATTACTTTGTAAATTTGAATATTTAAATAATAAGGGCAAAATTTTATTAGGATTTGTATTTTTCTTTAATTTTATATTTATTCTCATGCCATTTCTATCAGATTCATCTACTATTTCATTTATACCAGATATTTTGGCTTTTACGGTAACTTCTTCTTTTTTATTTCCACGTATAATGGTTTTTGTTGTATCATTAGATAACATAAAAAGATTTTCTAATAATTGTGATTTGTTAACTTGGTATGGTATTTCTGTAAAAATTATATTTTTATTTTTATTGCTTTCTTCAATATGATATTTAGCTCTCATAATAATTTTACCATATCCATTTGTATATACATTAATCATATTTTGAGGATTTATTATTTCTCCTCCCGTAGGAAAGTCAGGTGCTTTTAAAATTTTAATTAACTCCTTAATTTCACAATTAGGATTGTTTATTTGATAAATAACAGTATTTATGGTTTCTGATAAATTATGAGGTGGAATTGCAGTAGCAACACCAACAGCTATACCTTCAGCTCCATTTACCAAAAGGTTAGGAAATCTTGATGGAAGTATTGAAGGTTCTTTTTCTTCACCATCAAAGTTAGGAATAAAATCAACTGTATTTTTATTTATATCTTTTAATAAATCTAAGGTAATCTTTTTCATTTTTGCTTCTGTATATCTATACGCTGCCGCTGAATCTCCATCTATACTTCCCCAGTTTCCATGTCCATCTATTAAAGGATGCCTTAAACTAAAATCTTGAGCCATTCTAACCATAGAATCATATACTGAAGAGTCTCCATGTGGATGATATTTACCAAGAACATCTCCTACTATTCTAGCAGATTTTCTATATCCTTTTTCAGGAGTTATACCTAATTCATACATAGAAAAAATTATTCTTCTGTGTACCCATTTTAGACCATCTCTCACATCTGGTAATGCACGACCCATAATTACACTCATAGCATAATCTAGATATTTTGTTTTCATCACTTCTGATATATTAATTTGTTTAATATTACTCATTGTTATGCTCCCCTTTTTTTATATATCTAAACTTGTTCTTATTTTAGAATTACTTTTTATAAATTCTTTTCTTGGTGTTACTTTATCTCCCATTAACAACGTTATAGTTTTCTCTGCTTCAATAGCATCTTCCATAGTTACTTGTAATAATGTTCTAGTTTCAGGATTTAAAGTGGTTTCCCATAACTGCTCAGGGTCTTGTTCTCCTAAGCCCTTATATCGTTGTATATCTATATTTTCATCTTTGTGTTGTGAAATAAAGTTTAACTGTTCATTTTCTGAATAAGTATAATAATGTTCTTTATTTATAGTGTTTCTATATAATGGTGGTACACAAAAATATACATGACCTTTTTCAATTAGAGGTCTCATATATCTATAAATATAAGTTAACCACAATGTACCTATATGATTTCCATCACTGTCAGCATCTTGCATTAATAGTATAGAAAAATATTCTAACTTGGTAATATTAAATTCTTCCCCCATGCCAGTTCCAATTGCAGATGAAAAAATAGCTAATTCTTCACTTTGTATTACTTTTTGTTCTTTTTGCTTTTCAACATTCATTATTTTGCCTTTGGAACTCATTATAGTTTGAAATCGTCTATCTCTAGCTTGTTTTGCACTTCCACCCGCTGAATCTCCTTCAACTACGATAAATTCTTTTTCTGTTTTATCTTTACTTGTACATAAAGCAACTTTATTAGGAGGTATTAGTGTATTAGAATTATTTTTCTTTTTCCTTGTAGTTTCTTTTGCTTTCTTTGAAGCTAATCTTGATTGTTGAGATAATAAAATTTTATTTATAATTTCTTCTGCAATTTCTTTATTTTCAATTAAAAATACTTCCATATATTCTTTTATTGTGTTTGAAATTATACTTTGCACATATGTATTTCCTAATTTGGTTTTTGTTTGACCTTCAAACTCAGGTTCGGGTATCTTAACAGATATTATAGATGTTATTCCTTCTTTTATATCTTCTTTTTGAAAATTTTCGTCTTTTGCTTTTAAATGTCCATTATTTCTAGCATATTCGTTTAATATTTTTGTTAATCCATTATAAAAACCATTAACATGATAACCACCTTCTGTAGTATTTATATTATTAACAAAAGAATATAAATTTTCATTATAATTATTAGTATATTGAAAAGCAATTTCCATTTGGCAATTATCTAATTCTTTTTCAATATAAATTATTTTACTTTGAATAGGTGTTTTATTTTCATTAATGAATTTAACAAATTCCTTTAAACCACCTTCATAATGATAAGTTTGCAATTGTTCTTTGTTCATTCTTTTATCTTCAAATATAATAGTAATTTTTTTATTTAAAAGAGCAAGTTCTTTTAACCTTTTTGATAATGTATTATAATTAAATTCTGTTTCACTAAATATTTCATCATCTGGTTTAAATGTTATTATAGTACCAGTTTTATCACTTTTACCAATAATACTAACCTCATCAATTTTTTTACCTTTTGAATAATGTTGTTGATATATTTTACCATCTCTATGTACTGTTGCTTCAAATTCAATAGATAAAGCATTTACAACAGAACTTCCTACCCCATGAAGTCCTCCTGAAGTTTTGTAACCTCCTTGACCAAACTTTCCACCTGCGTGTAATGTAGCTAAAACTACTTCTAATGTAGGAATACCCATTTTAGGATGTATTCCACAAGGAATTCCTCTCCCATTATCTTTTACTGTAACTGAATTGTTTTCATTTATAATTACATTAATAGTATCACAAGAACCATTAACAGCTTCATCAATTGCATTATCTACTATTTCATAGACACAATGATGTAATCCATTTTTACCTGTGCTTCCAATATACATCCCTGGTCTTTTTCTAACTGCTTCTAAGCCTTCTAAAACACTAATACTATTTTCATCATATGTATTATTCTTTATTTCTTCTGTCATAAAATTTTCCCCTCTCTGCTATTTATTAAATTGTTTTAAATTATAAAATATAGGAATAAGAACAAATTACAATTTTAATTATATCCTCATTCCTATATTTTGTCAAGTTATTTTATTAAATTATTTTATATTGCTTTAAAATGCCGATTTTATATCATTTTTATACTTGAAAAACATAGTATAAATGAGTATTCAAGAGTAAATAAGAGATGATTTTTGATTATTTTAAGACTTTAGATTAAATATCTCATTTATTACTTTATTTCTAAACTCATCACTTATTGGACTTCCAGCAGCATTAGGATGTCCTCCACCTTCGAATATTTCAGCTACATCTTTTCCTAAGTCTACCTTGTTACCTATGTTTCTATAGCTAATTGCCTTACTCATATTTATAATAACTATAAAATCTAATTCGGGATGTGTTTCAGATAATCTATTTCCAACTTCTGAATGATATTGCTCTCCAAATATAATACCTGCTTTATATCCTAATATATCTTTAACTATTAATTCTTTATCTTTAGATTTTATATAATTATCAATTTCTCTTTGTTTATATTTTAATAATTGCAGATCAAAATCACTAAATCCAAAAATATCATAGTGGGTTAATCTATATAGTATACTTTCTATAAAATCTTCTCTACCCATTATATAAAATAAATCATTCCACTGTTTAGGAATTAAATAATTTTCTTCTTTCCATTGCCATATATCATATTTTCTAACAATTTCAACAAATGTCTCTATATTAGTATATTGATTATATACTACTGCATGTGAATCTAAGTATCTATTTTCTTTTAAATAGTCATAAAACATTCTAGTTCCAGAAGTTTTTTCTTTATCATTTAAATTTATTTGAACTTTCGCCCAATCATACTTGTTTAGTTCTAATGCTGTTGGATGATGGTCAAGTAATTGAATATCAGGATTATAAGTTTCATCTATGTAATACTGTTTTATTATCGTAGCTATTTTTTCATTTACAGATATATCTGTTATAAATATTTTATCATATTCATTCTTTTCTGCTCCCATATAAAATTCTTTAACCTTTTCATTAACATCATCATAATTACAATATTCAATGTTTATATTATCTTTTCCATAAGCTAAAATTCCTAAAATAGCACAACCTATTCCATCTAAATCTGTATGAGTAAATAATTTTATTTTTTTCATATAGATTACCTCCATTAAATTTATTTATATTCTGTTTTTTACAATTTTAAAAGGTATATGTTTATTTTCCTTCTCATAGATGCTCAATTGTATTGTATTAACTTTAGTACCTTCTATGAAGTCCCAATCCCTATGCACTTTACAATATTTTTCTGCTTTGTTTTTTATTGTTACAGGAAATATTTCTATAACTTTATTCTTTATTTTATAAATATAATATATATGTTCTGCATTTTGCAGTAAGTTTATCTCATCCTCTTCAAACATATAATCTCCATCTAAGTTATAAGAATTTACATCATTACTACCTCTTGATAGTCTGGTAATTACATGTTGCCCTATTGAATTATTATTAAATTGAGATATTTCCATAAATGCTTGAGGATATATTTGCTGTTTTCTTAGTTTCTTTTTCAATATATTAAAATTAATTTCTACATTGTCACCTATATTAAATTTTGGTTTTGTTGATTTCATTATATTATCTCCTTTCTATTTCTATATAAATATTCATTTGTTTTTCATGTATATATATTTATTAAATGGTTATTATAATAAATATAAATGGAATTATCAATAAGTATATTTTCATAAGAAAAATATACAATTATTGAACATTTAAACACATTTTTTCAAAATAAGAGTGGAAATAAATTTTTCTACTCTTATTTTGATTTTTTGCTATAAAAAAGTCTTTTATTATTAAATTATTTTGTATTGTTGTAAAAGCAATATTTTATTAAATTAATTTTTATAGTCATTCCACTTATCAGATAGTTCTTTTAGAACTTCGTTTAAAGGTTTATATGTATTATCATTGTTATTTATATCGATATCAAAATTTTCTTTTAAAATTTGTTTTAAATGACTTATATTATTTGTTTTTATTTTATCTAATACTAATCTTTTACTTTTTCCTTTTTTTATGTAATGATTTCTTACTGTTTTATAATCCTCTTTTAGTATCCGAGAACATCGTTTTATTTCTTTACTTAGCTGTTTTTGATATTTATTCAATCTTAAAACCTCCTTAATTTTTCTCTTTTTTCTTAAAGTTTAGCTAATAACTCATTTATTCTTTTTGTTAATTTCTTTTTAATTCTAAATTTTTTAGTTTTATCATAAATATTTATTAGATTTATAATTTGTGCTTTATATGTTAGTTCTTCTATAAAGCTTTTACATGCTTTAATACTTTCATTTGCTAATTCTATAGATATAGGTTTATTTAACAACTCTATTGTATTTTGAATGTTATTTGATTGATTTTCTTCTATGTTCTCAAAATATGTTTTATCTATAGATGCATCGAAAGGTTGTCCATCAATATATACGGTACATTTGTCAAAGAATATATCTTCTCCCATATTATCAACTCCTTTATTAAATTATTTTAACTTACTTTTCATAGTTTCCAATACATATTTTTGAATATCCTCATCTCTAAAGCCTGTACTTCTTAAAAACATAATAAATCCCTCTGTTAATAATTCTATGTCATTTCTACTTTCTAAAACTTTTTTATCATATGTATGTTCCATAGTGCATAATTGATTAAATCTATCTGTATAATTAAAATTTACTTTTATCATTTAAACTTCCCTCCTATTTTAAACTGTTATAAGTTGACCTATGAACCCTATCGAGAATCCTAATCCTATTATTACTGCTATTAAACTAAGTATAATGATAGCTACCTCTTTTTCTTTAATTCCTACTATTAACCCCCATAATCCTCCAATAAAAACTAATAAAGAACATAACGAAATCATTATTAAACCAATTATCATTTTAACCTCCTTGCATTTGGATAAAATTAACTTTTTATATTATTTATCTTCTTCAATCCAATTTTGATAATTATGATACAGGGATATTGCTAAAATAGTCCCTATAATATTATCTATAATATGTATTTCTATTGTTCCTATTATTAATATCTCTAATAGTTGCCAAAATATTATTACTAAACTCGCTATTCCTATAAATACAAATATATTTGTTAGCGTTACTCTTAATTTGTTTTTATTCATTGATATTCTCCTCCTTGGAGTTTGTTTTAATTTGTTTTAATATAATTGTAGAAGTTACAATTAAGGTTATTGGTAATAGAATAATTTTTAAAACATCCCAAATAAACTTTAATAAACTTTTAAATCCATCTATAACATCTTCTAAATCTTCAAGCAATATAGAGATTATATTCCAATCCCATAAAAACAATCTACAATACATTAATTCTAATAAATTCATTTTAGCAATATTTGAATAGCAGTTTCTTATTTTACCATCATCTTTTATGTAGTTCTTATCTTTCAAAATACATCTCTCCTTTTAAATTTTACAAATTATTTTTCCTAATACACTCTCTAACTTCTTTAGGAAAATCATTAATGTTTTTAGTCCAATGGTCTATATTTTTTCCTGTATGCCAAAGATTATATTTACCGCAATGAGAGCATTTCATTAATATTTGTTGATAAAAGGGTAATTCATAACCTAACCATTTTTCTTCATGAAAGCCTAGTAAACATTTAATTTTTTGTATCATAATATACACTTCCTTTAATTATCTGTATTCCTCATTATACATTTCCCTCATTGTTTGTCCTCCACCTTTTATAACAGGTAGACTATATTCATTTTCGGATATTATATTTTGTTTCTGGTTATTAACTTCTTCCTGTGCTATTTTACAAACTATCTCCCATAAGGATTTTAAAAAATCATATCCTAAATTATCTCCATAATCTTTATCAATATATCCATCTTTTTTAAATGATTGGATAACTGTTTGCATATTAATTGTAGGAGTAATTATTAACAAACCATCTTCTGTTTTGTCCTCTATAAACTGTCTTAGTTGTCCCTCTACTAACAGTGGTAAAAATGTATTGTTTTTAGTTGCATTTTTTAGGGTTTCGTTATCTTGTATGCAACTCTTATAAACACCGTTTAAGTAAGTATCTTTATCGCTCCTAAAATCTCTAAAAAACAAATCATACATTTGTGGTTGCCACCATTTTCTTAATATTTCTTGTACTTTCTTAGGTTGTTTTAAAAATTCTTTTGCGCTTATAAATTTCATATTATCCCACCTTTGGCATTGTTTGTAGCAATTAATTTCTTGGCATGGTCTATATCATTATCAGTTAATTTTAAATAAAAATTAAACGTATCTTGGCTTATAGGCAATGATCGCAACGTTTTTATGTAGTTTTCTTGAAACTCACTTGTAGATTTTAAAGCTGTATTATAATCTTCACCTTGTAAAAGTAATGATTTTAAATATATTAAACTTTCTTTATTAAATTGTTTTAATTTTAATTCTTCCTTATTAGATATCATTTTTATTTCAGTAATTAAACTTTCTATTTCAATAAGTTCTTCGTTAAACTTATTATATTTTAACAGCTCACTATTACTTAAAAATTTATTTATTTTATCTTTGGTATTATCAGAGAATATCTTTTTAATCATATGTGCCTCCAAATATTGATTTAAATTTCTTTAAAATCATCATATTCAATAGATAATTTTTGTTGTATATCTTTATTTAAATATTTATATGCCAAATCTATTATATAGTTAAAAAAGTTTTTATCATGCTCTAGTTTTTCATTGTCATATAACAATACTAACAAATCATTTTGTTGTTGAAAAACAAATTTAGTATTAGGATATTTTTTACTTAATTCACTTAATATAATGTCTTTCATATGTATTCCCTCTTTTTCATTATTTATATAAAATCTAAAATTTATATTGATTTTATTACTAAGTTATTGTCTTTTTTATTTTATTCTCAACAACTTTATCTAATAATAATTTGCCTTTACTTGTACAATTGCCTTCTTTATCTATAGCATCCATTTTATTCAGAGCTTGTATTATAACTTTAAATGTATCTGTATACTTAAACATTACTTGAAATTCATCTGCTAAATCTGCATAAGTAATATCTTCTATTGAAAGTTTCTTTTTGTTATTTTTTTTATTTAAAATTGGATTTTTCTGTTCCATTTCCTTATTAAAATTACACCTAGAATATACTCTTTTTAATTTTATTATTGAAACATTTATAAGCAAATTTTTAGCGAACTCAGAAAATATAACGTCTTTTTTATCTTCTGTTCTTTTTATTTCATTCATATCTATTAATACTGTATATAAAATATCCATTACTTCATCTGCCCTGTACATTCCTCTAAGGAAAGCAACCTTTCTCTCTTCATCATTTGTCATAGGAGGAATACTCTCTTTTTCAATGCATTTTTCTAAGTTTTTATTATAATTTTCTTTAGTTTGTTCAAAATATTCTTTGTCCACCCAATCACCAACTTTGGTATTAGTTGCTTTAGCTATTTTTCTTATAGTTATTAGTTTTGCTTTTATTTTATTTGACTCATAATTTATAATACTTTTTTCTGGTATATGAGATATTTTAGCAAGTTCTTTTGTAGAATAGCATAAATTTTTTCTTTGTTCCTTTATTTTATTACCTTTATTGTTCATTTCTTCCTCCTTAGATTTTTCCTTTTTTATTGCATATATGTAATTCTTAGTAACATTGTACCATAAAGGTATATTTTATAAAATAAAAAGTTAAACCCAATCCTATTCTAAATCAATCTAATTTTTCTTAATATTTTACCTAAGAATGTTAAGTTCTCTTTAAAGGCTATTTTACAATACCAACATTCCCATTCTTTATTTCCATCTACATATTCAGTTTCTATCATATCTTGCTTACATAGTGGGCATTTTTGCATAGATTTATTTTCTCCCTATAATATAATTGAATTATAAATTATTCATTGTAAAAGATAGCTACTTCATTACTTCTAATAAACTGAATATTATATATTTGACTTTCGCAAATATCATTTTCATCTAACACCTTATTTATTTTTTCTTCTATATTTTCTCTTGGGCTTACACTTGCTCTTATATTTAGTATTTTAATCATGTTTATTTCTCCTTTCATTATATAACCATACACTTAGCTTAATTTAAATACGCAATCAATATATTTACCTAAATCTCTATTTACTAATGAATCAATGTTTACAAAAGTTTCTTGGAGATAATTAATATCTGGTTTCCCTACCAACTGTTTATTATCTATTCTTATTATTTCTAAAAAGAACATTTTTCCTTTTGTATATTTAAAAATAATTTTATCCCCTTTATTTAATTTTAAAAAATCTTCTTTGGTTTTTAATTCTTTAATATTTAAACTCATTATATTTTCTCCTGATTTAATATAGTTAAATTGTTTTATTATATATTAGGTATCTCTTTATCTTTAATTTCATCATAACTTTTGAATTTTTGAATTGAATCCATTAAAAACTCCTTACCATAAAATTCTTGAAGAGTTAGAAGTAACATATCTAAACCTACATATCTTATTGTATTATTACCAAAATCAATGGTTAACACTTTATTTCGTTCATATTCTTTTTCTTGTGAAGTTGATTCTGTTAATGCAAATGATGTATTGTTGTAAAAATTATTAATAATAAATTGATCTTTAGATACTCTTTTTATTAAATCTTCTATTTTCATATTTCCTCCATTTTAAAATCAAATTATAAATTTTCAATCACTTCTTTTATATTAAAAACATAAACCATGTCTATATTTTTTTCATCAGCAAGATATTCATGTTGAGGATTTTGGACACCTATATAACTCCCCCATTTATGCCAACGCCAACCATATTCACCTTGACTACTTTTAAATATTGGAGTCATTACAGCTATATATTTCTTTTTTTTATCTTTTTCGTGCTTTTGTATTTCTCTATTGCAATAATCTAATACCTGTGAAGCATTATCACATACTCCATAATTGAATTCATTGTATTCATTTACAAGTTTATAATCTGTCAAATCTTTTAAACTATGTTTCCAATTTAAATTAGATATATAGATATTGTTTATATCTTTCATAGTATCTTTTATTGTTTTGATGTTCTTTTCTTGAGCTAATTCTTTTAGCCATAATTCATAAGGACAGAATCGGTCATTTATATTCTTTAATTTTGATTTCTCCCAATCTATAGTAGGTTCAGATTTTTTTAGTTCCTCACATAAATCATTATATCTCTTTATTTTCTCTTTGCTGTTTGTTAATTTGACTAATTTAATCATTTTTCCCTCCAATAATACTTAGTCATTCCAATAAGCAGTTATATCTTCCCATAATGGATAATTCTTTTTTAAGTATTCTACACATTGTTTTCTTAGACTTTCATCCCAATAATCTTTATTTTCAATTCCTTCTGTTCTAAATATTTCTCTGCCGCAATCATAAACAACCCCATACCATTCTTTTGTTTTACGTTCTTCATATGAAGCATCTGTCTTATAATCATCAAAAGGCATTTCAGAGTAAGTATATCTTTTTTCAAAATTTGAGAAAGCATCTCTATCATAAAAAGCACCTTTATAAAAAAATAAAATTCTCTTCCTGCCTTTGTCGTCAATTACCTCATTCCACATACTATGATTAGTTGGCTTGATTTGCCAACCATTGGGTAATTCAACATTAAAGAATAAATCATCATATTCATCTATTATTTTTATACCCATCTTTTCATATTGTTCTTTAGTCCATTTTATATTATTTTCTTTTTCAATTTTAAATTGTTCCGCATAGCTCATATCATTTTTAATGCCAATTTGTCTTACTTCCCAAGGGACTACATGGTCATTGCTTTTTATTGGTATTCTTTGATTCATTACAGTTAATTCTTGTTCCCTTTTTTCACTTCTCTCTATTGCACCAGAATAATCATCTGTCAACAAAGCATCTATAAATGTTAATTCTTTATTATTCAATTTAATTTCCTCCTTTTATTTACCATTATAGAAATTTCAAATTGCTATAAATCATTTATTTTATTAAATTATTCTTTTTCATTTTAGAAACATATAATGCAGGATAAATATAAGATAAAGTATGTGCTGGTGTAAACTCTTGAATACTCCAATTTTTATACATGTTTTCAAGAATTTTATTAACTTCCTCATCTACTTCTTTAATAATATCTTCCTTACTTATCATTTTTTGCACCTCCAATACAATAGTTCAGTATTGTAATTACTTTCATCTGGGGTGTCCTTCTTAATATAATAATTATTATATTTTATATTGATTTGATATTTATCCTTCAAATATTTGATTATAATATTAAACTTTCTATTTTTTTGTAGCTTATCTTCATTTAATTTTACTAAAAATTCGTCTAATATAAAATGCGTTCTATTAATACCTGTTATAATTTTTTGTTCATTATTTATGTTGTATTCTAAAACCGTTTCAAATATTTTATATATTAATTTATCCATTTTTTGAAATAATTCAATTAATAAATTTTGTATTAATTCATAACAATAATCTATTTCTTCTTGTCTATCTTTTGGAGTATCTTCATGGCGAAAAGTTGGCATATGTTTATTTAAATAATCTTTAGTTAAAGATTGAAATAATTTTATTATTGCTTCATAAGTATCAAAATCTGAGAATTTAGGAAGTATTAATTCTTTTATATAGCCTCTAAAAGCCATGTGACAATTATATTTTACAATGTTGTCGTCTCCTCCTAAATAATAATATATATTTTGAAAATATAGATACACTCTACAACCTAATGTATCAACTTCCCATTTCTTTTCATTATTTGTATTGATATATGTTTCACCCCAATTTACATCTTTAATAAGGTTTGGCAAATCAAAAGAATTATCAACTATCATTTTTGATATTAAATATATTCTTTCAATCCAATCATCAGTTAAAATTATTTCATTATTTTTATTTATTATTAAAAATTCATTTTCCAAATCATCTTGTTTATTTTTTCTTTCTCTTTCTTTTATTGCTTTTATACGCTTTTCTTCTGCAATCTGTTTTTGCCTTTCGATTTCTTGTTGTTTTCTTAATTCTTCTGCTTTTTTACGTTCTTCTTCTTTTTGTTTTTCTTTTGCTTCTCTTAACATTGATCTCAACATATCTGTATCTGAATGCCCACAAAAACTTGATAAAGCTGTTTCATATTGTAAAATTTCTTTTTCTGTTCTACAATTTTTATATTTGCCACCCAAATAAGGATTCTCCATTGTTGTAAAAGAATCAGAAAGTAAATGGTCATAATACAAAAAAGTATTTGGATTAGTGCAATCATATACTGTAACATTAAAAAAATCATCTTGAATTTTCTTAATCATTTTACTATTATATTCATCTCTTGCAATGCTTGACTCTAAAGCCTTTTCTATTTCTTCTATTGTCATCTTTTACTCACTCCTATCGTTAAATTATTTTACGTTATAAAAGAATGGTTTTATTAACTTATTTATGTAATTAATCTTCCTTGATATACCATTCTCCTTCAGCTATTAAATAAGGGGTTATACTATCTTCTTCAGCGATACACCATGCATCTCTCACAAAAGAAGGTATATATTCTTTTGTTTCTTCTTTTTTATTTAAAGAATTTATATACTTAACTTTTATAGTTTTACCTTGTTCAAAAGCTTTCATGGCTTCTATACACTCTACTTTCTTATCTTTTTTAACTAATTTGAATTTACTTTTAAGCCATTCTGAAGTTATATAACATTTGTCCCATATTTTTTCGTAATCATCATCCTTTACCATTAAAAATCCATTTTCAAACTTAATTACAAGCCTATCTTCTTCCAAATAAACTTCAAATTCAGTACGTTCTGGAAATTCTATTGCTTCATGTATAGAATATTCTCTATCATAATCTATTTTATTTTCAATTGTATTATTATTTACGAAAAAAGCTTTCAAATAAAATTCTTTCTTACCATAATTAATGTCCCAATCTACTATTTTATACCCTAATTTTTCATAATGCTCTTTTGTTTTTTGCCATTCTCCATCATTGTCGAAAATCATTTCTACACATTGTTCTCTTAACATATTATCTTCTCTCCTTAAATTTAATATTTTTTATTTATTAACCTTATGTATTAGAGTGTTATTATCCAAGTTTTTGACTTAACTTAAAAGCACATACAAAACATAATATTGTAAAACAACATATAAATAAATTAATAATTAAATCTATCATTTGTTCACCACTTTCTTCATATTGTTTTATTAAATTGTTTATAGATAAGTTTAAATATATCACATCCTAAACACATTATTAAACATAATGTTGCAACTGAATTTATTATAGGACATAAAGCAACTATAACATCTTTTATTGATATTTTATGGTTTATATCGTGTTTCATATATAAACCACACAATAAACTTCCTATTAAAGAAATTATGTAAATTGATATTAAAGTATTCATATTTTCTCTCTCCTTTCATGATTCTATATTACCAAATTATTTTATATTAGTCAAGCTTTAAATAATGTTTTTAAAAATTATTGCATATAAGAATAGCTCCCTGAAAATCAAGGAGCTATTAATTGATGTCTATTTATTTAATTTAAAACATGACAAAATAAAATATAAAATAAGCTATAATACCTACGCCATAACAAATTGCTAACAGTCCCCAAATAACCCTAATAAAAGCTGGATCAATATTAAAGTATTCAGCAATTCCACTGCAAACCCCAAGTATCTTCTTATCTTCTGATAATTTTAATTTTTTAGGCGGTTTGTTTTCCTTTGTTTGTTGAGTAATAGTTGAATTATTATCTATAGCTTTGATAATGTTTATATCTTTCACGAAAGGTATAGATAATAAAATAAAAACTAATAATATTGATAACATTTTATATCTCATTTAATTTTCCTCCTGCTATTTATTTAATTATTCCTAGTTTCCAATTCTTCCTTGTTATTGGTTTATATTGAGTATCACCTACTTCTATTTCATCTCCATTTTTAATTATTCTATTATTAAAAATTTTTGCATTTACATTTGGTATATTCCCTTCACTATCTCTAGTAACCATAAATCTAATACAATCATGGTCAACCAATTCTATTAATCTTTTACTTCCTTTAAATAGATATCCTTTAAAATTAGTTAATAAAGAATAACAGTAGCAATCTATATTTAAAATATCTACTATATCTGATATTTGGTTTATTTGTTCTTCTGAAAGAAAATTACATTCATCTATAATAATTGCTTTAATATTTCCTTCAGTATCTATGTATTCCATTACTTTTGTAAAAATATTTTCATCAGTATCAATCCATTGTGCAGGAATTTTATTTCCATTCCTTGAAGATATGTAACATTCCTCTATGCCTTCTCTAGTGTCTATTCTGCTTTTTAAGGCTAATACATTCATTTTATTTAGTTTATATGAATTATATTCTCTAATTAAGTCTTCTGATTTTCCAACGCCCATACAAGCAAATATTACGTGCAGTTTAGCTATATTAATCACTCTCCTTTATGTAATTTATTTTCATAATGAAATTTTAAATTGTGTAAATCTATACTTTTTTCTGCATTGTTATTTATTAAATTGTTTTGTATTTGATGAATTAGAGTGTAAAATTCTTTATGGTTACTTACTCTTAACCCTTTCCATTTGTCATTCCAATGCTGAGAAAAAGCTACAGATATCCCGTCTTTTCTTTTCCATTCTATTAAGTTGTTTATATTGTCATCAAGCAACACTCGATTATCTCTAGCTAATAATGATTTATCTCCAGTAAACACTAAATCTTTTTCAACATTTATAAAAGGTAAATATTCTTTTATCCATTTAACTTTTTCACTAACACAATAATCTGAATTGTATTGAGGTAAAGTTATTATTTTAATTTTAAAGCCTTTTTCATGTAATATTGTAGCAATATTTATTGAATTATTGACAGGGCTGCTTTTATAAAAAGCACCCTTTTCTAATAATAAATTTTTAAAATACTCTTTACTGGCTTTATTACAATCACTCCACCAATATGATTTATTGTCATTAGGTTTCATATCATCATTAAAATCCTTATTATATTTATTTATAATATATGAACTTAGATCATATAATACTTCATCCATATCATAATATATTTCTAATTGCTTAGTCATCTGATACCTCACTTTCTATACTATCTTCAAAAATTTTCCATAGTTTTGTAAAACAATCTCCTAGTTTTTCATAGCAGCCTAAACTATTTTCAATTTCTCCTTGGCAGTATTGATTTAAATAACCTACTTGATTTTTAAATGAAGGTTGATTAATATTAGGTTTAGTTTTAAATCTTATGTCATCAGCCCACCCTACAATACCTTTATATTTATTAGGTTCATATTCTATCATAGTTTTAAATCTACTTATTTCTCCACCTACTCCTTCATCTAATGGCAATTTAAGATGTGCTAATACAAAATTACAAGTTCGTAGTTGTGAATTATCTCCTTCTGCTATCATTCCTCCTGTTATAGTAAAGTCTTCTGTATCTTTCTTATTAAAATCTGCATGTTGTGGTAAGTAATAATCTAAATTAACTTGTTCACATATATCAGCTATTAGTTCTAATCCTATTTGATCTAATTCACTAAATAATCCTTCAGATGCAATATAAACCTTTGCTTTATGTTTAAAATCATAGTTATCTATAACTTCTTGTAGTTTGTGTTCCTGAACAAATTCTTTTACTCTTTTTTTAAAGTTTTTCATAAATTAAATCCTCTCTATTCTAAATTTAATTGCTTTTTAATTTCTACTACATGAAATGGTGTGTCTTTAGGTATTAAACTCTCTATTAAAATACTTTCTTGCTTATTATTTGAAAATGCTTTAATAGTCAATATTTTATCCACATCAAAATTATATCCTTTTGTAGTAAAAACTTCTAGGTTATTATTTCTTAGTATATCTGCAATTTCTTGACTTTGTTTTGTTGATTGAGGTAATATCTCCTGAACCTCACACGACTAAAGTCGCGTGGTTCTTATTTCCTTAGACTTCCAATATACTCTCATTTATAGGATTTACATTATTTCGATAACCTATATCTTACAACATATAATGACTCATCTAATTATAATAAGACTTTTACTACCAAAGACATCATTATGTCCATTAACGATAATATAACGGCTCGGTTCAAAACCATATTTATTAACATTTAATTATATTCCCATACTGCTTATTAATTTAATACCGTTTTTCTTTAATTCTTTTAATCTATTTATTTCTTTGTCATGTAATTTTTTAAAATTATTATAAGTTTCAATACATTTTTCTCTATCTATTTTATCTAATTTCTTACCTGTAACATTCATAATTAAAAATGCACTATACATATCTCTTTGTATCTTTATATCACTATTCCATCTATCTTTTAATTCTTTTTTATTATACTCATCTGTGAAATGATTATATTGACTTGCTTTGCACTTCTTAGTATCTATCTTTAGTATTCCTAATTTCTCATATTTAAGTTTTCTACTAATCATTTCAATTAACATTGCTGGTGCTTTGTTTGCTAAACTCTTGCCAAATCTTTTCTTTTTGTTATACTTACCATTTTTATTAATAGTGGTTTTCTTACTTCTTCTTTGCAAACCTTTATAATTCATAGCTTCAACTAAAATTCTATTACCTAAGGATATTATATAATTAGCCAATTTTTCATGACTTTGTTTTCTGATACTAGCTTGTTTCCTTTGTATATCTCTTAATTCATTTTGTATTTTAATGTATTTATTAGATTTATACCATTTTAATTTGATTCCTCTTTTTATAGTACCATCTTCATTATAATTATTAAGATTATTAGCTCTACGTTGTCTATCTAATTTTCTTTGCAATATTATTTTTTTATGTTCTATATTTTCAATTTTTGGACATAACTCCAATAGTTTTACATCATATTTACTTGATATAGCAATAGTTTGAGTTCCTATATCTATTCCTACACTTCCTTGACCTATACTACCTTTTATTTCACCAGTTTGTTTATTAATCTTTTGTGGTGGAATTCCTTCCAGTATCAATTGTACGTAGTATTTATATTTACCCCTTATTAATTTTCTAAGTATTCTACAGTATTTAACTCTATCTTGAATTGCCTTTTGTGCATACAAGTCATTATTTTTAATAATTATAGGAATATTTAATTTATTCCATTTAATCGTATTTGTATCTTTATCATATTTTAAACCACTTTTATTCCACTTATTTTCAATAGAATTATATTGACCATATCTACTAAAATATACTTTATTAGCATCTCCATGTAATAACCTATCAAACTTACTCCATACTCTATCAGCTATTGTTTGTGCTTCTAAGCTATTTATATTACTTTTAAAATGTTTATACATAGGTTTTATATCTTCATAAAGTAAATATTGTGATAGACTATACTTTAAACATACTTCTTCTAGCTGTTTATACAACCATTTTCTTTGTTTTTCTAAAGACTTTTTAATCTTTTCATTGTCTGAATTATGATATTTTTTATTAATAGGATTTAATTGTTTTTTAATTTGTTTATATAGTTTAGATTCCATCATAAGATTATATCTTTTTAACACTTTTCCTGTTAAGGCATTAGATATATTTCTTGCTATCTCCAACCTTTTATTAATTATATCTTCTTGATATTTTTCTGTATGTAATGACAGAGTTAATACATAACTCGGAGTTTTATTTTTCTTCACAATATTCACTTCCTTTCTATAAATAATACAAGAACTCAATTGACTATTTCAAAAGATTTGAAAAAGCAACTAGAAGAGATAGCTAAAAAACAAAATAGAAGTTTTAATAATTTAGTTATCACTATATTACAATCATATGCAGGAAATTCATCCCATGACTAAAGTCACGGGTGTTCTTTCCTGCCTTATAAATTCCTCATTTATTAAATTGTTTTTAATTAGGATGCAAGTGCTAATTCGTTTTGTAATTCTTCTATATCAAGTTCTAATTTGTTTCTTTCTTCTAACATTTGATTTAATTTTTCTAGTTTTTGCTGTAATCTAAATTTTTTTAGTTTATTCTCTGTTTCTATTTTAATTTTATGTAACATATTAACATCTGTATTTTCTTCTGTTATAGTTTGTTTTTCCACAATATGTGTTATTGTATATTCATGTGTAAGAACACATTCTTCATTTTCATAACAATCACCTATCATATTTTCTTTCCATATAAGTTTTATGTTATATTCTGTTTTATTATTTAAATATACAATAATGTCTCCATCAGTATATCCCATATCTTCATTTACATATGTAATATAAGCTAATCCATTTTCTAATATATCTTTAAATATGTCATCATGTTTATCTAAATTGGCTATAATTAAGTTATAATAACTAAACAAGTCTTCATTGCCATTCCTTATAATTTCTTGATATATTCTTTCAAATAAATCTTTTGTAAATTGATTTTTAACTTCTTGTAATTGATTTTCCATTAAATTCCCTCCAAAATATATTTGTTTAAAACTAAAATTTTATAATATTTTGTTCCTTAATTGAATAATTTCTTTAAGCTTATTTCTTCTACATTCTTTCAAACTTTCTGTCCCTTTATCAACTTGATATTCTACCTCTTCTATTAGCAAAGCAATTCCTTCGTGCAAAAGTTGCTTTTCTCTTTCATTTAATAAATCCTCATATAAATAATGGATTTCTTCATCTCCATTACCGCAATATGGACAAATATAGGTAATTAAAACTTCATTCTTTTTAATTCTTCTACAAGACATAACGTCTGCTTTTTCATTACAGTTTGTACATATTATTTTAATGTTTTCTATAACCAACACCTCTTTTATTATTCTATTTCTTCGACTTCAACTTCTGTTTCATAGGGACTATCTTCACTAACAACATTGATATTAATTGTTTCATTAACCTCATCTTTATCGCAAAACCATGGCTTTTCTCCATCAATTAGAGGATTTCCATATCCCTCTATAAAACCCTCTCCAAACCTAGCTCTCATTTGTGCTATATGTTCTGCATGTTCTTCGTATGTATCAAAATCAAACATACATTCTCTAAAATTTTTCATCCATTTTTCGTCCAATTGTTTATCATCTATTTCTATTTCATATTCATCTGTTCTATGTACTACACATTTATATTTTTTCATAACAAGTCTCTCCTTTATTCTTCTACCCTAAATTTTGAATCTATACTAATATCTACTTTTCCACCAATTTCATCTTCTAAAACTTGTTTAACACACTTATCGAGCTGTTCTTTAGGATTATCTATCAAATCCTCTTTATCTTTAACTTCGCCTATTGCGGTTAGTTTAATCGTAGCTTCATATTTAGCTTCCATATTATCTATATACCTCCATTTTTACAATATGTTATTATAACTATAAGAACTTCTTATTATATCTTCATACACTTCTTCTATTTCTTTTGTTTGAATTTTAAATATCTCATCTATTTCTTGTATTGCAGTTGCTTTATCTACATTGAATTGTTGCATATAGGATTCTATATCTTGTTCTGACATATAATTCTCCTTCACGTATTATCTTGTAACTAAAGATTTTCCCAATCTGTATACATAAGTACTTCATAAAGTTTTGTCACCTGTGGACTTCTCCATGCTGTCATGGCATATGGATGAGGATTTTTATAATGATAATTATTTGATTTAATATGTTCTTTGCATTCTCTTAAAGTTAGAAACATTGTATTTGGTGCAATTTGTTTCTCAATTCTATAATTAACTAAACTTATATTTTCTAAATGCAATTCATCATTCATAAAATCAAAAGCATCTCCTATTGTATTCATTGGTTCAAATCCATCAATTAATATTGATCCATTTAAAAATTTAATTGTATATTCTAAACAGTTGTCATAAATGTAATCCAATAAAAAATCACAAGCTGCTTCTAAAGTATCTCCAATTTCTTCGCTACCATAATAAATTGTTTGTCCTGTAATATCAAATCCATCATCAATTCCATATATTTTTACATCTTGTATAACAACCCAAAATCTCGGATTGGCTTGACCAACAGTATCTTGAGTTAACATTTCATGTTGTAATTGTTTTAGAAAATCTTTATCTTCTTTTTTCATTCTTATCTCCTTATTATTCTTATGTATTCACTATATAACATTGGACTTATAACAAATTCTTGAAAACAATCCTGACAAACTGTTGAATATACAACTTTGTCGCCTTTTTTATCATATTCAATAATTGGTTTTCTGTTTTTATGATTACACATTACTTTCCATGTTCTCCCATTACTTAATTTTAAATGGAATATAACTATCGCTTAAACCATTTGTTAATAAAGCACATTCTAATTCTAATTTTGTATTAATAAATTCTCTATATTTTTCAAGTATTTTTAATCCTTCTTCTATTGGTATTTCTGTGAATTTATCCTCGCAACCATAATCACCTTCATACATTATTCCATCTTCATCTACACCTAATTCTATAGAAAATTTTTCTTTAACTTGTGGGTGAGACACATATATTAATATTCCTGAAAATGTTTCAAAATGGTGTGTTGACTTTAAATCTATTTTACAAGTTTTGTTACACTTAATTAGTTCATCAAATGATATATTCATATCAAAATTTTTAGACACTTTATGCATTTTATTCCCTTCCTTATTTTAAAATTGTTTTATATTATAAAATTGAACTTTTATCATATTTTTTTCAAATAATTATTTCTTTTATTCTTTGTATAGTTTTGTCAATCATTCGATTTCTACTTAATTCCCATTTCTTTTTATCTTCATCATATGGAAATTTATCATTCAATTCACCATAGTTGACCCAAGTTTTTTTATCTTCTAGCAAATATCCGTATTTTTGTCCTTCTAACCATTTGATTAATTCAATGAATTTTTGATTATTAAAATTAAAATCTTTTGAATGATTGAAGGGTTTGCAAAACTTGCCGTTTATACATCTTGTTGTAACTAATATATCTTTACCACAATACTTGCATTTATAAATTCTAATTGTTCTGTTGTCATTCTCAAAATCTTCTGTATTACAATCAGTTGTTTTTGTAAGTCTTAAAGGATGATGTAATAAACATATTAACTTTTTCATATTTATTTCCTTTCTTTTAAGTTTTATTAAAATAATTTAAACTGTATAAAAGGTTCTGTTAACTTATAGTTGTATTGGGCATTACTTTACAATTTAACTTGCCCTTTAGAATCTGCTTTATCTAATATTTTCTTACACCTTTTACACGTTACCTCTGAAGAATTTCCTTTATTAGTTTCATCATCATGTTTCCACATACGATTGCATACACTTGTCATTAAATATTCAGTACCATTCCACATTCTTATACCACAGTGTATAAGTTTATTTCTTTTAATTAAATTAATTCTACCTTCAAACATATTTTCACTCCTTTTTTTGAATTGCAACTTAATCTAATGTAATAAACACCTTACCATTTTCATATTTTGCATCAATCCCTGCCCCACTAACTATTTCTAAAATAGTTTTAGAATGTTGTTCAAACATCTCATTATTTACTGGTTCAAAGCTCTCTTTCCTTTCGTTGTAAGCATTGATAATTTCATCTGCTGACGGACTTAATTTCTCCATTAACATTATTTGCTCCATAAAATTCATAATAGTTCCACCTTTCATATTTTAATTTGCTTTATGATTATGCATTCTGATTTCTATATCACTTTTAATGACCTTAGTATACTGATAACAATCACTTTTATCTTTACAATTAGATGTACATATTCCCTTACATCTAATGCCTTCTAGATACATTTCTTTAGTAACCATATGTTTTTGTCTCCTTATACTTCATTTTTAACCCTCTGTTTTTTAGAGTTCTTCACCGCAACTGGGGCAATATTGCCCTGTTTGATGTAATGGTCTTAAATCTAAATCTAATAAATCATTTAAAGTTCCCTTCTCAATCACAACATTAATGTTTTCATTTATAGTTTTTTCATCTTCGCATTCCTCTGGTATGCCTAAGATATCTATAGGTATTGGTATATCCCTATTATCGTTAAATCTATGTATTTCACTTTCGTCAAATCTATGTGCGGTTCGCAAATCAGAATTATATCCACCTTCACTTTCTCTGTATCCCCAAAATAGACCCCATTCTCCACCAAATATGCTATTATGCCTATTACATAGAATTAAATATTTTTTGCCCATTTTATTCCTCCTCACTTTATGACATAATAATTTCAAATTTAGTATTATTCTTCATAAGTAAACTCTGTTACATTTTCAGCCTTATACACCTTAACCCTTATCACTTTATCCCTAATATCATCCGTGATCGTGTCTATTTTCGCTTCTAGTATTTCTTTACTACTGGCAGAAACTTCTCTTCCATTACCGTTTTTGAATTTAATCACTCCTAAATAAAACACTTTTATACTTCCTTTCATAGTCATAATTTTTTGAAATACGAACTATCTTTTATGCATTTCGGCAAAACACTTATGGCAATATCCATCATTATTTTTAAATTCTTTTTCTGTTATTTTTGTATTACAAATATCACAAATCTTTGTTTTATCTCCTTCTACATAACTATTTATTTGTTCTAATATTTTTACCTTATTGTTATAGTTGTACAGATTATTTATTATAGAAATAACATCTCTCTTATCTAAATTTAACCTTTGTATACCATTATTAACTATTGTTATAAATTCTTTTAAGTCTTCTTTATCCATTTCATTCATGTTTGTCTATTCCTCCTATAGATTTGATTTATTAAATTATTTTGAATAAAATAGTTATATTATACTATTTTCACACTTTTCAAATGGCTTACCCATGACATTCTTAAAATGATATTGTTGTAAATTTGTTATTGTTCCAAGCCAATATTGTAATTTGTCTTTAAACTTTCTTTAGGTATGTAAATTTTAATTTTTTCTTCATAAATGGGCATTATATCTTTAAAATGTGGATTCACAAATTCTTTTTTGTAAAAGACTATTTTTGGTTTTTCTGAATTGGTTTCAATAATATAAACATTATCATTGTTTTCTAACTTTTTTATTTGTGTACTGCCGTCTTTTTCAGAAGTCATATAGTAATAATACATTCTACCATTAATACTACCACTTCCTAAAAAGAAAGTACCATTAGTTGATTGTTTATTGTCTATTGCTTTTATATTAATAGTTGAGTCTATAACTTCTTTTTTAGAAGCATAATGATTAACTACTGAAGTAATAGATATCACTAGTATAAAATTAACTATAACCCCTATCAGAAATCCTAATACTATACTTAATATGTACTTTGAAAAATCTAATTCGACATCGTAGTGTTTAAAAATTCTAATAGTAGCTACTATACATAATAACCATACACCTATTATAATAAATTTCATTTAATCACCTCTTCTTTAGATAAGGAATGAAATTAATCATTCCTGTTACTTAACTCCTGTACTTCCTATTCCACCTCTATCCTCATTACCTAAATCTTCTACTTCTATAAACTTTAGTGTAGGCATTTTTTCTTGTATCCTAAATTGTCCCATTCTTTCGCCTAATTCAATTTCACTATCTCTAGTTGCATAGAATATCATCATCCATTCATCGTTATTACCGCAATAAGATTCATCTATGATCCCTTGTGAATTAACTAATAATAATCCATAGTTTTTAAATGTACTACTTCTTGGTAACACATAAGCTTCATATCCTGTAGGTAATTCCATACTAAAGCCTAATTTTATTTTTAATACATCACCTTTTCTATAACAAACAGTTGTTTTTCCATTATGTATTTTGGTAAATAAATTTGATTCACTTTCTTCTTTTAATCCTTTAGTATTCTTTACTACTTTAATATTACAAGCTCTAACGTCTATCCAGTCTCCTTTATCTATTTTCTTTAACTTCCAATCCTTATTGTTATGGTGGTATTTAATTCTTATCTCTTTACACATTAAACATCTTCCTCTCTTTTTAAAAATATACTTGTAAGAAATGGGTGTCCAAGCCTTACAAGTATTATATTACCAAATTGTTTTATAATTGTCAAGCATTAAATATATATTTTAAAATTATTTTATATTTGATTTACTCTTTAATAAAATCATTTAACCTATATTCAATTTTTGTATTATATTTATTCTCCAATTGTTTTATATACAATTCTATTTCTTTAAAATAGTCATTTGTAAGTATTGGATATTTAACTGTTCTTATTTGATTGTATTTACTTCCATTTTTAGCTACTATATTTATTGTCTTTAATATAGTAGCAATAGTATTTTGTGTAGGATTGATCCCCAAAACAATATTGAATAATTCTTTATCTTTATCAACATCCAGCAAATGATAGGGCAACTTCATATCTACATGAAATCCATCTACTAAATTTTTATTCAGCAAGTACTCAACCTTATTTGGACTTGTTCCATTTGTATAAATTACTATTTTTCCAGTAAACTCTTTCCTTATATTTTTTAAAAAGTTTTCTATATTTTTTACATCTTCTAATAAGAATTCTCCGCCACTAAAAATAATAGCATCAAACATGAATCCTTGTTTTTTTATAATATTTAAAATGTCTTCTTCTGTATAATATTCGTTTGGTGGATTTACTATTAAATCACTATAATTAAAACAACCATAACATTTAAAATTACATCCACAACTTATATTATGTATAACCATGCTAATATTATTTGGTAAATCTATATAGCTTCTAATCATATTTTTATAAAATCTCATGTTATATCTCCTTTAAAAAATAAAGGGGAACTTAATCCCCCATTAAATTATTTATCTATTACATCTTTAGCTGTATCAAACTTAAATCTTCTTCTTTCATTCCAATCTATACGTCTTGCATTACTCCAGAAGTTATAATCTCCTTCGTACTTTCCTTCATCTGTAACATGAAGATTTTTTCTTGCTATTGCTTTAACATAACCTATTACTCTTGAGAAAGTAGCTATATCGTCACTTCCACATATAGGACACTTATCAATATATTTACCATCTTGAGCTACAAGTATTTGACCACAAGACATACATGATGTTATTGTTGGAGTTAATGTTATGTAATTTATAGGTTTTTGAAATATTTTATCTATGTATTTAGCTAACATTTCAGGTTCTACTTTTGACTCTACAAAATGATGCAATATACTTCCTGAGGTTGCATATGCTTGAAATTCAGCAGAGTTTTCAATTTGTTGAAAAAAATCTTTTTCTGCAAATGGTAACATACAACCTGCGGTTAAGAAGACATCTTCTCCGCTACCTTGTACAAAGATTTCACGATTATGTTTTCTACCCCATTCTATGTCTGCTCTAGCTAATTTAATTCCAGCATTTTCAGCAGGGGCATATTCTATTCCGCAAGCTATTCCATCTCTATCTATGAAATCATGTACTATTGTAGTTATGTATTGCATAATTTCATGTGCTAATAATTTACCCTCTTTATCTTTCATGCCATCTTTATACCCCATATTTATTAATCCTTCATGCATACCTGTAATAGCAAATACATTGAAGTAATTCTTTAAATCTTCATTAAAAGCGAATAATGTAGGGTATAATTCCTTATGTTCCTCTATCCATTTACGTTTTGCTAAATGACCTTGTTCCATTATTTCAAAATATTCTCTTATCTTTTTATACATTAAATCTTTATCATGTCCATATTCAATCATTATTCTATTAAGATTTAAATTTAACACTTGTACTGCTCCTGTAGAACCTGTTGAGCTTCCAAATATACCACTACCAACTTTCTTTAATAGAGATAAATCTATCTGAAGTCTGCAACATAAACTTCTTGATACCTCTGGGTCTCTTGGTTTAATATGAGGGTTTAAATTTTTATAATACTCATCTTCAAAAGGTTTTGTTCTAAAGTTTTCAAGATAAATTCCACCCCATTTATACATCTTATCAAGCAGATATAAAAACATTTTATTTTCAAAATTAAAATCATCATCTATTGGAACTGTTAATAATGGGAATGTAAAAGGTATCCCATTTCCTGTACCCTGTGCCATCACATCTATAATAGCTTTGTTAATTCTGTCAAAATATTTAGCTGGTATATCTTTATATTGATATAATTGTAATTCTCCACCTATAACTACAAAATCATCTTTTACTTCATCTGAAGGTCTTCCAAATTCAAGCGTTGCATTTGAAAAGGCACTTTCACTTCCAGAACGTAAAGGCATATTTAATTCCCATATTAAACTTTGCAATGATTGTTTTAGATCATCTTCATTATATTTTTTACCCCTGTTTTCTTCATAATGTAAATAAGATGCTAAAACAGTAGTCATTTGTGATAACATTACTGCCCCTGATACTTGTTGGCTCATTAATACAACTATATTACTAAAATGTCTTAGTAAAACAGGTAATTTTTTAGTTGGCTTAGATGCTATCATATTTTTTGCTAAAGTAGGTATTCCTTTAGTAGCAACATCTTTACAAGAAACACTTAAACAATAAGAACTTAATTGTTTATCATGTATATAAACTACTCCTTCTTCATAAGCCTTAACTAATTCCTTAGGAAATATATTATCCATTAGATAAGTTTCTTCTGCAAAATTGCCTATATTCTTTCTTAATAAAGGTAGTGAGTAAACAAAGTTACTATTTTCTCTTTTTAAGTAGTCTGATTCCTTATCTTCTGTATTTCCTATAAATTTGTTGATAATTTGATTTGTGTTGTTAAAAAACATATGCATTTCCTCCTAGTAATTTAAAATTTTATTTTGTATATTTTGTTTAATATTTTATTTAAAACGACTTATAAATTCTTGTAAATTTATAAAATCATTATTTTCTATAATTAATGGTAATTGCATTATTTTATTTTTTTGTGCTTCTTTAATATAATTACTTTGTTCCTCCTTTGATAAACTGTATAAGTCTATGTAATTAAAATTAATTCCTTTATTAGTTAATAATTTTTTTACTAGTAAACATTGACTACAATTTTCTTTTCCTATTACTTTTAGCATCCAATTCCTTCTTTCTTTTCAATAAATTATTTTACTTTAATCTCTCCATGTGTTTTTAAATGCTTCCTCACCTTCTTTCACAAGTTTATTATATTTATTTTTATTAACTTTGAATCTTTTATTGTCTATATTTTGCATGACATATTCATTGTTATTAATAATATATAGTAAATCCATATCTATATGACTTAACATAAATTCATCATCAAAACCTAATTTCATAATACGCCCTTTCTTTTTATTAAATTATTTTAAATTAGTGTAAAATCAACCTTTTATAAACTATATATTTAAGCTTTCCAACATTTTTTATATTGCTCGCTTTCTGCATTTGTTAATTCCATTTCTTCATATGAAACAACCTTCCCATAAACCCTACCAAATTTAGTATCACATATTACAAAGTCATTTATATCTAATCTTTCATTACTTCTAAATTTATATTGTTTTTCATTAGGTTTATGCTCTATATAGTATATTATAAAGGGTTTTTTAGTTTCTTTTAGTCTAAATCTTTGATTCACTCCTATAAATACAGTATCATTAAATAATGAATTTGATTGTCTTTTTGTATTATTTTCAATATAATGTAATTCAAGAGAACCAAATTCGTCCATATGTATAGATGTAAATTTTCTAAAAGTAACAGCCCATTCACTTTCATAGGTTTCATTAGGCTCTATTCTTGCTATAACTTCTTGAAAAGTAAAATCTTCTTGTATTGGCTCTAACATCTCATCACTCCAATTATAGGAAATTTCACCCTCTCTAATTTTATAACTATCGACACAACATTTTTTTATTGTAACTGACTCTCCTTTAAACTTATCCATTGAACATACATAAGCCCATCCTCCATAATGATGACCATCTTCTAAATCTGTTCTAACTCGAACTCTATCTCCCACTTTAAATTTCATAAAATATCCTCCTTAAATATCTTTATAATGAGTATCAACTATTTCAAATATTCCTTTTATTTGATACTCCCAAGCTTTTAGATCATCACCTTTTATCTGTGGAAATATTATTTTAAATTCTTTTATGTATTCTTCTGGAGTTATGTCACAACCTTTCTTTACCTTAGAAGTTATATCTACTTCTATTTTGTACAATAAATCATCAGCAAACATATTTATCACTCCTCTTTATAATTATTAAATTATTTTATTCCCAACTTAAACCTGCATTTTTTTCTTCAAATTTTCCATCTTTGATAACGAACCTAAAATGGTCTCCATTATCTGTGTAAAATTGCAAATAGCCATCTTCACAATATGGAGCTATTAATTTAAATAATACATCATCGTCCCCTAGTTTTTCACCTATAAAATCTATTATTGTATAATAATTGTCATCTTCTTCTAATTCATATTTTAAATCATTCCATATTTCTTCTAATGTTAAAGGGGTATCTTCATCATCTTCTATTGATATCATATCTTTAATATCAAATCCATCGACCCACTTCAATTCTCCGCCATTATTAAAAAAATCTGATAACTTAGTTATTATCAATTTCATATTTTCTTTTCTAATTTTAATATTTCCTTCCTCATGATAAACACAACAGCTCATATTCTAAATCCTCCTTTATAAATTATTTTAATCTATTTTCTAATTCCTTCAATAATTCTTCATTTGTATAATCTGATAATTGTTTTTCTAATACAACATCAACATCATTAATTGTTTCACCATGTTCTAAATCTTTATAGCTTTTAATCTTTTTAACTTTGAACTGTTTAATTAATTGTTCTTGTGAAAAATTCCATATTCCCATTATTTCTCCTTCTGGAGTACATACAACAGAAATTATGCTATTATTATTTTCAACATTAAATGTTACAATATCTCCTGTGTTAAGCTTGTTTCCTTTAATATCTATTTTATTTGTTTCTTCTCCTATAGGGAATTTTTCTTCAAAATATTGTAGATACCCTGTAAATTTCTTACTCATTTAGTTATCCTCCTCTTTTTTATTGGACATTAATTCTTTATTAATTGATTTCAAATAAAATCCATATTTTAAATCCTTCTTTTACTTAAGTTTTTATAAAAATTTTCTCTTGCTCTTAACTCAGCTAATATAACTCCATATTTTATATCAAAAAAATCATCTGGATGACATTTTGCTATTCCTATTCCTTTGACTTCAAATTTATTACTAATTACACATGTTATTATTTTGTTGTTTTTAAAAAACTTGATATTGTGATTCTGATATTTAATTATATCTCCTTTTTTACATCCTTCTAATCCTTTTACAATATTAATATTCATTGTATTTTTAACGTTTAACTCATGTATTTTAATTTGTTTTGACATTTGACCCCCTCCTATCATATATTATATTTATTAAATTATTTTATATTATTTAATTACTTTTGCTTTAGTCCATTTAACTCCTAGATTACTTATATATTCATCACTAGCATCAGGTATAAATATATCTACAACAAAAGTATTATTTCCTATGAAATGTATTGCTCCGCCCCTATCTTGATTCTCAACTACTCCTAATCCTTCTATATATAATTTAGTTCCAAATGGGAACTCTTGAGGTAAAGCACAATCTCCTCTTGAAAGTCTCTTATTATTCGCTCCAATTCCATCAGTCTTCTGGCAATCTGAATAGCTACTTGTATAATAAGTAACTTTTACATCATACCAATGTTCTTCTCTTTTACGTTTTTCTTCTAATTCTTTCTGTTTTCTAATTTGCTCTTGTCTCTTTCTTTCCTGTTCTAGCTTAATCCTTTTCTGTTTTTCTTCTTTCCTATGTTTCTCGATCTTATCTAAAATTTTATGATATTTATCTTGATTATCAATTATGTATTTGATTGATTTTTTATTTCTTTCTTCTTCAATCAATTGTTTGTTTCTTTTATTTATACTACAAGTTACTAATATACTCGATGTTAAAGCCAACAATACAATTAACTTGGTTGTTTCCTTTGATTTCAAATAATCATTCCTTCCTTGTTTTTTAATCATCATCCTTCCATCCACAATTAGGACACTTTCTATAAGTTATTAGTTGATTACATTCTGTTCCAAAGTGTTCAAGTCTTTCAGTATCTCTTTTTGTTATTACAATTAGTTCTTCATTGCATTTCGGGCATCTATCATTATTAAAGTTATAATCTTCGGCATCAGACTCTATCCCTTTTAAATTTTGTTCTAACTCTTTTATTTTGTTTTCTTTTATTAAAGCCAAGAAATCTGTTGCAAGTTCATGTAATAGATTTAATCCATCATCTTTTAAATACATTTCTGGATTATGAAATATGTCTTTAAATTCATTGAAATAAATACTTCCTTTATTCAATTTCTACCAACCTTTCTATTTAATATTACCAAATTATTTTATATTAGTCAAGCATATGTATTTGTTTTCTAAATTATTTTAAATCTGCATAAACACTATGTATAACTATTGGTTTATTATATTCTTTATGTAAATCCAATCTTTTGCTTTTGATTAATTCTTTAAAGGGCTTACAAAAATATTTGTTATTATCATCTTGATAACAGCAATTGTCTTCTATATCATATTCAATAATATCTCCTTTTCTTCTATCTTCCCAAAGAAAATTACTAAATTTGTTTACTTCTTCTTTAGATTTACATAATATATATAATGTTAACTGTTTTTCGTTAATTCCTGTTGTCTCAAATATTTTGTTCATTCTTTTTCACCTATCCCATCTTATATTTATATCTATTTTAAAATTATTTTATTTTATAATTATTTCTTCCAAAATTTCCACTTAAACTTTTTCTTGCTATCTTCTTTATTATTAAAATAATTGTTTTGTAATGTTTTTAATTCTGATTTTAATAAATCATTATACTTTTTTAGATTTTCTATTCGTTCATCTAGTATTTCATTATTTTTCCTTATAACAGCACAATAATTATCCATATCTGCTTGTCCTCCAAGATAACTTAGAAACCATAAAGCAGTACATACAAAATTATCATCACACATTTTCAATTCTAATTTAGGTATTTTATCTCCATTTTTGTATTTTTTATCTCCTATTAACTGAACAATAAATTCTACTTTATTTAAAGTTTCCTGATTACTTATATTACCATAAATTTTATTATCTATAATTACCAAAGGTTGTCCTTTTCCTAAATCACAATCAGTTTCACATATGTAATATTCATACTCAAATAAATCATTATAATAACCTTCGTGATTGCTTTTAGGATTAAATAAATCTATTTTTGTATCATCTTCTTTTTCTAACTTATTTAATTCTTCTGTTAATTGATTAAACCATTTTTTGTCTTTTGTTTCTAGGGCTAAGTTAATCATATCTTTAAGAAATTCTTTATCTTGAATATCTGACATTTAATCACCTTCTTAATATTGTTTTGGGGGTGGTGGAGGACTTGGAGCATTAGTCGGTGGCACTATGTTAATATTACTCTGATTATTAGAATTATTGTTGAATCCTACTTCTTTTATATTACATATATATTTCATTGTTTTTTCTTGTATTTCATATCTTCTTATAACACCTTCTTTTTCAATTGTAGAAATAAAATTTTCTTTTTTTCTATTGTCGAAATGATGTAACTCAGGTATGAATTCTTCTTCTCCTAATTTTCTATCAAAAACTTTTTTACATTTAGTACAAATTATTCTTATAAAAATATCAATATGGTCAAATTCATTTGTATATGTTGTATTGTTAATCATATAATATTTGCCTAATGAAATTAGATCATGGTCACATTGCTTTTTATATAATTTTTTTCTTTTTTTAAATATATTAAATACTTTAATCACCTTCTATTTATTTGATTTTAATTTTTATTAACTTGGATATCACCTGCGTAATTCCTAAAATTATTGTCAATGGTAAAGCTATAATCCCTATTAGAATATCCCCCATATATAATCCTTTATAGTTATTCTGTTGTTTATAATCGCACCATTTAAACCATATTAATGCACAAAGGATTATATATCCTAGTAAAGTCATAAATATGTTTATTAAAGACATTTAATCACCTCCTAAAAATATGTATAAAAGAATCAATTTATTTATATTTTTTCTAATAAATAAATCATTATATCTTTACTTAAATTTTCTTTCTTATATGCTCTTGCTACTGTTAAATACTTGTACATTTTTTTATCATCTATATCATATTCATTTGAAAAATCTTCATATTTAAGTTGTGAGAACAAATCAGAAAACCCTAAATTTATTAATTTAGATACTAATTTATTTTTACAAAATTCTTTATAGTTATCTTTACAAAAATAATATTCTTCCTCTGTTTCAACCATCGGCATTTTGTTTTTTATAATATCTTTCAAATCCTCAAATTGCAATTCTTCAATGAACACAATTTCTTTAGCAACAACTTTGGAATCATAATCATGTTGTAACCATCGTGGTTGTAGTACAATCATTTCTGGGACACTATTAGAAGCACTATGATAGTCTTCTCTTTTTACTAAACCTTTTACTTTGAAAAATTTATTATTTGCATTTAACTTATAATAATTAAAAACATCTTTTAATTGTAAACAAAAATGAAACCCACTTCCACATAAATTTGTTTTTCCATCATAGCTAAAAGTCTTATTTAATTCATATTGAAAATCTCTACATTTCATATCTTTATCCGTACCTTTATATCCCTCTATCCATATCCATTCTTCTTGTTTTTCTCTTTTAGGATTAGATATATTTGTTGATGTATTCTCTATAATATCATTCATATAATTTTCTTTAGTTAAGTCTTTCTTATTAAAAAAATTAAACATAATAGTTCTCCTCTATTAAATTGTTTTTCATTTCTATTACCATTTTCTAGTATTATATTTGTTAAATTCATCAAATTCGCTTTCACTTAATTGTTTTATTAATGGTATTTTTGGGTTTTTACTATATGTCCATTTAGGGATATCCTGAAAGTTGTCAAATTTAGATGGATAACACTTTTGAACTTTCCAACTTACTCCATTTTCCCAGTATACTAAATCTGGATGATATTCTAAAAAAGTAACCTCTAAATCTAAAACTTCTATAAATTCTTCAATATAGTCTGAACCTGTACTTGCATCATAGATATTTCCTTCATAATCTGTATAGTATGAACTACTCCAATTGCCACCTGATATAAATTTTATATCTTGTTTATTAAATTTATTCTTTTTAAATGGAGTTTGGACTATATTTCTATTTATTCTCATTTTCATATTCCTCCAACTTTTTATAAAATTCACTTAATTTAATTTCAACAAAGCCTTCAGGGGTTTTAGTTTCTTCATTTATTTTATGACTATCCATCTTAACATATAGTTTATCTTCTACTTCAAATTGACTTAACCTATATCCACCTAAAGACAAATTATTAGGAGATTTAGATTCAAAATAATCACCTATTCTTGGTTTTAATAAATTTATAATTATCTTATTATCTATACAATACTGTTCAAATTCTTTACCTATTTTACTATTCTTTTTAAAACTACATAGTTCATATTGGTCTGGTTTACACAATTGTTTACTTAGTTTTTCTTTATCTTCATCCGTTGGTATTATTGATAAAGAAATATCTCCCTTATCTTCTTGTGAAAATGGTTCGTCACAACATCCATCACCACATAAATAATATCTTTTTGCTTGTATGTCATTTTTATCTAAAAAACTAAAAACAAGTTTACTCTGTTCTTTACTGTTTTGTATGTACTTTTGTAAGTCTTGATAATACTTACTTGATTTTGTTGCTATATAAGCTTTTTCCATTATAACACTCTCCTTTTATTAAATATTTTTATTTTTTTAAATTGTTTTATATTACTATAAAATTCTTATTTTATATCAATTTCACCTCTTATAAACGGCTTGGTTAAGCCATTCTTAAAATGAGTTTTTTGTAATTTTAGTCATTTTCATTAAAACGCATTTCTATTGATTTTAAATTTATTTTTGTAAATTTTTAGATTTTTTCATTTCTAATTAATATATAAGCTTGTATATAGAATTTATTCATCTAACTCATCATTAATATTTTCTATTACTAAATCAAGATTTTGTACAGCATCTTCTATGTATCCTCTTATATTTAATTCTTCTAAATTCCTTTTATTAGACTTTAAACTCTCTAAAATAGTTTGTAATTCTGTATTCTTATCTATGTCAACTGTATCCTTATTTTCTAATTCATCCATAGCAATGTTAGCTAATTCATCTGCTCTTTCATTTAATTCTACACCATCATGTCCTTTGCATTTATTAAAAGTTACATCTTCAAACTGTTTTGTTAATGCTAATATTTGCTGCCACAATTCTTTGTTTTCAACAGGTTTCTTTTGTGAATTTCTCCAATTCTTTTTGATCCAACTATGAATCCAACTATTCATACCATTAACTAAATAAGCACTGTCTGAATGTATTTCTATGTTACATATAGGTCTTACATCCCTTCTAATTGCTTCTAGAGATTTAATGCAAGCTGTCAATTCCATCTGATTATTTGTTGTGTTAACTTTATTTCCGTATATCTCTTTCTTATTGTCTGTACCATTTTGAGTTAAAATAGCACCCCATCCACCTATATTATCTTTTTTTTGGTTTCCTCTACAGCCACCATCACAATATATTATAATTGTATTTTTCATTAACTATACTCCCCTCTTTAGATTACAGGTTTTATTTTCCTTAACCTGTAATCTTATTTTACCAAATTATTTTATGCTTGTCAAATGGTTATTTACCTTTTATTAAATTGTTTCATTATCAAGCATATGTTTTAAGAATGTTTGTTTTGTAGATACAAAACTCGTAATCATAGCCTTATATAATGCATTTGTTTCTCCTAATAATACACCATACTTAGAAGCTCTCGTTATTAAAGTGTACACTAATTCTTTTACTAACATTATAGGCGGAGTAGAGTAATCTATACAACCTATAACATATTCATATTGACTACCTTGTGATTTAGCTACTGTCATAGCATATCCTAACATTAAATCTCCCCAATTCTTTTTAGGTATTAATATTAATTTATCACTAACATAAGGCATTCGTAAATATATTATTTTAGATTCTAAATCTATTTTTTTCACAATACCTTGTTGTCCATTAAATATAGGTGTATTTTCACCATCTTCATCTACTGTTTTATAATTATTCCTTATAATAATAATTTTATCATTTTCTTTTATGTTAAATTGTTTGTCTTTTGAGATACTTATAGTTATTTTATTATCATTATTGTTAGGATTATATATTTTTTGTAATTCATTATTTAATGTAAAAACATTTGCTGTCCCTCTTTCTTTTATTGGAACTAGAACTTGTATTTCAGTAATGTCTTTAGCTAAAGGTAAACATCTTTTAAATTCTTCTATACATTTATCCATACTGAATTTTTTATCTGCATACGTATTTAATTTAAAATCTTTTAATTCACCATAAATTTTTTCTCCTATATCACACCTAGACTCCAATAAAGGTTGTTTTTTTCTTACTGCTAAACTACTAGTTATAATTCCTGATTTTTGTGCTTGTCTATGTATTTTAGTTAATTCTACTGCTTTTAATGTCTTACTTTCTAATATATCCTTTGCTAAATTCATACACCCAATACTTTCTAATTGGTGGACATCTCCAAGCACTATTAATTTTGCTCCTGTTTTAATTGATTGAATTAAACTATAAAACAATTCACCACCTACCATAGATATTTCATCTAATATAATAATATCAGCTGGTATTTTGTTATTTTTATTATAAGTAAATCCTTCATTTGGTTTATATCCTAAAACTCTGTGTATTGTATACCCTTCTTCTCCTGTAACTTCTGCCATACGTGAAGATGCTTTTCCTGATAACGCAGTTTGAATATATAAATAATCTTTTAAAACATTAACTAGTCCATTTACAACACTTGTTTTCCCAGTTCCACCACCACCTGTTATCATTATAAATTGGCTATCTAATGCTTGTTTTATACCATTTTTTTGTTCGTCTGTATATTCCCATCCTTGTTGTTTCTCAACTTTTTTAATTACTTCTTTCCAATTATCATATTTGAAATCATTCTTCCCATTAGCTATTCTTTTTAATTCTTGTGAAATATTATATTCTAACCAATAATATTTATATAAAGCTACTTTTGTAGCTCTTTTCAATCTTTTATCATAATTATGCCATAAAACTTTTTCTGAATATAACTCTTGTATTATTTGAGCTAAAATTTTATTATCTAATCCTTCTATGTTTTCTTTAATTAATCTAGTTAATAAAACAGGGTCTACATACGAATTACCATTTAAAGCTTCTGTGTTTAATACATATTTTATAAATGCTTTTATTCTAAATTTTGAAATTTTAGACATACCTGATTCTAAAGCCATTTTATCAGCTTTATCCCAACCTATACCTGTTACTTCATCTATAAGTATATATGGATTATTCTTTATTTTATCAACTATAATATCTGGACTTTTATATTTATCTATTAATTTTTCTATCATTTTTTTTGATAATCCAAAATCATTTAATTTAACATATATACTAGAATAATCTATATGGTTTTTGTATAATTCTATTATATTTAAAGCTGTCTTTGCTCCGATTCCTTTAACTTTGGTCATACCTGCTATATTTTCATTAGCTATAATATCAAAAGGATTTTCATATGCATCATAAAAATTTTTCAACTGTGTATCTGTAAGAATATTTTCTAAAAATATTCTTTTATCATTTTCATTACCTATTTTCATTGGTTGACCAAAATAGAACACTTCATAAGAATAACCATAATCTTCATTATATATTTCTTTTGCAACTAGTTTATAACTTTCGTTATAATCGAATTTGGGTAATTTCCCAATTACTTTAATTGTTTTATATTTAGGATGGATTTTTGGTTCTCCACTTATAACATCCTCAACACTTGCTGTAACAACACACCAATCTCCTGATTCATGTTTTTGTTCTTTGGGAAACATTTGATATTTTAATCTTATATAACATTCTAAATTAATTCCTGTTTCTTTATTTTCTAAACTCATTATGATTTTCACTCCCTAAAATACCATTACTAAATTTTAAATTATTCTTTCTCTCTATACCTCTCACTTTGTAAAATTATATCTCCATTTTCTTTTACTTCTAATATCTTCTGTACTGTATGAGGGAAAATACTATTTTTATATCTTTTTGGTTTAAATACTTGTTCTTTTCTAAATCCAGTGACTAACAACTTTTCTCCTCTTTTAAACCAGCCATTTTCTAAAACAGTCTTTTTACCTTTTTCATCAACTTTTGAAATGTTCTTATCATAAAATGTAAATTGTCCACTATAAAACTTAACATTTACAACTCCATTTGGTGTCAACAAAGAAACTATGTGTTTATTCTTGTTTCTATCTAAAACTGTTCCTACAATTCTTGTTAATTCAAATTTTGGATATCTCATCTTTTTATACATAGTAAATCCTGTTATTATTGGTTCTTCTGGTAAATCATAATAATTTTCTATTTTATATTTTTTTCTATTTACACAAGCTAATTCATGTTCATGATAATAATAGTTCATAGATTCCATTTCCCATGTACTTATATTCCCTTTCATTTCTTTATCTTTTATTTCCCAGAATAAATTATTATTATATGTATCTAAGCACTCTTTACTGTTTAACCATTCAGTCAGTTTAATTATTTGCTTTTTATATACATTTTCAAATGAGCCTTTTCTAGTTGTACCTAAAGCAACCCATAAATCTCCTTTTTCATCGTAATAATAATCTTTATCTTCTTGCATATCAATATCTATAGCAAGATTATTTAAGAAGAAGTTTACTGTATAGTCTGTTATGTTATCATTTTTCCCTTTTAATCTATACCATTTTATAGATTTAACTTTTTCATCTTTTTTATTTGTTAAAGTTTTTATGTATTCTTTAAATTTGAACATTTTTACTTCTTCTTTTAAATTAGAGGGTATTATTCCCATTTCTATAACATGATTAATAGTTTTACCTGATATTTTTTTCTTGTTTGGATTAGTATACTTTAAATATTTTTCTAATATTTCTTCTCTTGGTTTGTTTTCAATCTTGTCAAAAGCTCCTGATTTTATTAACATAATTACTTGTGAATCTGATACTAAGCTTTTTTGTTGTTTTTTCCCTGTAGACAATACTACTTCTTTCTTTACTAAAACCATTCTTTCATGAAAATCTTTTAAGTTTTTAAAAGGTCTATTTTCCATTATAATTTTTGATGTTTCAGCATTAATATTCATAACACCTTTTAATCCAAACATGATTTCATCTGTTTCTTCATATGGTTCGAAACCTATTTTAGCTTTATTTATATTTGGTAATGTTATATTAACACCTTTATCTTGCATACTTCCTATTGCCTTAGCTACTGTACCATAATTTGTAGTTTTTTCTTTCCTATTTGTTTCAAATTCTTCCATACCCTCTTGTCCTAAAGCCCCTGATTCCACTAATAAAACTGCTGTATTCCAGTAAATAGGAGGATAATAATGAACTAGATTTAGTTGTTGTATTAAAACATATGTATATCCAATAGTATGAAGAATTGAGAAACTGTAACCCTTCTGCATGGAGAATTGTTCCCATACATAATCTAATACCTTTTTAGATGCTCCTAATTGCTTCCCCTTCTCAAATAGTCTGTTCTTGCTTTCTTCTAGTAATTCTGGTTTTTTCTTTGCAACACTTTTTCTAAGAACATTACTTTCTTTAACATTAAAACCAGACACACTTTTATCCATAGACATCATCATCATACTTTCTTGTGTTGCACATACTCCATAATCTTTTAATAAATATTTTTTCATCAATTCTTGTTCTTTATTTGATAGTCCAAATTGTTCCATGTCTTTAAACCATTCATTTATGTTTTTTTTATATCTAACATACATGTCAATGGGTTGTTCTTTGCCATCTTGCCCCATTAATCTCATTAAAGTATTTCCTGCACTTGCTTCTAAAATATTCATAGGATTTATTTTTTTTAATGTATTTTCACCTGCTAACGAATCAAATTGAAAAGCTGAAATAACTTCTCCTTGATTCAATTTCTTCCATAATTCAGGATTTTCTTTATCTATAATATCAGGATGTAAATATTTATCATATGTTTTTCTTAATGAACCCTGCCATTCTATTTTTCCATGCTCAATTAACATTTCTAATGTTTTTTGTATCATTGCACAAGTTTTTGTATTTAAAAAGTCATACTTAGTACAGCCAACACTTTCTGCATCATGTAATTCATATTGAGTTATTAATTCACCACTAGGAGCTTTCATTAAAGGGCAATACTCTGATGGATTTGTATTAAAAATTATAACACCACAAGCATGTGTTGAGCGTTTGTTTTTTAGTCCTTCTATCCCTAGTGCTACTTTTAATAAATTTTTATCTTTATGTTCGTCCACAGCGTTTTTAAATTCAGTAATCGGTTGTTTGCCTTTTTCTTTGTCCCCATAATAGCAATCACTTAAACTCCACACCTTACCTCTATCCACAGGAATAAGTGAACTTAAATATAACCCTATATCACTATTAATGTGCAATCCTCTACATGCAGTTTGAATAGCTGATTTAGATGTTTCTGTCCCAAATGTACCTACACGAACAACATCTCCACCTATAGATTGATAATATTCCCTTATTTTCTCAAAGGCTATGTCTCTCTTATGTGATGCTATATCAATATCAATATCTGGATAATCTGGTCTTTCAGCACTAATAAATCTCCAATGAGGTAAATACAGTCCTTGTTTCAAAGGATTTATTTGAGTAATGCCTAAAAAATAGTCTATTATATATCCTAAAGCACTACCTCTTGATGGAGCAATTATGCTTTCTGCTTCTTCCCATATGATGTCTACATTTTTTTGCATCGTTGTAAAATAGCTGCTAATTGGTTTTCCTTTTGCTTTTGATATTCCTATTAATTCTTTACATTCTATATTTAATCTTTCAAAAGTTTCTTCCATATCTTCTTTTTTTAGTCTTCCTAATTGAGCTTTGTCCATCATGCCTTTATAAACTTGTGATATCATAAATCTATCATATGGTTCTTCTGAATGAGCCATAATCTTAACGTATTCATATTCATCCCCTAAATTTTGAAAATAATTGTTTCTAAACCAATCCTTTTCTTCTGGTAATTTAGTTTTTGGTATTTCTTGATCTTTTTCTAAACTATATTGTTCTACCTTATCTGCTATTTCTTTTGTGTGATTAATTAATTGTTTTACAGTATCTTTATCTAAATATTTTAGATTCTTTTGCAACATATCTATAGTAAAAAAATATGTACTACTATAGAATGCACCAACTTCCCTATTACTCTCTCCTTCAGAATCAGATGTTAAATATGCTTCATGAATTGGTCTATCTTCAGGAGTAAGATAATGAGCATCGGTGGTTACTATACATTTTACTTTATATGCCTTAGCAATATCTAAAACATATTTATTAAATTCAATTTGATCTTCCATTAAAGATGGCTGCAATTCAATATAGAAATCATCACCAAAAACATCTAAATTCCAAGTAATAAAATCATGAATTTTACATTTATATTTATTTATTTCAGTTTTAGATTCTGAATTTAATATTTTTAAAACATTTTGAGCTAAATATCCACCTAAACAAGCTGTACTAGCTATTAAATGTCCTTTATTATCTCCTATAACCTCTTCTATATCTTTATAATATGTAGGTACACGTTCCATATTTTTATAATTGAAACTTCTCTTCCAAGCTCTAGTAGATAGTTCTCTTAACATTCTATGACCTATTTTATCTTTAGCTAATAACAAATAATGATAAAAAGTAGTTCTTCCATCCTCTTTAATCTCTCTATACATATCATTTTCATCTGTTAAATATATTTCGTTTCCTAAGATGGGCTTAAAATCTTGGGAAATCTGCTTTTTTTCTTTTAAATCTTGTATAATTTTTAAAAACTGAATATGTCCACTTAAACATTCATGGTCAGTTAATGCTAGACCATTTTGATTTAATGAATTTACATACCTTATCATTTTTTCGTTTTTATTTGTACTATCTAACAAACGCAAATTACTATCTTCTCCATGTACATGCAAATGTATAAAATCCAACTCTTCATTCAAAAATATCATCTCCGTTATTGTTTATTTTTTTATCAAATTATTTTAATTTATAAAGAAGTTTTAAAATAAAAATTCTTTATCTTCTATAGAATTAAAATCTATTATTTCTATCTGAGGATATTTATTCTCTTCCCATTCATTAATTTTAAATTTACCTATAATATCCATTTTCAATTTCTTTTCTCCATCCTTATTTAAACCATGCTCTTGCTTTAGTGTCATTCTATTATAAATCTTTTCACTAGCAAAAAATTTTATAAAAGTAATTTTATTACTACCTATTTTTTTTTCAAATTTAATTATATTTTTCTTTGAACCTAACAAACGTATTTCATCTGTGGTTAAATATATATCTGTTATTGCAAACAATGGTTCATCTAAGGTATTTCCCCATATATCATTCCATTCGCCTACTTGAGAAATATGCTTTTCTTTTAATCTTCCTATTGGTATTTCATAATCTACTTTATATACATCTTCAATACTCATATTCTGTAATGATTCATTGATTTTTTTATTTGTTTCTATTAACTTATTTAATTTAATTTCTTGTCCAAAGGCGTTATCATGCCCTTTTAATTTATCAAAAGTGTTAAATTCACTTAGAAATTTTTTTAAATCAATTATAGGAGATAGTCTATAATTTCTACCACTTCCACCATATACACCTTTTTTAATTTTTCGTAATAATAACACTGGTCGTTTATATGTACTAGCTAACTTGTTAGCTACTAATCCAGTATAAGATTTTTCTAGTATGTTTGTCCCATCTACTATTAATATCTTATTTTGATCTAATTGTTTCTCTTTTATTTTATCATTTAATTTTTCTACTCCTTTTTTAACTTCTCTATCTTGTCTTCCCTTTACAGTAGTACAAACTCTTGCCATATATTTTTGTAAAGACTCTTTTTCTATTTGTGGATTAGGGTTTTTTTTACTTTTTCTAGTCTTATATTCCCTGTATTCCTGTTCTCCTATTAAAGCTCTAAACACATCTATTTTTTCATTTTCTTTTCCACTTCTAACTATTGCATTTAATAAAGGTGCTATATACCAACCAATTCCCATTATAGTTATATTATTTTTTAAACTAAAAGATTGTTTCTCCACTAACTCTTTTAAAAAAACATTATATTTATCAAATTGTTTTACACCTGATAAAGTTAAATACCTAGTTTCATAATTTCTTAAATCCATTTGGTCAGCAATGTTCCCTAAAGCGACTAAATCTAAATATTTATCTGCAAAATCATTATTGTATTTTTTATCATATTCTTTAAAAAATTTATACGTAACTCCAACCCCTGATAAAGTATTATTAGGATATTCACCATCTTGATTGTTAAGAACTACAGCATATGGATTGTTTTCTTCTATGTCATGATGGTCAAGAATGAGTATATCTATTCCTTTATCTTTTAATTCTTTGCATTCTGCTACATCGTTTGACCCTGCATCTGGAATGATCAATAAATTTATGTCAAAATTATTAAATTCTTTTAAAATTATTCCATGTTGTTTTTCACTATGTAATATATAATCTATATTTATATTTAAATTATATTTCTTTTTTAAATCATTTATATATTGTATTCCTAATGCAGACGATGTATATCCATCAACATCTGAATCAACTATAAATCTAATTTTTATTAACTCATTCTTACTTCTTTCTATGTATTCATCAAACAATTTCAATCCTTTATTCATATTTTCAAATAACATTCCATCATGAATAACATCACTTGTTAAATTTAATAATTTTTGAGGATTCTTTATTCCCCGATTAGACAATAAAACATCTAATAAATTATTTTCATTAATGAAATCATACCCATCATTTAAACTTTTAAATTTCATTCGATTTATCAATCCCCTTCTTGTTAAAATATTTTTATTTTATTAAACTTTCAATCTCCTCTAAATCTTCAACTATGTATCTTTCCTGCATTAATTGTTCAAATATCTTTTCACCACAATCAATTGGGGCATCTTTATAATTAATTCTATTGTCCCAACATAATATAATTGAAACATTACAATAATCAATAAACATTTTAACTATTTTATGTAAGTTTTTTAAATACTTTATATACTCTTTATATTGCTTTGTGTCTTTTTTGTCTTCAATTAAGTATTCTATTTCATATTGTTTGTCTAAAGCTATTATAAGCTCTTCTATTCCTAAGTTTATTAGTAAATCTCTTTGATAATAACTCAATGTCATTCCCATAGTAGCTACTGATATATTTTTATCTTGTCCATGTATGCTGCCTAAATGTAATACTGATTTTTCTGATTCAAATATAATAGCTTTCTTATATTTTTTTATATTATTTTGATTTTGATATATACCATATAAATTATAATTTTTGGGGTATCTATATGTTAAATTTTGAATCGTAATAGGAATATATTTTCTATTTGCATCTATTTCTGATTGTAAAAAATTCCTGCCCCTAATTCCTACTAAATTACCATGTATGTCATAATGAGGTATAATAGCTTTATATTGATTGAAATAAAATCTAATCCCATAATATTTCATTATTTCAATTGATATTCCTTCATTTATCCAACTACTAGGACAATAGTTGTCAAATATATTTAATATTTTTTTATTAAAACTAGGCAATACTATAGGTTTTTTCTTAGGAACATATAAATGTTGATTTAAAAAATATAAATCTTCATTATCTTCTTTCTTATTTTGTAATCCAACACCCTTATCATATAATGATATACCCTTAAAATTAGCTACAAATTTAAAAGCTTCTTTAAAATCCCAATTTTTTGTTGTCATTAATAAATCAAATAAGCTCATACTTCCACAATTTGTATAACACATAAACATTTTGCTTTCCGTAAAATAATGTAATTTATGTTTGCTTCCACCATGACAAATCGTTTGAAAATATAAATTTCCTTGAGAATCTTTCTTAGGAAATTTACTTCCTAATTGAATTAAAATTTCAATAACATCTTTAGTTTCTATTTTATCTATTAATTGTTCTGAACTAATCATATTACTCCTTCCTTTAATATGACGTTGCTATTATTTCATCATTCTCTGTAACTTCTATATTAATTTTATTTACGTTAATCCTTTCATAGTCCCAGTTAGTACAAAATAAATCTACAAATTCCATCGTACCTAAATCTTGATAACCAAAAATTCTAATTAGTTTTAATTTACCACCTCTATTTTTATAAATAGAATAACAAATATTGGGTTTTTTAATTAATCCTTTCATTTGTTCTATTATTGGTTGTATTTTCTCCATTTCTTTTTTATCAGGTTCAAATACAACCATGCCTAAGTCTACTTTATTAGGTAAGCTTCTAGCACCTTTTACAGCTCGTTGATCTCTAACATGTTCTCTTCTAGCTTCATCTGTAGTTTGAGTAAAAGCATTAATAAACACATCATATTTTTTAGCAATATTTTTTAAATCTTTTGATAAATTTAATAATACTTGGTCTTCTCTTACTGTCATTCCTTTTGTCATCTCAGAATATTCAGCAGATAAGCCGCTATTTAATTCTATATAATCTAAACCAACAAAACCTATATTATAATTTATTTTATATTCTTCTATCGTTTGTTGTAAAAAAGATATGTCAAAATCAGCATTATCAATTAAATATAATTTCGTTTCTTCTAATATTTTAATTGCCCTATCAACTCTTTTATTTTCTTCTTCTGTTAAAACTTCATACAAAATTCTACTCTCTTCAACACCTGAAATAAATGCCCACATCATAGGTTCTAATTCTTCATAAACATCCATTTCAGTTCCTATGTATAATCCACTATTATGTTGTCCATTTGGATTAGATATAAATTTTTCTTTTTTAAAATCCCATAGATAAGGTGCAGTAAAGTTTAAAAGTCTTCTTATAGCCACTCTTGTTTTACCACAACCAGTATCTCTAGTCTCTAATAAGACTTTACCCCCTGAAGCCCCTTTTGTTATTTCATTAAGATATTTACTCTCGAAACTAAGTCCATATGGAGGATTCTCCTTTAATCTTTTTCTTAATTCCTCTGCTTCATCTCCTGCTTTTCTACTTACTATATTGCTTTTTAATACAAACCTTTTTTTAGACTGTATGTTTTTCTTATCCATCATACTTATAATATCTTTAATGGACATCTTATTAAATTTTTCACGTTGTATTTTTTCAATTGTTACATCAATCTCATCAACATCTAAAATATCTTTTACATTAATACCATTCTTAATATAGTTTCTTAATAAAGACATCTTTCTAACAACATCATAATAATATTCAAAATTTGAAATATTTGCGTCTTGAATTATTTTATTTAACCATTCTAAATTCTTCTCATTTTCAAATATTTTTTTGTGATTTAGCAAATCATTATTGGCTAAATAAGTTTCAATTTCTGAAATACCTATTGTTTTTACTCCTTGATAGGCTAAATTATAAATAACCGTAAATATTGACATATGTAATGGTTTGACAAAATCATCTTGTTCTAATTTATATTCTGATTTTTTTATTAACATAGGATTTTGGATCAAAGAGCCTATAACTTGACAGGCTGACCTACTATCATAGTATTTTTTTCCTAACATGTTTTGATTCATACATATTCCTCCTTATTTAGTCTTTGTCTTCCCATTTTATTTTTTCAAAAGATAACTGTTTTGTTAGTTCTTTATTCTTTTTACAAGGAGAAATTTTTATTGTAGTTTCTTTTTCTATGTCCTTGAAATCCTTTAATTTTTTTCTAATTTTAGATACATTTAAAAACTGCTCTTTTGCTTTTTCATAGTAGTAAGGAACAATTCCTAATCCAGTTCCTTCTTTCACTTCATTCTCTAAAGTTTCATAGTAATATTTTAAAGTTAATAATATTCCTGCATTAGTATATCCATATTCTTCTCTAAATTCTTTTAATTGCTTAAACATAAATCCATTTAATGTTTTTATATTGTATAAATTACAAATATATTGAAATAACTCATCCCAATTGTCTTTATTACGCTTTGTCTTGTCTTCTTTTCTTTTTGCACATTCTTTACAATAGTATCTTTTTTTTATTTCAACAGCATCTTCTTTTTCATTTAATTTATTACATATAGGGCATTTAACTTTTCTAGCCAAATCATCACCTCTTACAAGCAACCATTAAAATTTAAGGAAGATGAATCAACACCTTCCCTATTATTAAATTATTTTATTCTTCTAATTTTAACTCATATTTGTCTACTAATTCTTGTAGTTGTATCACTACCATTTCTGCTACATCTCTTTGATTTTCTATAAGAGATTTTAAAGGTGGTACATTTCCTTCTTCATCTATCTCTAAATTATTTCTTAAAACCGCATCTGCTTCAGCACTCCTTTTGTTTTGATATAATAATTTTCCTAATTTACTAGCTTTATCTATAACTTCTTTAAATGGGACTTTTTCTTGCTCTTTATTAATTGTCCTATCATCTGTGATAAAATCTTCTCCCATATCATCAATGGCTTTCTCAATTTCTTGTTTTAAATCTTGATATTTAACAATTTTTGGTAAGCCAAATGTGTCCTTTAAATCTGGTACTTTTTCAGATTTCTTGAATGTTAATTTATATTCTACTTCACCATTTTCTTTTTCTTCGTTCCATAAGAATCCTATAAAATAAGCATCTTGAGTAACTGGTTTTAAAGTATTTTTATCATTAGTTTTTAATCTATATATTATATTCTGGTCTTTATCCTGTGTTTCTTCTGCTTGTGCTATGTAATGAATGGTGAATCCTGCTGATTTTATATCTTCTATAACCTGTAGATTACTTCTATAGTATTTAGTACCTTTTCCATATTGACCTATATCATCCAATATTTGCACATTCTTTCCTCTAGTAGTGTAGGAAATCATCATACTTTCAAACTTTTGAACTGTATCTATTACAATACAAGAGTATATTTCTTTTGCTTTAGGATTCTTTAATTGCTGAACCGCCATTTGTAAATCAGGTATACTACGTATTCTTTGAGCCATTATTCCAGGTATACCTGCATATCTATCTTCAAACATTAGAAATAATGGTTTTTTATTTCCCTCTGAGAAACTTTCTAATATCTCTTTCATTGTTCTTGTTTTACCTGCTCCTGTTTTTCCCATTAATGCTATGGGATATTGAGTTAAATCCCTAGAAACTTTGTTTGGTTGAACATCTAATATATTTATCATAAAACTCCTCCTAAAATTTTAAATTTTTTAATTATTTTTTATAGTTTCTACATATTGTGAAGTGGGTTGGTCACTCAACCCACTTGATTAAGCTATTTCTTAAAATGGACAATCATTTTCATCCCCATCTGCTGGTTGAGGGTCTGCTGCCCCTGACAATCCAAAACCTTTACCTTTGTTTCCTTTCTTTTCTTGCTGCTTTCTTATATCTTCTTCTTGTTTTAATTTTCTTTCTGCTATTGCTTGCTTTATCGCTTCTGGTTGATATGCTCTTTCAGTGTCAGTTATTAAATCTCCACCTGTTCCAACTAAGTCATGAACATATTCTTTTTTATCTTCTACTTTGGCTATTCCCAATCCACCACCTTTTTTAACTTTTGTAGTTATTTCTTTGTAATCTATGTCTCCCCATACATTGAAGGTTATTCCTTCATATAAATTAGATTTGAGTTGTTCTCCAAAATTACATTCGTTTCCTTCATCATCTTTTACAACACCTGCAACTACTTTCATTGGTATTACTAATCCTCCGTAAACAGGTGTCCATCCTGTTATCATTACTCTACCAGTTGGAACAGGTATACCATTTTCAATCTTTGTTTCGTCTTCAACTTTTGATACATACATCTCTACATCAAATGTTGCTTTATAATCTTCAGACTTGACTTTATCATCAAAAGTCATATTTCCGAATCCTAGCTCAATTCTTTGACTTGCTTTTGGTTCTCCATCTTTTTCATAAAATTTCTCTCCGAATCTACAAGTAAAAGTATCACTTCCCCATATTCTAACCTTAGTAGCTTCTTCTTCTGAAATACCATCTGCCATTGTTTTTTGTTCTTTATCTAATATTTGTTTTAGCTTTAAATATTTATTAGATGTTTCCCCTTTACCTGTCTTTTCCTTTTGAAATATGTTAACTGTTAAATCTGTAAATTCTCCTGCTTTAATAACTAAAGATCCATTTATGTAATTTCCGTCTTCATTTTTACCTGCTTTTAATTTACTTTCTTTTAAAACACCTGTAATAGTAATTGAATTATTAGCTTGTCTTAATTCTTGTTTGTTTTCCATATGTATATTTCCCCTTTCAATTTTAAAAATATTATTATTAAATTATTTTATATTTATGTTGATTTTTAATTTTGTCTATAATATAAGTTTGGATAAAATTCATGCTTTATCTACTTTGTATTTATAGGTGGACTATTCACTCTTTTAATCACTTTCCATCTTTGATTTGAAACTTTAATATGTATCACATCCTTTAATATTTTCTAGAGCTATCCCTAATTTATCAGCATTTATTGTAACTGTATCTACCCAATCTTTAATCTTATAAGTACAGTAAATAGTGTTTTTATAATTCACATATTCTTTTGGTACAGATATTTCTTTATTACCTTTTGTATCTATTTGTAGTATCTTAGCATTATCTTCAAATTCTACATAAACCTTACTATCTTTTAATGGTATATTTTTTAGAATTATAATACCATTTTTTATTAAATATTCTTCTTTAATAACATACATTTCTTCCAATCGTTGTTTTACGTCCATATCTCTTGTATCTTCTATTATGTTACTACACACTCTCTTTATTTCGTCTAAAGTAGTAATTTTTATTATTTTATTTTCAAAGTCTGAAATCACACATTTGTTATCGTTAATGTATTTAATTTTATATTTATTTTCTTGTTTATCTGTAATTAATAAGTCTTCAATGTCCATTTCAAACATTCCATTTGATATAACCATTTACTCACCTTCTCAATATTGTATCAAATTGTTTTATGTTTGCTTATTCTTTATTCATATGTACATTTATTAAATCATTGTTTGGGAAATATGTAGTGAACCCTTTAGCTTCTAAATACTTTTTCAGATTCATAAAATTTTCCTCGGTCTTTTTAAAGTCTCCATAGTTATTTATATCTAGCTCAAAATAGTCATCGTTCCTTTCTAAGCTCTTAATAAAGTCTTTTTCTATTTGTTTTAATAACTTTTCATTTTTCTTTTCATAATCTTCTTTAAATTTATCTTTTGCTTTCTTTTGAATGAAATTCAATTCCTCTAAGTTCAACATTTTTATTACCTCCTTATTTTATATCATTTAGTTTTTGTGTTGCTTTTAAATATTGTTTTATCTTAGCGTCATAATAGGTGATTTTCATTATTTTTACTCTACTTTCTCCTTTTAGTCGTTTTTCAGATTTTGTACCATCCTGTAAAATAACAGTTAACATATCATTTTCGATTTCTACTATTATATTTTCATATTTATTTTCTATTTCATTAAATGTTGTTGCTTTATATTCTTCTTTAGCTTTTCTAACTAATTCTATATCTTCTGGATTAACATATAAAGGATTTAATTCATCTAGTTGTATTAAGACTTTATCCATTCCTTCACAATACTCTAGGAATTTACATTCTTTATCTGATAATGATTTATATTCGCCATCTATTATTCTTATTACATCATTTTTGTTTAATTTTCTGATATCTGTAACTATTTCTTTTTTATTTTCCTTATTCATTTTTGACACAGTTTTATGATTAGTACTCTTATTATCTTCTTTATTAATTCTTTTTATCATATCATTTAGATCAATATGAAAAGTATTGTTAATTTTATTTTCTTTTGCTCGTTCCTTTGTATCTTTCTTCTTTCTTGAATCTTCTTGACTTGCATAGTTTTGATAACTATTTCTATCTTTCTCACATTCTTTTGTTATTTCTTCAAGTATCACATCTAATAAATTCATAACTTTAAATCCCTCCGTTTAATTAATTGTTGTTTTTCATTTATCTTACTATTTTAGTATATCATGTTATTTTAATCTTGTCAAATTGTTTTGTATTTGTGATATTTTTTAAGATAAATCCTACAAATCAATGCGTTTATCTTATAAATATATATTACCAAATTATTTTACATTTGTCAAATTCTATTTTTTATTAAATAGCTACCCATTTATTAACTATTATTGTCTCTTCTTTTTGTTCTACCATATATGGTTTTTCATAATCATAGTAATAATCACTATAGTACGAACCAGTTCTGTTTACATCTTGTTTAATATATAAATTCAAAGGTTTATCAATTTTCCAAGCACACTCCTTATTAGCAGTACCTATTCTAAATACATTTGAACTATATTCATACTTCCCTTCACTAATCCAATCTTCCTCTTCTATTTGTTCTAACGCATATGTAACCCCCTCTATTTCAAAGTTGTCACAGCATTCTAAATTTTCACTTCCACACTCATCTACAATTCTTTTACCTATTTCTTGTAAATTCATAACGAATCCTCCTTTTATATTATATAGCCTCTTATTCGGCTGCATTAAAATTAATCTCCAATAGTTTTCGACTACTTAAATAATCACATAAGTGTACGAATTTCTGCATTTCTGTTACAGGCTTATCTAAAACTTCTTGCTTTGTTCTAAAATCCATTACCCATTCACCCATATGGGTAGCAATACAATCACATATAATATTTACATCTTCCTTAGGTAATGCATTTTGATTCATTTTTTTTATGAAATCACTAGCTACAATAGGATGTTTTATTTCATATTTACCACCTTCTAAGCCTTGTTTAAAGGTATCATGTAGAATAATAGAAGATAACATCAAGGATTTTTCTCTATTGTTAAAGTTCCCACATATAGTATTATTTCTAAATAATTCTAAAGCTATTAATCCTGATGACAAAGTGTGTCTTAACAAACCACCTTTTCCTAAAGAATACGTAGGATGATGCCTTCCTAAAGTAGATGCTGGTTCAATATAAAAATAGTTTGGTACTTTATTTAGAACTTCTATTGTAAAGTTATATATATCTTCTGGTAAAGTTTTTAATAAAGGATTAAATATACTCCATTTACAATCATTATATAACTTAACTTCTTTTTTAGTATAATTTAGATCAACTTCTTCATCTATGTTTAAATTATCTGCTCCAAACAATTCTATTAGTTTATGTATAGATTCTTGTGAAAGTTCCCATTCTTTTGTTTCAAAATGATAATGTCTAGGTTTAATTGTTTTTATCCCTTTAATTATATCGAGATTGTAAAAGAAGCTAACAAATAAACTTTTATCACAATCATTTATTTTTTCACTGTTATTTAATTTTATAGTAATCATATAAAGTTCTCTTCCTTCCTTTATTATTATTAAATTATTTTAAATTCAACTTTGCATAAAAACTAGATTTTAAATTAACTTATTTTCTTGTTATGTAATTTCAAATAATCCTCGTAATACATCCATTTTAAATTTTCTCCTGTAATTGGATGTATACCTGTTGATTTTCTTTCTCCTTTGCAGCACGAACTCACTTTGCTTTTAGTCAATAAATATTTTTTTTCAGCACTTACTATAGAATTAAAAATTTCATTAGTAGTTAAACAAATTATAGTTCTGGCATTTTTACCACCGACCTTTCGACTATTACTTCTTATTTCTTGCTTAGGATTATAATTGCACCAATTAATTTTACTTCCGATTTTTAAATATCGTATGACAGTACCTCTTGATAATTTAGATTTTATAGCTATATCTTTTGTGCTATGTATTCCATTTTCCCAATATGTACAAATTTCTTTTACTCTATTTGATAAAGCAAACTTTTCACATTCATACCAATTTATTTTATTTAAATTAAAAATCTTAGACAATTGAGATTTTAATAAATTTTGTTTTATTATATCCAATCCTATATTACTAGTATTAATTACTATGTATTTTTCATGTTTCACACCATTAGCTACAGCTAAGTCTTTTTTTAATCTATCATTTTGTTGTTCTAATTCTAAAGAACGACCTCTGCCTGTATATCTATAATGTTGACCTCCATGTGTTTCTATTATACAATTTATTGATGGTATAAAAAAATCATACCTTTTATTTCCATTCAGTTTAGAATTTTGACATTTAATATTTTTACTCCATTCAAACTCTTTTTCTATTTCAAATTCTATATGTAGTTGATTTAAAACATTAAAAACAAATTTTTCACCATAAGATTTTCCATCGCTACATTTTGAACAAGAAAATCCGTATATGTATAAGTGACTTATTTTCATCTTTTTTTTATATCCACAATCTGGACACATCATTAAAATTTTTTTATTACTCGAATAACTATATTTATAAATGTCTTCTATATTTACAAAATATTTTGTTAAATACGGATGCGTTGTAGCAATGTCATTTATTCCTCTTACTACTTTTCTACAAGGAATACAACATACAGGGCATATACCTCTATTATCTTTTAAATGAGCTTCTGATGTTTTTCCAATATAACCACATTTTAAACATTTATAGTTATATCCTTTCCGAGGAGCTTGTTCCCCATTTTTCACTTTAATATAATTTATAATTTTTACACCTTTAACAATATCTTCTTTATTATATATGTATTCATCTGTTCTTTTTCCTAATATAACATTTAACTTACCTGTTAACAGTGTTTGTGTTGTAATCATAAAAGTTTTACTATTATAAATAATTTTTAATTGTTGATTTTTCGAATCATAATTTAATACTTTTAATTCTCCTATTATATCTTCACATTTAAATTTAATTTTTTTATTAATAGAGTTTGTCCAATTAACACCTTGTTTTGTGTTACCAACTTCACTAACATCTATATATCCGTTTTCAGTAGTTATTTTTGGGTTTAAAGTTATTAATTTGCTTATTTTATTTTCTATTAAACTTGCTCTATCTATAAAATTTAAATTTTTATTATACATCAAGCAAATTTTTCTTCCATCATAACTAATTATTTTAAATTCGCCATTAATATTATCATAAATAAATGGAATTATTGATCCTATTGAATTTTTCCAATCTATTATTTCTTTTCCCAATCTATATTTTTTAGGTAAATTATTTAAAAATACTTTTTTCATTTTATACCTACTCCTTTAGGAGGTGTAGCTACACTTTATTACTTGCAAGTTCTCCTTTTGTTTTATCGAATTATTTTTTATTTATGATAAAATGTTTATTTTAAATTGATACATCTTTTATAATAGCTGTTTATTTAATCACATAATGAAATCTCTCACCAAACAAAAAGCTAGAAGCAACTTCTTTATCTTTGTATATTATCCTGGGGAAATATTTTGAGTCATGAAGATATCTTAATCCTCCATTTTCATAATAAATAAATTCATCACACTTTTTTTTATCTATGTAAACATCTATTATAGTTTTGTCTGTAATTTCGCCTAAATATATTAACTTTGATAATTCCCAACCTTTTATCATTATACTCACATCCTTTCTTAATCCATTAAATTTTATACCTAAATCTTTAGCTAAGCAATTATTAAATTATTTTAAATTATTTAATCTATGTATTCCAATATCATAATATTCTTTATCAATCTCATAGCCTATGTATTTTCTATTTCCATCCAACATCCCCTTATGTCTTTCTGAATTAGCTCCATTGCTATTTCCACAGTAATTGTTTTATATGGTGGGTTGTTACTATTAAATTCACACTTTCATTTGGTAAATCATTTAGTAAAAAATCTTTGTTGTAAATTATATTAGTCTGTATATCAAACACCTTTTTCCATATTTATATTTCCAAATTATTATTCATAATATAATTAGTCTTTGAACCACGAATTATTTATCAACTATTACAAGTGCATTATTGGGTAAGTAAATTTCACTCAATACTTTATTGTTTTCATCGTTTAAAATAATTTTTCTTTCTTCAGTAATTACAGAAGTATCTATATTTTTTACCAATGCCCCTTTAACTGTACTTCTACTTTCTTCAAGTCGAAGTTGCTTCATTCCTAAAATACTTATTTCTACACTTTTAGCCATGTAAATCATCCTTTCTAAATTCGTATTTTAAATTATTTGTTTATGTCTTTGTTAAATTATTTTATATTATTATAAAATCCTCATTTTAACTAAAATTGATAAATTGAAATTCTTCGTTATTATTACTTTCTTCACTATAGCTATTTATGTCTGTATCAAAATCTAATCTTTTATATGTAAACCCTATTACATCACACCAATCTATATTATGTATTTCTAAGTTATATAATAAGCAGTCATATAAATTTCTTTCAATGCCCATTACACCTATATGAACTTCCTTAATTTTAAATTTTTCAATAAACATAGCTGCTATTTTACTACATTCATTTAAATTTTCACTTAGCTTTATAGAATAACATTTTTCTTCCATTCTATCTTTTATGCTTATATATGTATAATATCCTCGGTATTCTCTTCCTGTTGATATATCCATTATTAATTCATTTGATTTATTATTTAGTCGTTTTACTTTTCTTTCTTCTTTTTTCAGTAATTCTTTCTTTTCCTTCTCCCATTGATTAAAATATTCTTGTTCATTTGGGTTAAGTAATTTTTTAGGACATCCACCACACTCATTCCTATTATGATTACAACCCCAACAAGGATTTTCACCTCTTTGGATCAATCCCATTATTAATACTCCTGTTAGTTTGCATTTTGATGGTACATATCCTTGTTTAATACACAATTCTCTTAAAGTATCATTGTTCTCCATTTAAAATATCCCCTCTTTAATTTATTTTGTATTTTTCATTAAAGTGTCAAATAATTTTTCTAATTCTTCATAAGAAGTATTGTCTAAGAATTGCATATGTTTATCCCTATCTTCTTCACTTAATTCTTTCATACTTCTTATAGCATTTTTTAATATATGTCTATAAAATTCTTTAGATTCTTCTTTTTTAAACTCTGCTTTTCTCTTATTATAATCAGCTTTAAATTCATCTGATGTATTTTTGTCTGTAATTATAAACCATTTACCTTCTCTAAATCCTCTTTCTACTACTTTATAAGAAGTTAAATTAGAATTTTTAATCTCATCATATCTTATGTATTGTCCTATTTCATCATCTTTATTTTTACCAAACAATATTTCATGTTTACTACCTTCTGTTTCTACTACGAATTTCTTTTTTAGTAAATTCCAAATTACATAATCGACATCTACTGATTCTAACTCTTTGTAATACCAAATTGGATATTCATTTCTTTCTACAAACTTCTTATTTATTGTTTCTTCAGTATTCATCTAATCGCCCCTTTTGCATTATCATTTATTAAATTATTTTAAATTAATGAAATTTTAATTTTCCTTATCAATTGTCATTATGTCTAAATATTTTTTTATGTCTTCTTCTGATACCCCAATTTCACTTGCAGTTTTAAATATTTCTCTAAACATTTTTTCTGTACTATAGTCGAAGTAATCTTTGTATATTATCTCAACCTTTGATTTGTTATGTATACAATATTTACAAAAATCACTCCTTTTATCTGTTTTACAAATATCAAATTTTTCACAGTTTATTATCATATTAATCATCTTCCTTTTTAAAATAATTTACTATCCCTTTAATTAGCAATAATAAATTTAAAATAGGTGTCATATATACTAAAAATATAAAAAAGTAACCTATTAATGGATTAGACATACTAGTATTTATTAATCCATTAACAAAATTGGTCAACTTTTCATTATCCAGTTCCTCTAAACTTTCTTGTATTGAGTTAAAAGCTTCAAATGGGTCTATGTTTTGATTCATATTATTTATTTTATTTATTATAAAAGCCATTGCTCCTATTACAATATTTAAAGTAAGTAAACTCATATTCTCACCCCTTTAAAACATCACTTTTGACATTTATTATACATTAAAATCTCATTTTAATAAAATAATGGTTTTAAATCCTATGTAAGAATTTTAGTATTTTGTTTTTAATCTTTTTATTTTCTCGTTCTTCTAATAATTGTTGTAATTCAATTTCTAATTCTTTATATTTCTCTTTGTATTTTTGTTCAGCTTTTTCTATAGTTTTATCAAAATATTCTTTATCATTATTTATAAATTCAATAATATCATTGGTATAATAAATAATATTCCCATTCTCATAACTTACTTTATCAATAGTAATTTTATTATTTTTATTAATTTGTATTTTATCACCTTTGAATAAATGAATAGGAATCTCTATATCTAACCTATGTAAAACATATTCATGATATATCTTACAAGTATGTACTATATAATATATATTATCACCAAATTTACCACTTGCTTTTGCTTTTATATTGTATTTCATTTTATCTATTTTATATTTTAAATATTTTATTCTTTTATCATCGTATGTTTTACAAGAATAAGGACATGTATCAAATTCTCTCTTTATTTTATTATCTAAAATACGTGGATCAAATACAACTGTGGCTTTAATCCCTTTTATAGTAATCATATTTTATCTTCTCCTTATACCATTTAACTATATCTGTATCGTTCCTCCTATTAAACCAAGCTCTTAATACGTAAATATCATCTTTCATATGATAATAATCTACATATACACCTTCTTTATCTTTTTGAAAATCTATATCATATTCCCAACCGTTTTCTTTCATTTCCTCAATATGTTTGTCTCTATCATTTTCTGTATTGTATAAATAAACTATTTCCTCATCTCCAAATACATCTACATTATTTCTATAAAGAATTTTTCCATTCTTTTTTAAATAATTAACAATAATCTTAGCTGATTCTAAATTTATCATATTAAAACACAACCTTTTAAATTATTTTATATTTCTTTACCTTTAAATATTTATTTAACAAATTTCATACCTATGAAGATTCTCTTTTAGATATTTATTAAAAAATTCTATGCCACATATATGAACACACCAATCACAATAAATTATATATTTATTTTTACATTGTTCCTTTAAATATTCTTTAGCTTGTATTATAAATGCTTCTTGCATTTTTCCTATATCATTATGTGAAAAATCATCTTCCCAATCATAATCACGTAAAAAATTATTGGCTTTATTATTTAATAATTTTTTATCTTTAACCATTTCTCTTAATTTTTCCATTTCATCTTCTATAATATCTTCAAACATAACCATAGCCACCTCCTTACATATTACTTATAATAAAACAAGTGTTTTAACATATTATATTTCTTAACTCTCATACTTAAACAATAAGTCTTGAAATTAAAATTTATACTTCTTTTTTAACATACCAGTAGTAACATGATACCAAAACCCATTGTGATTATTAAAAAATATGACACACCCATCTTCCGCCACACGTTCTACAACAAATAAATACTTACCATATTCTTCAAACATTTCTCTTGTATAAACTTGACTTCCAACTTTTATTACACCATCTTTATCAAATGCTCCATATTTTAATTGTATTTCTTTTGGAGTTTTTAAAACAACTACATCGCCACATTTTAACACTTTCATCAACTCCTTTTTCAGTTTTGATAAAATTCAAAATTTATATCATTTTTATATATTCAAATATTTATTATTTGTTTATTTTGAAGCTTTAAAATTATATATTGGTTTAATAATATCTATAATATCAACAGTTTCTTTTATATTTTCTATAATTTCCTCTATGTTTTTATAAACCATAGGAGATTCATCTATTGTGTCTTGATTAACTGACGTTGAATATATCCCTTCCATTGATTTTTTATATTCTTCCATTGACACTAATTCTTTAGCCTTATTTCTACTCATTAACCTTCCTGCTCCATGAGGTGCTGAATAGTTCCATTCTTTATTCCCTTTTCCTACAGCTAAAATACTACCATCTCTCATATTAATAGGTATTAATATTTTCTCGTTCTTATAAGCTGAGATACTACCTTTACGAATTATATTGTCTTTAAAATTAATATAATTATGAACTGTTTCAAAGTGATTAAAGTTGTTTAATCTTTGGTTAAATAATTTATTTAAAATAATATCAGCCATAGTTTTTCTATTTAAAGAAGCATATTCTTGACATATTTTCATGTCGTGTAGATACTTATCTCTAAACTCTCCTTTTAAATAACACAATTCTTTTTTATATTGAGCTGTTGAAGTAGTATATTTATCTTTTAATTTTTTTAATTCATCTTGAATCAAATGCTTTTTCCCATTGATTTTATATTCTTTTATTATTCTATCTTTTTCTTTATAATAATCTTCTTTACCGCTACACATATCTATTGCTATATTTTGATAATATTCTGCTACTTGTTTGCCTAAATTTCTACTTCCAGAATGAATTACTAAATATGAATTATTATTTTTATCTTTATTTACTTCAATAAAGTGATTTCCTCCTCCAAGTGTACCAATACTTTTTTCTAACCTTCTTGTATCTTTTAGATTTCTATAACAATATAAGTTTTGTAATTTTGAAAACTTTATTTTTCTTTCTTGATGTACTTCCATCCCTGAAGGAATATACTTATAAATAATATCATCTAGTTCTTTTAAATTTATATTTATGTTTTCTAATTCTACTGTTAGCATTCCACATCCAATATCAACACCAACAATATTTGGAATTACTTTATTCCCCAAATCTGCTGTAAACCCTATCACACAGCCTTTCCCACTATGGCAATCAGGCATTATTCTTATCTTACTATCTTTTGTGAAATCTTGATTACATAATTCTAAAATTTGCTCTTTAGCACTTTCTTCAATATTATTTGTATATATATTAGCTTTTGAATATCTTCCTTGTATTATTTGCATTTTATCACCCCTCTTACAATTTATACTTTATCAAATTATTTTATATTAGTCAAGTATAAAATGTAAATAAAAGAACTATTTTATATGATAGTCTTTAACAAAAGATGCAATTAAATCACATTGTTTTTCTACAGTTTTTAAAAATACATCTTTATCCTCTATCCATTTATCTAATTCCTGTTGTCTTATTGGAATAGGGTTTTGTATTATATTCATTAAATTACACATTGTTTGACTTGTAGTTAGAACTGATTCTGCTAAAGATACCCTTATGTTATTTATCTGTTCATACTCCCCTCCATACAATTCCTTCATATCTTTCGTTATATCATATCCATATTCATGTTTACTCATTTATATATCCTCCTATTTTACTAAATTATTTTATTTCCCTCATTTCTACTACACTAACCATTGGTATAATTTCTAAAGCTCCATTCTCATTTTCTAAAAAGAATCTACCTGTAAATGGATTATCATAATTAATTAGAGTACCCTTTATACAATTAACTTGTCCTAAGCCATTTATAGCATTTTTATATTTTCCACCTTTATAATAAACTATTTCATACTTTTTATTACAAAATGGTAAATCATTTTCTTCCTTCTTTTTATTATATGTATTGTCATCTAATATTTTATTAATATTATTTCTTACAACAATTAACTCATCTTCTTTTAAATCCATTTGTGCCATTTTATATTTTTTTACCTCTTTATTATCTCCGTCTTGTCTAATTGAAATAGTAAAACGTCTATCTTTGTTTGAATTATTGCTATTTAATTTTGATTCGTGCAAAAATAAATTTTGCTTTTTATAGTTAAAATATTCTTTAGTTAAAAGATTAAAACTTGTATAAAGACCTTCTTTACTAAAAGCAACTGATGGCTTTCCATTCTCTTTTATTTTATAATTAACTTCCATTTAATGTTCCTCCTTATATTATTATAAAAACAAAATTTTATTAAATTATTTTATATTTTTAGCTATTTTTATAGCATATTCTAATCCTTTATTAAATTCTTCATTTACACATCTATTATGTTTAGTTATTATATTTGATATGATTTCTTTATCTATCTCATCTACTATAGTTATAATTTCCTTGCTCTCATTATCACATATTACTTTATGATAATCTGTGATCTTTTGTATACCATACATCCAGCTCATTTAATCACCCCTTATTAAATTATTTTACAATAGACTTCCCATAAAATAATCCTATGAAAAATCCAATCAATAAAATTATAATATATATGTACAAAAAATTCATCACCTCTCTTCATCATTGTTTAATATTTCATTCCAAATTTTCATCATACTTGTTGTCTTAAAATATCTCTTAAATGTACTTGAACTAGGCATATTTTCATCAGTGTCTATTTCTTTAAAAGTTAATTTCTTACCTGATCTCTTATATTCTTGAATTAAAATTTCCTTTAATTGTTCTTTAGTGTATCCGCTTTTTTTACGTCTATTTTTCTTAGGAATTATTTTTTTTGTTTCTAATTTTAATTGATTTTCTAAATCCATTTCCATTTTAGCTGCTAAAACAGCCTGTTCATAAGTTGCAAATTTTCTTGCAAATATGGATTCATCATAACCTAAATTTTCTATTTCTTTTTTTGATGGCATATGTCCTAATTTCTTTGATAAATCTTTCAATATATCCAGTAATTCCTTTCTACTTTTTCTAATATGTTTAGATGAAGAACTAAATATTTCTAGCAATTCTTGTGGAATGCGTGATTTATTTTTTAAATCTCTCGAATCTTTTAATTTATCTTGAACATATTGTTTTTTTAATAATTCTTTATCAAAATCTGAAACTTCTCTTGCGTTAACAACTACGCTTCTTTTTGCTCCATCAGTCTTTACTAAATTCAATATTTCATCATAACTCATATTAAAAATCTTTATTATAGTATTTATTGTAGGAATATCTTTATTTCCTTTTCTTAGTTTCTCCCAATCTTGTTTTGTTGGCAATCTTTTATATCTAATTATCCATGTTTTTATTATATTTAAGATATCTTCTTTATCTATTGAGTTATAGTTTCTCAAATTATCACCTCTTTTTCATTATGTATTATAACATAACGAAATATGTGATAAAATATCTTTTTCATTATAAGTTATCTTTAACTATTTTAATTAAGTCTTCTTTATTATTTAAATTAGGATTTTCTAAAATTACATCTAATAATTTATTTAACATAATACCTATTTCTTTTCCTTGGTTTATTCCTAACTTCATTAAGTCATATCCATTAATATCTAAATCCTTAATTGTTAAAGGTTGTTTTTCATTTAATACTCTTTCACATTCATATTTAGTTTTAAATATATCTGCATAATCCTCATAACAATAAACACTAGCACTTATATCAGCTACTTTTAATTTAAATAAATATTCCAATCTATCAACACTTATATTTTTAATAAATTTTTTTATAGACTTTAATGAAGTATTATCGCAAATATTCATGTGCCAATATACTAATTCTCTAACATTTTCAATCTCTTTATTACTATATTTTAATTTTCTCATTCTGTTTTCGCAAATTTTAGCTGATTCTTTTTGATGTGAATAAAAATGACCCACTCCATCTTCACCCAAACTAAAACATTTTGGTTTTCCAATGTCATGAAATAATGCCGACAATCTTAATTCTAATATTGGGTCAGTATTGTCTACTACATCTAAAATATGGTCAAATACATTTTTATTATGATGTGGGTTTAATTGGTCGAAAGCAAAACATTTTCTAATTTCAGGTACTATTTGTTCAAGTAAACCTAATCTCAACATTAAATTTAACCATATACTAGGTTTTTTACTTAACATTATTTTATTAAATTCACTTTTTACTCTTTCCTTGCTTAATTTAGATAGGTCATTATCTTCTTCTATAGCATAAATTATATTTCGGTAAATTTCTAAATCGTATGCACTTGCAAATCTTATTGCTCTAAGAATTCTCAATTTATCTTCTTTAAATCTTTCTTCAGCATTACCTACACAATTTAATTCCTTATATTCTAAATCTCTCAATCCTCCAAAATAATCAACTAATCCTTCTTTATCATTATAAGCTATTGCATTGATAGTGAAATCTCTGCGACTTAAGTCCTCTTTTAAGCTATTAGTAAATGTAACTTCTTTAGGATGTCTATTATCATCATATGCTCCATCTATTCTATAAGTCGTTACTTCTATTGGCATATCATTTATTAATATTGTAACTGTTCCGTGCTTTAATCCTGTAGGTATAATTTTATATCCTAAGCTTTCAAATATTTCAATTACATCTTGTGGTTTTGCATTAGTGGTAATATCCCAGTCATTTGGGTTTCTATTTAATAAACTATCTCTAACACAGCCTCCTACTATATATGCCTCATAATCAAAATCTTCTAAAGTATTTATAATATACCTTACCCATTTAGGCATTTGAATTTTTATATCTTTACTAATCATTGTTGATTACTCCTTTGTTAATTTCTATAACTAATTCTTCTACTTCTTTATACTTGGGTTTATTAGGTAAATTTGTATTGTCAGAGGCATATTTAAAATCTTTCTCATATTTATCTACCATTTCAAATATTTCTTTGTAACTATACTTACCATTTCTTATGTTTAATAATAGCTCTCTGTCTTTGTCTCTATAAGTATTTATCCCTTTACCTTCTAATAATTCCGTTCCCATTTTTAACAACCTAATCAAGTGTAATGCATGTTTATTTAAGTGCAGCTCATCTTTTTTGCTATTTCTATGATTTAACTTTCCATAATCTTTAACTATATTGCTCATTTCTGAATATATGTTTTTAAAGTCTCTTAAAGGATAATTGTTTAAATCAATATTCATAAATATTTCATTTTCTAAATCTTCTTTTTTAGATTTATCTATATACAAATTAATATTTTTGTTTGTAATTTTTTTATATCTATCTTCAAAAGATACCATTTGATTCTTTATACTATTTAATATGTGCTGTTCTTTTTCAGATTGGGGATAGGAATCTCTAGCTAAAGCATTTTGAAGCCTTCTTAATTGGGCTGTGGCATACCCTCCAAAACTATGTATTGCTTTTTTAGATAAAAATAAATTCACATTATCTCTTAATAATTTACCATGCTTATTACAAATAAATAAATGCTCATCTTTTGTTCCTAATAATTCTATTGTATTTGGATTACAATTAAGCATTAACTTTATAACTTTATTTAATGCATATATTGTAGTGTCTGTTTCTTTATTTTCAAATTGTTCAAATGAAGATAGTCCTATTAATTCTTCTATTCTTTCTGTAGCTATTCCTCTAATATCTAAATCACTACTTTCGACATTAGTACCATATGCATGACTTCCTCCAGTAGTTAATAATATTATATTATTTCCTAAATGTTCGTTATTTCTTAAGAAATCATATTCTTTGCTATTTAATTTTTGTTTTATATCCTGTATATTCATTTATTAAATCCCCTACCTTCTATTAATATTTTTATATTTTCTGAGGTATAATAATTTATCATCATATGAAATTTAGGCTCTTAACTTACAATTCTATATCTCCTGATTCCAATTTTTCTATTATTTTCTTTATAACTTGTGGAGAATACATTTCAGATAGAATCTTAGCATAAGCACCACAAGTTTTTCTTTCTATTTCTTCTATTGTTACATCTTCTGGAATTTTAATAGTTACTTTTTTAATTTCTGCACCTTTTGCCATAAATTTTGTTACCTCTCTTTTATTTTTTTTATTTTAGCTATAACTCAATTCTCCTTATCTATAATTATGTCATAGTCTATCATCACATATTTAATAAATTATTTCAAATTGCTTTAAAAGTATTATTTTATTCATACTTCTTTCTAAATATTTCCTATAATCTTATGATACTACTTTATTATTATTTTGTCAAATTATTTTATATTACTGCAACATTAATATTTGATTAGGTTTATATATGTAATAATCTATATTTCTCATAGTCTTTTCATAACTTTCTTTCCCCTCAAACTCATCAATTACTTGTTTTTCCTTCTCAGACATATCTTCATATTTACATTTACCATAAGAAAAAGGCAACCATCCTTTTTTACAACTTCCAAAAATATTGAATTTTTTTAATAATTCTTCATTCAAAAATGTTAAATGAGTAGTACCTTTTTTATATGTATTTATAGAAAAATATTTTGTTTTTATATTTTTAGTTTGTCTTTCTTTTTCAGCCTCATCTAATATTTCTTTTAAATTTGTATTTTCTGTTTTTCCTCCGTCTAAGTAATCAAAAACATGCTCTATATCTTTTAATTTCTCATAAAATTTATATCCATAATCTAATCTATCACCTAATATCCCGTAAGAGGATAAAGGAATTATTATGTGTTTATTAATTTTAAATGCAGAATTGCTACTCCAACCATTGTAATAATGAATATTTTTACTACATTCCTTATACCAACTATATTGACTAGAAAATTCTTCAAATAAATTTAGAATTGTGTCCTCTACTCTTTTGATTACATTTTGATTCATTTGTTCTTGTAATTCTCTGATATTATATAAGCTAAAATCATAGTTTTTTAAATCATTTAATTTTTGTCTGAATTCATACAATAGATTAGATGTTAATAGAGATGTAAATTTCTCATTATTAAACAAAGTTTCCCAATATTTGTATCTAACATTTTCTATGTATTCATTTATTAAATTATTCTTAGTTTTCTCTGTGTAATAATTATTTTTACTAGTATTTATATCTAATTTTAAAATAGACCTGTTTTTATCAAAATCATCTTTAAAAGATTTTAACATTATTGATTGTAAATTCTTATATTCATTAATTAATTTAATTCCTGCTTTAATTTCAAAATTATATTGTTGAACTATTCCTGTTAAAAAATCACCATCGATTAATGAATCATTATTTTGTTTAGTTTCTTGATTAAATTCTTCCTCTTGTTTTAGTTTCTCTAGTATAATACTATCTTTATTTTTATTTTCTATTTTTACTTGTATTAATGCAATCTCTACTTCAGTTTTTCTTTCTGCATTAACAAATTCATCTTGTAGATATTCTATATTTGCATTATATTTATTTAATTTCTTTATTAATGTTTTTCTTAAATTACTATATGGATTTTTTATGGTTTCTGCATTAATTAAGCAAACAAGATTCCCCCCATTCTCTATTAATTCTAACGCCTTTAATAAATGTTTATCTCCCTGTGAAAATGGGAAGTTAGCTATAATTAAATCATATTTTTTGAATCCATTATAAGTTAAAAAATCATCATGAATAATTCTAAGACCTTTCCCTGTTAAAATATGTCTTAGATCTTCGTCTATTTCAATACAATCGATATCCCAATTTGCTTCTCTTGCAAAATAATTATTGCTTTTTATTGATTTTATTTTATTTTTAATTCCTTCTACTATATCTCCTTTTCCTGCTGATGGCTCAAGAATATTCGACACAGTTTTAAAATCTATAGCTTCTAACATTTTATTTATTAATTTTTTAGGTGTTGGATAAAAATCCTTATTATTTTCAAACATTTTCTTTGCTCCCTTATTAAATTATTTTATATTAATCAATAAAAACCTTATTTTTGTTTATCATATATTTTATCCTATTTGAACTTCATTTGCATATTTTTTCTTATCTTCATCTAAAACATGTGTATATATTTGTGTAGTTGAAATATTACTATGTCCCAAAGCTTCTTGTACATATCTTAAATCTTTAGTTTGTTTAAGATTTACAGTAGCAAATGTATGGCGTAATTTATGTGCTGTTATAGGTTTATTTATATTAGCAGTTTTACAATATCCTTTAATTACATTGTTAACCTGTGTATCGCTTATATTGAATAATTTACCCTCTGCTATACCTTCGTCTTTAATATAAGCCAATATAGCTTCTCTGGTAACATTATTAAGATATAAGTACCTCTGCTTGTCACCTTTTCCTATAATCTTTAATTTTTCATTGTTTACTATGTCCTCTACTTTTAAATTTAATAATTCACTTACTCTAAGCCCATGATTAAGTAGTATAATTACTATACAATAATTTCTCTTACTTCTGGCACTACCATCTCGAATAACCTCTAATAATTTGTTACATTCTTCTAAGGTTAAATATACAGGTTCTCTTTTTTTTATATCTGGAGTTTCTAATTCTATTGAAACATCTTCTTCTATTATTTTTGCTTTAGTTTTTAAATAATGAAAAAATGATTTTAAACTAGCTATTTTCCTAGCTCTTGATTTTTCACTGTTCTTTCTTTCATTCTGTAGGTAATAAACAAAATTATATAAATCCTGTAATGTGACAGATTTAATATGAGTATCTTTAATATCTGATATATTTATATTTTGAAACTTAATATCTTTATTGACTAATCCCTTATCTAATTTATACCACCTAAAAAACATTCTTAAATCTACTTCATATCCTTCTATTGTATTTTGACTTTTATTTTTTATACCTCTTAAATATTTTAAAAAATCCTCAACTCTTTCAGGTAATTCAGTCATTTAAAACAACTCCTTGTTATTTATATTTGTCAAATTATTTTATATTAATATAATAACATGTATTAGAAAAAATTACAAGGATTATTTTCCCTGTAATTTATAATTGCTCTAAACTTGAAATAGTTACAGGATTTATTGCTAAACCTTCTGATTGTAATATAACTATTCTATTCTTGGGAACACCCTTTTCATCAAGCACTATATCTAAAAAATCAGCTATTGTACAATCTTTTTCACTAGATTTATAAGTATATTCTTTCCCACTATTCATTATAATTTTTACTTTTTTCATAGTTATCTATCCCCCATCTTATACTTAATTTATTATATTATACCATATATTATCATAAAAGTAACTTTTTATATTAAATCTGCTTTTTTCAATGCATTCTCCCATGAGTCAAATCTATTAATTATAGAATAATATTGTTTTACATCTTTAGCTTTAGGTATTTTCCCTAATTGAAGATATTTTGTATTTATTATATTTAATAAATCCTCATCACTATACTTTTTATTACGATTAAGTATATCTTCTTTATTAAACCCTGCTTCTACTAATGCATTTTCCCAAGTACCAAAATTCTTAACAAATATATGTTTATGTGAAAAATCTGACATACTAGGTATTTTCCCTAATTCTTGAGTTTTCTCTTTTATCATATTTAACAAATCTTTTTTTGTATATGTTTTTTTGTATTTTTTTAATTCTTTATTATCAAACCCTGCCTTTTTTAAAGCATTATCCCAACCATTAAACCTTCTAATTATAATTGTATAATTTTCAACTTGATAGGACTTTGGTATTTCTCCTAACTCATTATATTTATTTTTAATTTTTTGTAATAAGTCTTCATCACTATATTTTTTCTTTTTTTCATTACTTTTTATTTTCTTTTTCTCTGATTTTATTTCAATTCCTGCTAATTTCAAAGCATCATTCCATGAATCAAAATTTTTATATACTTCATATTGTAATTCAAATTCTGCCCTTTTGGGTATTCGACCTAATTCATTACATTTACATCTTATTAATTCTAAAAGTTCTTCTCGCGTAAATTCTTTATTCTTTTTTAATATTTGGATATCTTTATAACCTGCTAAAATTAATGCATTATTCCATGAGCCGAACCTTTTAGATATTATCCTACATTGTTTTATTTCTTTTAAATAAGGTATCCTTCCTAATTCTTTAGTTTTACTTCGTATTATGTTTAATAACTCATCATCGGTATACTGATCTCTAGATTTATAAATTTCTTCTTTCGTATAACCTGCTTGTTTCAATGCGTTATCCCAAGTCCCGAATTCTTTAATAATTGTTATATAAGATTTTACCTCAGCAGTTTTTGGAATCCGACCTAACTCTTTTGTTTTAATCCTTATTTTTTCTAATAGTTCTTCGCTTGAATATTTTCTCAATTAAATCACCTCGATAAAATATTATCATTAATAATATATTCACCAAGGTTTTGTGTTCTTATACTTAATATAATTAATTTTCAGTCTTCTTAATTGTTAATTCTAACCCTAAAGCAGAAACATATCTTAAAAACACATCTAATGTCGGAGAATTATCTATCTTCTCTAAACGTGAAACCATCTGTTGAGTTAATCCGCTTCTTTCTGCAACTTCTCTCTGAGTTATTTTAGCAGACTTTCTAAATTCGACTAATGATTTAATTAACTGATATTGAGCATTAGCCTGTTTCATATAAATTTCTAATTCAGGATTATTCTGAATAGCTTTTTCAATTTCTTCCTCAGGATTTATTTTGTGAAACATATTTTACACCTTCTTTGATGTTATTTATATTTAATATAACATCAAATCAAATTTTTGTCAACAATTCTATTGTTTTTTCTTTATTTATGATTTCTATTTCATCTAATTCATAATCGTCAGGATGGATAATAGAAGTCATTTTTTAATTAAATAAATTTTTAATTATTATTTATTTTAGATTTTATAATAACTATGGCAGTTAATGAAATATTTATTATTATAGAAATTATATTTATTATTGGTATAAAAGATATTATAAATATAATTATATAAAACAATATGAAATCACTTAATCCCAAGAAAGAAAACCTAATTCTAAAACCACCTTTTCCTAAGCTATCATCATCTTTTTCAGTTTCTATAATTATAAAATGTTTATGTTTTTTCTTCATTAATTTTATATCATCTTCATTATAGTTTTTATCTTTTAAAAGATATTTTTTAGAAATTATTATACTTATTAAATTAACTAAAAAATAAAAGATTCCATTTATTAATAAATATTGATTCATTATCATCTTCCTTTGCAATCAAAAATATTAATATACTTTTTAACTCTTATTTGAACTTTTATAATATTATCTACTATTTTATTTTTAATATACTTTATCATTTCTTCTTAAACCATGATATAAAATCAATGATTTATAAAAACTATTATTAAGGAATTGTTTAATCTTCAATTCCTTTAATTTCACTTATCCTACCAATCATTTCATATAATTTTGTTTGAGCTGATTGTAATTCTCTTAATTGAATGTTGTATTGATTCATTTTATCTAATGATGATATATCTTCATTTTTCATTATTTTTTTATTTTATTACATATTTTCTCTTTTTTTATTTCAAGGTTTTCTGCTTCTGTTCTTAACCATTTATCTATATTAACTTTATTCATATTAATCCTTAATCCTCCTTGTTTTACTCTATTTTAAATTAATTTCATAAAATTTGCTCTACATCAAAAACATCTTCTGGAAAGACTAATATTTCTTTTTCATTTCTATCCTCAATATAATCTAATATATCTTCTTGCCTTATATATCCTTTATAAACCTTTCCATTATAAACCTTTCCATTATCATTAAATCGCTCTGCAAACCATTTAGCGACATCTATATCAATAGTCCATGAATATGCTTCATCATAAGGTGTAGACATATCTCCTTCCCCTCTATAAATAGTAATAATATCTTTATCAAACCAATTTTTATTTACTTCATTATATTCAAAAATTTCTTCTAAAAATTCTCTTGATAAGTTATTAAAGCCGTATTCACTAGAAGTGTAAATATTTTTAAACACCTTATATTTTTGTTCATCTGGAATATCATTAAATAATTCCTCATAAAATAAAAGTCTATATGGCTTATCTATAAGACAAAATAACCTTATATATTCTTTATTTTCAATACATTTTTTATGAATTTCTTCTCTTTGCTTCATCTGTTCTTCAACTTTAAAGTTAATAAAATAATCTTCACTTATATCATATATCTCTACCAATACAGTATCTTTCAAATAACAATATTTATATAGCTTTCCTTCAACTTTATAAAAATCATTTACATCTAAATCAAGTTTATTAATAGTCTTAATAAATTCATTAATCTCATCATCATTTTTATATACTGTTATTGGTATTAAACTTAATACATTTGAATGTTCTATCTGAAAAATATTACTTGTAAAATTCATTATTACTCCTTAAAATTTTAATTGCAACTTTAGTCTTCTTTTTCTAATAATTTCTTAACTCTGTCAATTTCTTCTTGACTATGAACCGTTCCACCTGTATTAAAATCTAAGTACCATTGCAACACTTCTTTTCTTGTTTGAAGATTATTTATATTAAAACGTAATTGACCAATAGTTCTTAACATAATATCTTTATCCTCAAAATCATTTAAATATGAACCAAACACCTTTAATTCGTTATTTAGAAATTTTCTTAATGCAGTTAATCTTTGTAATCCGTCTACACAAACCATAGGACTATCATTATCCTTTACAATTCTACAAAAAGAAGGATAATTAAAATATATAACTCTTGCCGTTTTTCCACCTCTTAAAAAGAATTCGACATATGCAATTTGTTGCTCTTCTGTCCAAACAGCTCCTCTTTGAAAATCAGGATTTAATTCTAATCCGTAATCTTCTTCATAATCTTTTAATGTACTTTCTAAATGCTTTAGTCCTATATTTACTTCATAATCTCCATTTTCAGTAAATGGTTTTATATCACTAAACTTCATTTTAATTCCTCCCTTCTTTTAAATCATATTTGTTTTATATTACGTTATAAAATCGTGAATTTATATTAATTATTTTTTAATCCTAAAGTTTTTGGATTTGCACAAACTAAAGTCTTAAACTTTTGATTTAACAGCCCTTTTGTAAGCATTAAATTGTCTACTACTTCATGGGAAAATCCATTATTGATTGTCATTAAAACGATTGTGCCATTTAAATTTTTAGCATAGAATCCTTTTTGAAAATCTTGACCAACTATAAGTTCATTTTCATTTAAGCACAAATCTATAGCTTCATAAGCATTTAAAGAATACTCATCTTCAGATAATTTATTTTTTTCATTTCCAATATCTAATAACGCTTCCTCTAATTCTGCTAATGAATTTAATTTGTCTTCAATTATTAATCTTTCATAATCATTTAATATTTTAATGTTTTTACTTGATATAATTAAACTTTTCATTTCATGATATACATTATTAATCTTTTGAATATATAATTTTTGATTCCTTTCATCTTGAAAATTACTTTTATAGTTACTTAAAGAATACCAATTAGCAATTTCTTTAAGTTTTTTATAAGATTTATCTAAATCATTAAATAATGTTATTTCTTTATTCTCAATATATTTTGCTTTTTCTGACATAACAATATTTCACTCCTTAACTCGTAAATTTGTCAAAATTTCTTTCTAATACTTCTTCTTCTGTTTTTTCATTGGGATATAATAACAAAGAATTATCATCTTCAAAACCATAATCAATTTGTGGTAAACGAATTTTATTATTTAAGAAACGTTCATATGATATATCTTTTTTATCCATATTCTATTTCCCCTCTTTATAACTATAAACTTTCAGCATTAGGAATATAAAATTTTTCAATTGGCTTTATATTATCTTCTTCTATAAAATCATTCATTTCTTCTTCATCTTCAAACCATTCATAGGTTTTAATCTACCTTGTGCAACACCTAAACCTAAAATTTCAATTTCTTGTTCATAAGTAAGTAGATATTCTCTATTCATTTTATTTTGTTCCTTTACTTTCGATAAAATTTTCCTTTTATTTACATTTACAATATATTTTGAATTTTGAACTGACTATATTCTTTTATTTAATTTTTCTATTGCCTTGTCATATTCTCCTTTTGTAAATATAGTATCATCTTCGTTATCTTCGTTAATATAATCTAACCCTTGTTCTAAACAATCTTTACAAACGTAATAGCAATTTTCGTTTTCATCATCCCATAATTTTTCACCATTTTTGTAATCACACGCTCCACAAAACCAACTACTACAAACCACACAATGCTCTGCATTATCCATATACACCTTTTCTCCACATCCTTGACAATCGTGTATATCACTCATTTATATCACCCTTTCCTTGCTTCATAATGTTCTTTTAACCTAGTTTTTATTTTTTCTATTCCTTCAGACCCTAATTATTTTCATACTTATTTAATTCTTCATTTTATTTATATTTTATTTGAATTCATTATGCCATTTATTACGCTCCTCATCGAATATCCAATGTTCTTCTGCCATACTTGGATTTATCATATATGATTCTGCACACCAAAAATCACTATCTTCATAAGCTTTAAATATATAAAACTCTTTAGAACATTTATATCTTACTTTTGCTTTATTTAAGACTTCTTTATAATTAGTTCCCAATATCTTTTCAGATGTTCTCGCCGTTCGTCTTCTAATCCCCATAACTCTTACCTCTTTATTTAAAATTCTCATTTTAATACAACTTCAAATCCATTTACCTCTTCTAATTCTTCACACCCATATTTATTCCAAAATTCTTTATCTGTCATTTCTTCTAGATGATTATCTTTTATATATTCCTGTTTTAAATGTTTTTTATCAAAAGCTACCATAAATAGATAATCTTCCTCATTTCTTATATCCCATATGTTATATAATTTTGGAGTATAATGTTCTTCCACTTCATCTGCTATAATTTCATCATAAAAATACCAACCTGTTGAAGACATAGTATACTCTTCTTTTTCAGGCTTTAAATACTCTATAACCATATACTTAATTGAGTTATTCTCTTTGTCATATCCTAAAAACACATTATCATTATAAATATTATTATCTGTATTATGAAATATTTTTGTCCCTGTTCTTACTTCATCCCAATTTATTATAGATTTTAACTTTTTTCTTAATTCTTCGCATTTATATGTTTCTACCATAATCATTTCTTCTCTATTCAATATAACTCAACCCCTCTATTAAATTTAAATTTTTTCAGCATCTTTGATAAGCCAGTATTCAATTACTTCTACTCTTCTATTATTCCATGCCCTCCATCTATGACACTTATTGCTTCTTCATAACTATCACATTCATAATTATCCCAATTTTCTAATCCTTGATCGTCATCATATAATATTACATTTTCTATGATAAAATTATCATCTAAAGAATTTATAATACCATCTCTATCCTGTCTATTTCTAACTATTAAACGCTCTTTATGTTTTTCTTCTATGAAACTTATAAAATCATACTTATCTATCTTATTGCGTTCTACTAGCCATTTACCTTCCTCTTTTTCGTATTCTTCATTGTACCCTTCTAAAATCCTGCAAATCCAGAATACATGTGTATCTTCACAAACAAACAAATCAGTACAATAGTCTGTTGTATAAGAAAATACTTTCTTTTGTTCTAATAGTTTATTTAATTTATTTGTAACTTTATAATACTTTGCAAATTCCATAATTAACATCCCTTCTTACTGTTTAAATAAAATTTAAAACATCTTCTTTAAATCTATAAATCTATTCTATTAATTATTTTCCAAAACTCTCTTATTTTTCATACTTATTATACCATACAATTATTTATAATAATGCTGCAATAAGCTCCCTCAACTTTATTATTTTTTAGCACATCATATCATTTTTATTATTATTAAATTATTTTATATTATGCTACTAACAATTCATCACCAGATTTACTTAATCCTAATTTTTTATAAGTTTCTAACAAATTATCTACTGATTTCCTTGGTGCTGTTGACTTATGCGTTTTAAAATTATCCCAAAATAGAACTTCTATCATTTTTGTATCTTCATTTACTACCATAACAAATCCACCAAACCTACAAGTGAACTTATTCTTAAATATTCTTTTTCTTTCTACTGCATTTATAACTAGAGCTGTTAGTTTTTTTCTAATTATTTCTGATGAAGCATTTCTTCCTTGTTTAGCTTGTTCTTTATAAGTTTTATAAGCTTCTTTTGAGATTGAGTATATTTCTATTCCATTTATAATATCCATTTTTTCCCTCCTAAATTTTCTTTGTTTTCCTTATATTACTTATTATATATATACAATTATATATTGTCAATATATTTATTAAATTATTTTATATTAATATAAAATTTCTCATTTATTATAATTATCATTACATCTAAAATGTAAACCAATGATAATTTAATATATCTTATAGTTATAATCCTTAAATGTTTTTAAATTCATTAAACAGTTTGAAAACCTTAAACAATAAGCTTTTAATAAAAAATTAGTACTAGATTACATTGCTTGTATCAAACCAATTCGTTAACAATGTAATCTAATACTAATTTTATCCTATAAATTCCTTTACATCATAATTTTCTGATTTTAATCCATCTATTGTAAATTTTAAAACATCTCTAATATCGTTTTTATTCTCTATTTTATAATCCACATACCTCAGCAAAGCTTTTACATATTCTTGATTATCCAATCTATAATATTTAGTCCATTCTTTTAGTGTTAATCCTATTTCTTGTAATCTATTGATAATTTCTTTTTCATCATTGTATTTATCTAAAAATCTATTTTTGTTTCTTTTATTAATATTAAAAATTAAATTTATACCGTCATTAGTTCTTATATCATAATCTTGAATAAATTTCACAGTTGTCAATTCATCTAGGGCATCTTTTATTATTCTGTTATAATAATAAGCTTTTTTCTTATCTATCTCTTCATTATTTTCATTTTTGGCAACATCTAAAGACAACATATCATAAAGTTTTATATATGTTAAATATTTTTCATATCCTCTGCTCCATTGATTTAATAATAAATATAATTTTTTAGCCACACCTTTGGTTAACATTAAATATTGATTATAATTGTAAATTTTAAAATAATTATTGCATATGTTCTTAAAGAAAAAATCACTAATAGTTACGCTTTGCATACTTTTTACTTGTTTAGCATCACCTATTTTTTCTCCCTTTTTCTTTCTTTTAGTATAAGAAAAAGATTTATAATCTTCTAATATTCTAAAACTATCTTCTCCTTCAAAGTCATATATATAGTCACCTGCTTCAACGTCTCTTAATCCTAAGTCACTATATATAGTTGCTTCATTTAAACATTTTACTGAATTTTCTAGTTTCTTTTTTAAAGCTCCACCATAAGTTTTATACCCTAATTCCTTAGATAATTCTTGATAAGTAAAATGAATTGTCTTAGGTAAGGATACTTTTCCTGTAGTTCTATTGTATTCATATTTAAATCCTACGTTTTTTATTAATATTCTAAAAAGGGCTAACAAAACGTCTAATTCAGCTATTGTTGGACATCCATGCTCTCCAGAACCAACTACTTTTATACCTCTCCTAACACCATTACTAATCCAATATCTTTCTAATACTTTTACTTTAGTTTTTTTCATCGAAATAAAAGGTATTACCATCAAATTAGATTCATTTATGCTTTGATTGGATTTCAAACTTATAGTCTCCACTTCTTGTTCTTCTTCTTTTTTATCCACAAGTAACAACTCCTTAAAAATCAACATTTAAACTTAATTATCAACAGATTTTGTTTATATTTTATCCACAAATTTAAAAACAATGTATTTTAATGATAATTACAATGTAATCTAATGATAATATATCATACATTTACAATGTAATCTAGTGATAATTTTTCTTTTTACAATGTAATCTAGTGATAATACAATGTAATCTAATGATAATTTTTCTTTCTTATCTATTGATATAACTTGATTTTCAAAAAGTTGTTACATACATAGAACCTTGTTTATTTATTACATAGTATATGTATATAGAGACAGGTATAGAAACAGCAATTATTTTTCTCTATTCCTATACCTATATTAATCTATGATATTAATTTATAAAATATTACTAAAAATAACTTGGTTCTATTTTATCATTTCTAATACATTTGTAAACTGGGAATCTTAAAGAAATACCTCCATTTTGATTTTTAGTTTCTTCAAAATATTGTACTTCTATTATTTTTTCTATAAAAGCATCTTTATTTTCCCAAAACATTTTTCTATCTTCATCTGTATATCCTGAACCAACTTTTACATTATGTCCTTTATAATCTATTATAAAAGCTCCCAAAACCCCTTCATTTCTTCCTGTACCTTCTTCATAACCTATTATTTTACAATCTGATGAATTCATAATTTTTACTTTCAACAAATCTTTTGTCCTTTTACACTGATATTTACTATCTACCAAATTAATCATAATACCTTCTTCGCCATTTTGTACAGCTATATTTAATAATTCATCTATTTTATTTATATCTTCTCCAACATATAGCATAGGTACTTCTTTAACCCAGTTCGTTTCTAAGCTCTCTAAGATGTCGTGTAATTGATTTTTTCTTGTTAAAGTATCATTTATAGACACACCTTGTTTAAATTCGTCTAAAGGCATCATATCGAATATATTAAATATTAAATTAGTTTTCTTAATATCTTTTTTTCTTATAATCTTTTGAGTTTCTTGAAAAAGTTGTTTACTATCTAAGTTCTTATCATTTTTCAGCAAAATTTCACCATCATATACCATATTATCTTGCAATTGTTTAGCATCTTCTATAATATCAATTAAACCTTCTATTAGTTGTCCTTGCCTTGAAAATGTTTTTATAGCTCCATTCTCTTTCACTAAAACCATTCTATTTCCATCTAACTTTGTAGTTATTATAAATTTTCCTTTTACTCTATTTATATTTTCATGATATTTTTCAGCTAACATAACATTAAATTCTGGAATAAAATTCTTATGTATTTTATTTATTGTTTTTGATGTAATTCCTATTTTTAAAGACTTAGTTACTAATTGTTTTAAAATATCTTGATATTGTAAATCTTGATTATTGATCCAATTTTGAATTACTTTTATATGTTCATCTGTTCCTGTATTATTTGTTTTTAAAAAATCCATGACATCTATTATTGTATTCAGTTTATTATCTACTTCTAATTTTACTTTTTTATTTAATTTTTTAGTGCTTATACCTGTAACTATATAAGGATTATATAAAAAGAAAAGTATGTCTTTTAATAATTGATTGTCTTTGTTTTCTTTTAATATAGTTTCTTTCGCTATTCTACTTGAATCATTACCTATGCTTTTTAATATTTCTAAACATTCTTTCAAATTATTTTTCATATAAAACCATCCTTTTATTTATATTTTTTTAAATTATTTTAATTTGACAATCAAAGCATATTTGAAAAACAAATTATGCTTCAACTATCAAATTGTTTTTATTTACATTTATGGAATATTATTTATTTAACAAATTATAGCTAACTAATCCCAATTTTCAATTATTATTTCTTTATTTTCTGTTTCGCTTTCTGTAAAAATACTTATATTACTTATGTCTTCTTCTATATTAACTATATTTTCCATTTTAATTATGTACTTGTCCATTTCTAAAAATTCATTTTTCCCCAATATCTCTATTCTTTTCAAATTCGTATTGTGTTTATAGCACATATCTTCTAAAAATTTTTCATCTCCTCCAATTTCAGATATGGTTATTCCATATCCTTTATTTCCTTTTAAATAGTTCATTAATTTTACTTCCATGTAAAAAACCTCCAATAAATCCTTTTATTTATTTAAATTGTTCTATTTTATCGAACAAGTGTTTAGTTTTAATATAGCTTTATTATAACACAAGCTAAATCTAGTAACAATTATTTTTAAGTATGTTTTTTTAACATATTTTTTATAAAATATGTTAATGAACAAAAATGTTTTAACAATATTTTAATGATATTATAATAAAAATTTAACATTATATTTTTTAACAAATTTATTTACTTTTTTTAAATTATTTTGTATAAGTATATAAAAAATAAATAATTTGTCGAATTTAGTATAAAAGTTTCCAATTAGTTCTAAGATAATACATAGAACCAATTGGAGACTAATATATTTTATATTTCTATTACATAAAATATACTTTAGTTATTAAAAACTTATAATATCATTTTTAAATAAATTATATAAATTTTCATAAATATCGTAAAGACGATATCCTGCTTGTAACTTTAGCTTTTCATTTTGCTCAATATATTTAACAAAATCTACTTTCTTTAATTTTTGTCCAGCATATTTTTCCTCTGTAAGCTTCACCATTCTATTGACGATGCCTGAATGATATAAGCTTTGAACAGTTATATGTTGTCCATTTATATCTAAAAAATGCTTAAATATCTTTAATATTCTTGATTGAATTGTTTGACCATAGACTTGTTGTCCGCTATAGTTATTCATTCTAGCATTTAACTGAGCCGTAGGTGCTACTAAATAAGGAGAATTAACTATATCCGACATGTCATGTCTTCCAGTACCCTTACCATTTTTAAAATAGTAAGTGTCAGATAATATTGTTTTTTCAATCTCATCTGAAAGAAATTCATTGCATCTTAATTGTTTAGTCTTTCCTGTATCTTGTTCTATATATTCTAATATTTTATTTTCTTTATCATACTGTTCTTTTTTAATATTAATCAAATCGGCATGATTAGTGCCTTTTACTCCTTCGTAAATTAACAATGCCATAAGTCTATCTTGTGGGTTTACCAAGTCTTGTACTGCTTCATACAAAGTTCCTTCAGTGACATACTTTAAATACTTCAGTCTTTTATTTACTAAGCCTTGTATAAATTCTTTTTGAGATATTGTATTTAACAATCCAATATCCTTTTGGATACCATAATGCTCTGTGCAAAATTTTAAATAGTCTAATATTCGGTTCTTGTATGCTATCGCTGAACTTTCTGAACTAAAAGTCATATTTTCTAATAATTTAGAGATTTCATCAAGTGTAAAGTATTCTATTGTCCTATCTCTATCTATTATTTCTTCAAACGCTCTTATTTTATAAATCTGATTTGTATAATTGTCAACGGTTATATCTTGTAAATCTTGTTCATTTTTTAAAAAATTTATATACTCTTTCTTTCTTTCATCTAGCTCTCTAAAATATAATTTATTGAGACTAGTGAAATCCCTAATTTTTTCTGACATTTTCGTTCTCACCACTTTCTTCTACTTCGCTCAATATATTTTCTAAATACTCTTCTAGTTTTTTTATATTTGTTTTACTCATTTCATTTTTAAAGAGATGCATATCTTCTAATGCACCACCTTTTTTATAATCTATTTTTTTCAAAATTGTGTCTATCTTCTCTATCCAATTAGGATCATTAAATAATTTAGCAGCTATATATAAATAACCTCTAAACATATTCATATTTAATTCGTAGCCTTCTTCTTCTGATTTTTTTTCTTTTAATTTTTTATTCTTCAACATATCTTCTATTGAAAGTTCACGATCCCTTCTTTTATCCTTATGAAAACTTAAAATACAATTGAAAAAATCTTTTAAAAACCTTTTAACTTTATTTTTTCTTATTAAATCCAGTTCATCAAGCTCAAAATGTTTTAAACCTTCTGCAAAAACATATAGAGGAGTTAGTTTATTTAATGTTTTTACATCTTTCAATTCTCTCCCTAACTTTCCTGCTAATGGACTTTCTCCTTTATTCATATAATCAGCTATTTCATTTTCTATAGTCTTCTCCATAGCTTTAGTTAGAGTTTCATCAAGAGGATTTTTCTTGCTTTCTTGGAAAATATATTGTCTAGCTGAACTAGGGTCTAAGTTCATAATTTGAATTCCCATATTTAAAAGGAATTCTTTACCTTTTCTACGACACATATTTCTAGCTAAACTTCCCCCTGTTGTTCTATGATTTCCATCTATTAAGTTTAAACTAGTATTCTTATTTATTTTTATTATAATATCGTATAAACCGTTTTCCTTATCTATTACATGAAAATCTTCTTCTCCATTTGAAGGAACATTTATAGCTATATAAGTAGGTATATATTTATCCTGATACATACTTTCAGATATTTCTTTTATAGATTTAGAAAAAACTTTAGCTTTTTCTACATAAGTTCCTCTCCATTCATATTTTTCTGTTTCTCTTTGACAATTTATGTTATAAAACAGAATGCCTTTCTCTCTTAGGTCTAAAATATAATTAAAGTCATCAACGGTACTATAGATGCCTTCTTTCATAAACTTAACATTTTTAAAAACTACTGTTTTAAAATCTTGTTCTTCTTCTACAGGTAATACTGAGTTCTTATATTGTCTTATTTCATCTTCTGTAAAATAAAGTTCTGGATTTAGATCTTTTTGTAATTGTTGTTGGAATTCATTTAATTTAGAAATGAATTCTTCATCTAATAACATTTTGTAAAAGGTTTCTGTTATTAGATAAAGTTCTCTAGTATCAAGCATATCAATTTGTATATCTTGATTAAAGAGATTATTAATTCTTTCTTCGTTTACTTTGTTCTCTAATTCTTTAATCACAAAAGGTTTTTTCATTAAAAATTGTTTTAGACTTAGACAGCCTGTGATTTCTCTTATCAATCTATCGTAATTGTAATCTTTGTTTTCTATCATATTTTATAAATACCTCCCTTTTTTAAACACTTCTATATTATAACACTAATATACAACAATTTGCAATAACATTATTATTTTTTACCTAAAACATAGAAAAAATTAGAAAATATAGGTAAATGCATGTATTTATGCTGATTTATTGGAAAAATCTATCCCTAATTTAGTTTTATCATGCTCCGCTATATGTCTTAGAGCAGAAAAATAATTATAGAATATTCCTTGTTTATGAAATTTACCTTTTGCATCCTTATTCTTTTTATTTATATGTTGTAATATAAGCAAATTATTTTTAGACGGTTCTATGAACCATTCATCTAATATAGATGATACTTTTAAAGTATCATTTACCCATTGTATTGTTAAATTATATTTACTTATATAATTGTCAATTTGATGCTTTAACAATTTTTTATTTATTTCAAGTTCATTTTCTGTTGTAATTAGATTTTCTATTGGTATTCTATATCTATTCTTCCCTTTTTCTACTAGAATAAACTCTTTTTTAAATTTATTTAAATTTGTTTTTATATATCCTGTTTTTATTTGATTATCATGTATGAATCTAATTTTATTTTTCATTTACAATACAACTCCCTTTTAATTTATTTTATTTTATAACTAATATTTAAAAATAGCAACAAAATTTAAAATTATTTTCTTTGTTGCTATCATATTTTTTATTTTGTTTATTAGTAAAAGTAATCACATTCGAATTTTGTCTTAAGTTATTAATGTTTTCAAATATCATTTCATATTGCTTATCTTTTGTTATTCTAAGTAGGTATTCATATGTTTTTATTGCTTTCTGTTTTTTATTTAGCTCCTTATAAATATTAGCTAATAAAAATAGAGTTCCTTTATATTCAGTATTAAATTTATCTTTAAAAGTAATATATCTAAAAGATTTTAAGCAAAAAGATAATGAATCTTTTAAATTATTTTGATTTTTAAATATATTACTTTTATAAAAATAATAATACCAAATCAACTGATTTTGTTCTGCTAAAGTTATTTGATTATCTCTTATTAATTCTCGATATAAATCTGTAAGTTTTTTGTTACACTCCTCGTATTTCTTTTCAAGATACATTTCTCTTATTTTCATTTTTAATAAAGTGTACACCATTTCTTTAACCCCTCCATCGCTTTTATTATGCAGCAATGTTTCTTTGAAAATATCTATTAATTATGTTGAACTTAGAAACATAATATTGTGAACAATTTAAATTATATTCTTGACAATAATCTCTAAAATCGCTAACTTGAAATTTTAAAATGTTTAATAGTTCCTCTGAGTTTTCATTGTGTTTCAAGATATAACTTTCCATTTCTTTTAATGTTTTTATTTTAGCCTTTATTCTATTCACATCTGGTTTATCTAAATCGAATTGGATTTTTAATTTAGCATTAACTTTTCTCATAATTTCATCTGAAGCTCTTCCAACAACACTTAATATTTGAGATGTACTTATTAAATCTGTTTGTTCTACTAAAATAAGAGAATCTTCATTTAAACCATTCAATTCATCTTTTTTTATAAAAATATGTGTTGGTAATCTTTTTTTATTTAGTTTTGATGTAATAGGTATTATTTGAATGCTAGTGCTATGTTCTGTACATTTGTTATTTGGTACAATTATACAAGGTCTTTTACCTCCTTGATTAGTTCCTTTTGGGTTTCCTAAATCTACGTAAACAATATCTCCTCTTCTTTTCATAAATATTTTATTATTTAACATCTAATATCCTTCCCTTCTATTTGTTTTATTTATTTTCAACCCCATTTATTTTTTAAAATTGTTTTATATTTATTTCGTTATGTATATTATATGATAGAAAGAATACAATGTCAACAGATTTTATTAAATTATTTTAAATTATTTTGTGATACACAACATATTGTGTTAGACCTTTTAGAAATGTACATATGTTGTGGTCAAGATACCATAAAAGAAGGATTTTATAAAAATTATAGGACAATATGATATTATATTGTCCTATAATCAAAATGTTAAAATTATTTTATTGAGCTTTCTTTTTTTTACCTAAACTTAACTTAAAATAATCGTCTAAAGATTCGTTATATACAATCCCCACCTTTTTATTTATACTAGTATATATATTTGCTAAAAAATCACAAAATTCAGATATTGTAGAACACTTATTTCTACTTAATTTATTTTTACATATATCTAATCTATATTTCATATGGTCAGTATTATAAAAGTCTTTTATGTATAGTTTAAAAAACGCTTTAACAAAGCTTGTACGTCTATTATACTCATAATTATCAAACAAGGATAATTCTTCTAAAAAGGCTACTACATCTTCATAACAATCTATATCTAAATCTCCTCTATCAAACATATTAAACATTTCTTTTTCTCCGTTTATATTTTCTGATAAAGTATCTATTATATTAATTAAATCACTGAAATTAATTTTATATTTGTATAATAACTTTTTAAAAACTTTATAATTATTTTTATCTTCTTTAATATAAAAATCTAAAAAATCTTCATGCCTCCAATTATTATTGTTTAAATTTAATATTTGCATGTCTTGAACATCTAATCCCTCAACCATAATAAACCATATTGGTAACCCTAATTGTTTACAAGCTTCAAATCTATGTTGTCCATCTATAATTTCCATTTTTTCATTGATCAAAATGGGATTAAATAATAGTTTTTTTTGCATACTTATTTTTATTTCTTCGACATGTTTTAAATCTACATTTCTATTTTTAGGATGTACTTTAAAAATAGAATAATCATATGTTTGTTGAACTAAACCTATAACAGTAGCTCCTTCAATAGTTTTCATTGCATTTACTTTTGATTCTTTCATTTTTATTTACCTTCCTTTACTTTAAATTTTCTATTTAAATTTTTATTTAAGCATTCTCTACATAAATTTGAATAACCGTCTTTTGTACTTACATTTTTAATAAAATTTTCTATAGTTTTTATTTGATTGCAATTCTCACATTGTTTCTCTTTTATTATATTACTCTTATTTTTCTTAAATTGTTTTGCTTTTCTATTTAAAACCATTTGTTTTACTGCTATTTTACATTCATCTTGTAATCCATCAGGCTTATTTTTATTTTTGCTAAAATATTCTATTGGATGATGCTCGTTACAAAACCAACACCATTTCATCCCTTCTGGAGATTCTTTATGAAAAGTTTGTCTTTGTTTTTTAAATCCTAATTCATATCTTCTTAACTTAATTCTATTTTCACTTAAATTTAAAGTTTTCCCAATCTCCTTATCTGATTTTACTAAATAATATTTTTCTATGTAATCATCTTCTTCTATTGTCCATTGATGTTTTTTTGTCATTTTTATTCTCCTTTCTTGTTTTTAATATTTTTTATATGCATTCTTTTGATGATTATATTCTATCAAATTATTTTAAATTAGTCAACAACTAATTTGATAAAATTAAGATCGATAACTGTTACAATAACTATGCCAACCTATTATTATGACAGTTATCTGTTGTGGTATGTTAATCTTTTTATATAATTCAAATCACCTTTTTTATTCTATTAGGAAATCTTCTATTTGCATTAAAAATTGTTTTTTTCTGGCTTTTTTTATCATATTTATAATTTTATCAGAAGGTGTTTCTTCATCAAACATTTTTCCATCAAATATATATTTTTGAATATCTTCTGATAAATAACAATTAAAATCATTTTCTATTAGTTGTAGAATATCTCTAGGACTAATATTTATTTTATCTTCCAATAAGTTTTTTATTCTTATATTAGAACCATCAAGCATAGTTATTAATTGGTTTATAATATCTGAAATGCGATAATCTGATGTTATACTATTTTTTATAATATCCTCATTTTTAGTTAAATATATAAAATCTGGTTCATTGCTGTCTTTCCCATAAAAATACTTTATTAAACCTTTATCTAACAATTGTTTAATTTCTTTGGTTTCTTCCTCTACATCAACATAAATGAATTTAATTTTTTCCATTATTAATTCCTCCTAATTTACAATATGTTTATATTATTTCCAAGACTTTGTAACAATATTCTTTAATCTGGATATAGTTTAAACTAAAAGGAATATAAATATTCGTTATATGTTAAATTGTTTTAAATTAAAATAAAAACCCTCATTTATTATAATATAACAGACACAAAGTTATAGGAGTGTCTGTTATATTTATTTCATAATTATATGAATTCTGCCCTGTTTATTTCCTTCAATAAATCTTTTATTTGTATTCTTAGTTGTTCTCTTCCGATTTCATTAAAAATAGTTCTAAGTTTATTGGAAGGATTTTCTGTATTAAAAATTTCCTTTTGTTTACTTTCTGGTATATACCCATATAAATTATCACTTATTAAATCCTCTATCCTCCCATGATAAAAACTTATTTCATCATTCCATATGTTTCTTACAGTCATATCTGTGCAGTCAAATATCTCTGATAATTTACTAGCAAAATCTAAAATACAATATTCTGCTGTTAAAGTATTTTTTATAATATGTTCATTCTCAGCTAAATATATAAATTCTGGTTCACAACTATTTTTACCATAAAAATATTTCATTAAACCCTTATCCAGTAGTTGTTTCATCTCATCTGTTATATCATCTACATCAATATAAATGAATTTGATTCTAGTCCTGCGTTTATCATTTTTATCTGGAGATGATATTATAAAATCAATTATATTATCAATACTATTCTCTTTAAGAGTATATTCTTCAGTTATATTACCTGTATAACCATTTTTGAATTTATAAGTATCATTATTTCTAATATAAATATAATCATCTTCTTTGAAAATGGTATATTTAAATGTGTTGTAAGTAACTCCAAAGGCAAATTTATTTAAATAATTTTCTAATAAATATTTAAATTCGTCAATACTGTTTACTTCAAAATCTCTTTGGGTATATGGATTGCTCCATTTTAACTTTTTTAATTCAATAAGCTGTTGAATATTTTTTATTTCCATTGATTTACCCCCTAAAATTCAATATATGATTTTTATCTAACATTTCTTAATCTTATATAGATATTATAACACATATCTATATAGCTTCAAGTATTTATTAAATTATTTTATGTAACAAAACTATCTTTTTATGAAAACTTATATATTTTCTATTATGTAATATTTAAATCAATTACTTTGATTTTGCTTTTTTATTATGTTCTTTTATTAATAAATCTCTATTTCTTTTTCTTATATTATTATACATTTTTAAGAACGAATCTTTTAATGTTGAATGTTCTTCTAATAATTTTTTGTATTCTCGTTCTATATAGTTAAAGGCTGATTGATATTTTATTTTAAAATCAAAATATTTATCTCCACTCATACCTAAAATATAATTTATAACTAAATCCTTGCTCAGTCTATATGTTATTACATCTTTAGTTCCCCCATTATTTGTATTATAAGTATAATGGTCTTCAATCATTGAAATATCCACGTTTTCTACAAGAGCGATTTTTTTCGCTCTAGTGAATCTATCTAAAATAAGTCTAATAGCTTTAGTAACATCTTTATGTTTTTTACCAATTAATTCTGCTGTTTCGTGTGAAAGTACGTAAGGGTTATTCTCTTTATCAAAATATACTTTTAATCCTAATTCTTCTATTATTTTAGTTTGAATAGTTTCTCTATCATCTTTTATTCCAACAACATTAAACCATTTATTTTTACTTACATCTTCCAAAACTTCTTTTTGCTCTTCAATCAAATCGTTAATAACTTCTATTTTGTTTTTGAAATATCCTTGATATATGAAATTAAACCCTTCTCTAAGATTGCAATAAATGTTTCTTCTATAACCATAGCAACCTTCATTGTCAATATTATCCTCACTAAAATAACCATCTCTCACGTATTCAAAAGCTATATTACTTATATTGTCTATTTTTATTCTTTCTTTATCTTTTCTTAATGCTGTTAAGTGCATATAAAAATATATTAAATTATTCAACTTTCTTTCTATGGTTTTGTCTTTTAATCCTTTCTTCTTCAGCATTAATTCCCAGCTATTAATTTGTGTACTTATCATTTCTTTCATATTTAATTTTTCTAAAAATTCTTTATTTTTCATATTTTTTATCATTCTCCTTTGTTATTTTATTTTTTAGATTTAACCGTTACGTTTTAAACGCAACGGTCTTCTATTTAGTATTAATTTATATTATCACCATAGTTATGAAACTATGGCTGTTATACTGTTTAAGATTAATAAATTAGTTTATAATATAATTATCTGAATAAGTTATCATCTTTTGTATTTCACTTATATTTTCTTTTGTTACTTGTCCTGAAAAAACTATAGCATCATGAAATATAATTTTTATTTCTTTGCCTACAGTTACAGGATTTTTTCTGTTATATAGATATATTTTATTATTAAATTGTTTTAATTTTAAAGTTTTATTCATATTAGTTCCTCCTATTTAAAACTATGTAACTAATTCTGTTATAGGAGAAAATATTTTTACTTAACCTTTATTAGCGATAACTATAACTAATCTCCACAGTATTATAAATAATATTATACATACTATCCATACAATATTTAAAAATCTTTCTTGCTGCTTATTGAACATAATACACCTGCTTTCTTAATAATACATAGCCATAATAAAATATATTAATACTCCTGTTATTCCTACACTTAAAGCCCCTAATACATCATTTAGATTATCTCTTATCAAATCCTCCACTTTAGCAACCTTTAGCCATTTATTCTGTGCTTCTTTTTTAACTCTCCAAGTCTTTCCTAGTACATTTACTTTTATATAAGATTTATTACTTATAGTACTGTTATATACCTTTTTGCACCTTTCTATACCTTTGATATCCTTTTTACCATCTGAATTATGTGATAAAATTTCCAATTTATTCACTCCTTATTATCAAATTATTTTAGTTTATAAAATCATTTAAAGATTTATTTAATCTATATTTTTATCTCTTCTGCAATTTTTTCTATAATAGTCTAATAAATGTTCTGAAATATAATAATAGCACATTACTTTTACCTTCTCTTTTAGATATTTTTATTAAATTTTTTTCTTATGTAATAATTAACATACCTTAGCTTTATTGTAGCAAGTTATTTCCATTTTTGAATTATCATAATAAACTTTATCATATTCCTTTTGTAATTCTTTTGTTAATCTTATTCTATCTTTAAAATCTTTATATCTAACCTTTTTCATGATCTTAAATTCTTCTACTTTTTCGTCTGTTAAAAATTCATATTGCTTATTATTTCCATTTATTATAGATTGTAATATTTGTTCTAATAAATTCTCAAATTTTTCCGTTGTTAATCCTCCATTCTTTTGATTAATATAATTACATAATTTGCCGTTTGTTTTACCACATTTGTCTAAATCTTCTTTAAATTTTCTTCTTTGTATCCTTATTTCTTGGATTTTATTAAAAATAGATATTTTTAATTCATCTCCTAATTCATTTTTAAAATGTTCTATTTTATGTAATAATATGTCTTGTTCTTTATCACATATAGATATTTGTTCATTATTATACTTCCTTTTATCATTCAACATTTTAAAACTACTATAAATATTTTTTATTATATCTTCTGTATTTGTATTTACTACTTTTTTAGCTCTGTATCCTTATTAATAATTTCCTTCTGAAACAATATTCTCAATTCTCCATTTTCAGTTTTTCCAACAAAGTTAATTGTTACAGATTCATTTTTATATTCTTCTTTAACATCTTTGTATAATTTAAGCATATCTTTATAGCTAGATGTATTAATTCCCTTATAGTTAATGTCTTCCGTATCACCGTTTAAGTAAGTAATTTTGATACTATAACTTTCATATTTTCTTTTATATTCTTTACACATCTTTATTTATCCCCTTCTATTTTATTTTATTAAATTATTTTATATTGCGTATTATGTATTAAGCTAATTTATACAAATCTAAATACTCCTGAAAACTTTTGTTACTTGTACTGTTTTGCTTTAAAATTCTTTTTATAACTTCTTGTCTCTTTTGTCTAAATTGATGACTCGCTTGAGTCTTTAAAATAGCACTTATTTTACGCATTATAACCTTCCCCTTTTATATTATTTTAATTGTAAGTATATCTATATAAATTATGTTTAACTCTTTTTCTGAGACTTCTAAACAAGATTTACAAATATGTTTTTTATGAACCTTATTACTTAATCCTATTATCTTTCCTTGATTGTTATATACTATGTAAAAATTATTTCTTAAATGTTTTAATTTTGATATTTCTGAAGCTATATTAAACATGAACACAACTCCTTTGTTTAATATTATTAAATTGTTTTATATTGTTTACAATTCTTATTATAACATAAAGGGAAATATATGCAATAGGTTTATAAAGATTTTTATTAAATTATTTTGAATTAAAGATATAATTATTATATAAAATTTTCTGTTATATAAATATAAAACATAGACAACGCTATCTATGTTTTAAAAAATTATTTTAAATAAAATATGCATTTTAAATTAATCATATGTTTATTTTTAAGCTATTAATTCCAAGTTTTCAATAGATATAATAAAAATTCTGCTATCTTTCATTTGTAAATATAATCTTGCATCTGATTCACACATAAATTCTTTACATTCTGTTATTATTTTATCACTACATACACCTATTTTATAAACTAATTTAAATTCATTTGCACCAGTATATCTATTCATTTAAAAACAACTCCTTTAAACTCATTTTCATATATCCTTAATTATTATTATACTACTGTTATATAATAAGTCAATATATTTTTTACACAATATTAAATTATTTTATATTAGAATGTATTGTAAATAAAGATATAATACTAAAATTCAATCTAAGACTATTCAGACTATTTTATTTTTATTAGTGTAATTATACCTTGAATCAATTTAAAGCTATTACAAAGCTCCCTAATGAAACTATTCCAGTAAAAAACAAAAATAAATAAGCAATCTCTACTTTGATTTTCAAGATTGCTTATTTATGGTAATTAATTTAATCAAATTTAAATACACCATGTGTTACTGTTCAATTTTATTAATAAACGTAATAATATTTAAATACCACTAAGTGGTTACGGTTCAATATGTATATAATATATCATATTAGGATTATATTGTAAATACTTATTTAACTATCATTTCTAATCCTTCTTTAAAACACTCTTCCTCATCCCATTTGTCAATATATGAAGCTTTTCTAACCCCTTTAATTTTTATATTAACTGAATCTAAGCCATGTAAATGATTCATCAATGCTGATCCAGATGCAGTTAATACAAAGCTTTTAATATTAGCTTTTAATAGTTCTTCTTTTAATTCTTTCAATTTTTCAGGCTTGTCATAAATAAAACCTAAATCATCAATTATTAATGTTTTAAATTGATATTCTTTGGTATATCTATAACCTGTTAATAAATAATAATTTCCTTTTTCATTTTTTAAACATTCTTCTAAATATTCATTTTTATACATATTTTCCCAACTCCCCTTATATTTAATTATAACATCTTTTTTATTTTCTAGTAGCAAAGATTATAAACTACCGAGCCAAATATTTTACTACTTGAAACTTTTAAATATTCTATAGAAGCCACAGACAATTTTCTGTTATATAAGATTTTTATTAAATTGTTTTTAATAAAACTTATCATTTATATCATTTTATTTAAATTTTAATTACATTCTAACAAAATTGGCAGTATCTAATTCGTTATAATGTTCTCTTTCTGCTAAAATATTGTTATTTTCATCAAATATTTTTATTATATCATATTGTGCATTTATTCCATAATACAAATAACTATCATAACAATAACAATATAATTCTTTTATACATGTGTTATCATCTGTTTTTTGTTTTATTAAAATTCCTTTAGTATCTTTTAATCTGTATTTATCACCATTCCTTAATTGAACTATAGCATTATCCTTCCAAACCAATTCTCTATTAAAAGAATCATTGTTATAGATTTTTATTAATTTTTCATAAACGTTTATAACATCTTTTACTGCTTCTATTTCTGTTTTTCCTTTTCCTACACAAATTTTTTTATTAACATTTTTTATATTTGCTATAAAACCATCCATATCTTCATCTTTCTTGATTATTATATTTATATTCATTTCAAAAAAATCCTCCTAAAATTTTTAATAAAATACATTTTTTAACTTAATTTATCTTTTAAATATAGTCTTCTTTAAATCTATTTTTTCTCCTTGAATTAAATATTCTGCATCTATCCAATTTACAAAGAATATATTGTTGTTATATTTTATTTTATATAAAGATTCTATAGAATTTGTTTCTTTTCCTAAAATTTCAAATTCATCATTCTTTTTTATCACTATTTCTTTCCAACAAAGTAAATCATTTCGTTTTGCTAATTGTAGATTTCCTTTTGATATATATTTCATTTCACTGACAACTCCCTTTTGTTTATATTTTATTAAATTGTTTTTAATTACTATGTAAGTTTTATTTCCTTCTGACACTTATTATATTACACTATATTATATACAATGTCAATATATTTTATTAAATTATTTTAAATTAAAAGAAACTTTTTATTTTAAACATAAAACTTATTCTAAGCTATTTTAAACGACTTTAATTGTATAGGTGTCATTATACAATAATATATTTTAAATGCCTTTAAAACCTTTATAGTAAAGTAAGATAGTAAAAAAAGCTGATATTACTCAGCTTTTGAAGTTACGTTTTTATTAAATTGAAATTTTGTATTATATATTGTTTATTTTTATACTATAAATTACATTCACTACACTTTCTATCTATACATATACTACATGGAATTATTTCTTTCCCACATACTGGACATATCTGTTTTTTCATTTTATTTAATAAAGTTACTTCATATTCGCATTTAGGGCATAGCTCATATGTTATTAAGTCATTTATAATATAATCTACATCTTTACATGTGTAACTTTCTAAAAATTCGTCTAATGTCTTATTATAGCTATTAATTGCTATAAACTCTAATGTTTCAAAATTTACCTCATGTTTTTTATTGTTGTGACCTTCTAAAGTTATTTTGTTATCTTTCATTATTAACACTCCTTAATATTTATTAAATTATTTTTATTTTAATTTAAATACCTTTCAATTTAATTTGCTCCATTTCAAATTAGTTTCTTTTGCAGATTTTATCAGACAATTAAACATATCTTTTTCTAAATCATCTAAATCCACTTTATTATTCAATGGCTCATAATCACTATACCATTCCCCATCTTTGCTATATCTTTCTAAACATTTAAAAGAAACATAATAATCTAATGATTTTTCACCCTCGAAGTTATCAATATTTAACTCTATACAAATATTCCCCAATTCTAAATATGCTATTACTTCCTTATCTTCAATTTTATAATTTTTAAAATATTTCTTTATATCTTCTACATATTTTGAATGCTTATATATATTCATCTCTTTAGCTTCTTCAAAATCTATATTATAATTTTCCATTTTTTAAACAACTCCCTTTAATAAGTTTTTATATAATTATTTTAAATTTCTTTAAAGTGAATACTTCTTTTATTGTATTGTCATGTCATTATCCCTAATCTTTGAAATAAAAAACTCAACTGGCATTCCTGTTCGTTTTGACTCTTCAAATAAATTTATAGCAATATGGTTAGCCTTATTCCACTCATACCCTTTATTTGCAATCATTTGAGTTGCCTTTTCCATATTCTTCAAAGTTACATATTTCATTTTTACCCCTCCAATAAAATAAAATTTGACATTTATTACATCTTAAATAACCCATGCTACAAAACATAAGAAAAGTAATAAACCAATAAAAATTAAATTACCCATGTTGCACCTCCAATTGTAGAAATTAATGTTTATAATATAAATTTTATTCCTTAATTTCCTCATAATCTTTTATTATATTATCTTTAGTAATTTGAAACTTATATTTTTTATTTGGTTTTAAACAATTACAAGTTTCTTGCCATCCTTTATTTTCGCTTTTATGTCTTTTTATTATATCTTCATATATTAGTTCATTATATTTACCTTTATTGTCAGTTGCAATCACTAATAAATATTGTCCGCAAGGTTTCCTTGGGGTTTTTGGCTTAAATTGCTTACTGTTAATTGTAGCTGTTATTTCATGTGTTTTATCTATATACCTGCTGTATTTGGTAATTCCACATACAAATAGTATACATATTAAAAGAAAACATATATCTTTTTTCATTCCTAAAACCACCTTTTTATATTGTTTTTAGTATAGGAACTATAGGAAACTTTCTGTTATAGCTGCTATTAATGTTTTTCTGTTATACAATCATATTTTTGTAATACTTCTCTTGCGTAACAATACCTACATACAGTATTATTTTGAACATGTGTATTATCACACTCGCAGTCATTTTCATGTAAACCAGTATCTCCTACCAATCCTTTTAGAGCCACAATAAGTTCATTAACTTCCTTTTCTTTTTCAATAAGTTCTGTTTCAAATGTATATAAATCTTCATCACAATTATTGCATTGATATGGATATTCTTCTAATTTTGATTTAATTACTTTATGACCACATTTTTTACACACTCTTTTTAGCATTTGCCTAACCTCCAGTTATAGAAAAATTTCTGTTATATAAGGGAATTACCTTTATTCTTTACAAGATATTTTGTAATATATGTAAAATTTCTTCTTTTGTATAACTTTCTTTATCGCTATTAGAGTTTATTTTATTTAATTCTAATTCTATATTTTTTCTAAGATTACCCCTTCTATTATCATATTTATTTAAATTTTCTATGGAATCTATAATTTCAAGCACTTCTGTAACATCGTATATATTATTGCACATGATTTATAACCGCCTTATTGAATTATTTTTGGTAATAATTATAGGAACTTTTCTGTTATAGCTGTTATGAAGTTTTTCTGTTATATAGAATCTAATATTATTGAATAAACATATTATTGAATTCTTCTTCTAATTCTGCATTAAAATAATATTCATTTCTAAACCATTTAGTTAACTTTTCTTTGTTTTCTTCTAATTCTTTAATAGTTTGCTTTATAGTTTTAAAACCAAACCAACTATTTATCGCTAAACCTGTTTTAATATCTGTTACATTATAATAATTTTTATCTGTCTTATGAATTCCTAAAACTCTATTTATGCCATTGATTGTAAATATGTAACCTTTAACTTTAGTTTTATAGCCTTTACATTTTATATAAGAATTTTCTTTTTTCATTTTTATAAAACCTACCATTTATATTAATTTTTATTAAATTATTTATACATAGAAGTTATAGGAAAATTTCTGTTATACAGGATTGTAAATTACCCCATAACTTCTGGATTGACTATATAGCCTTTTGTGTACTTTTAAACAATGGACTTAATCCATTTTGTTTTATTTGTTCTTCCAATATAAATTTTTCTCTTATTGTATCATCTGTAAAGTTATTATCTATTATATACTTTGCAAATTTAAAAAGTGTTTTATTTATTGTATAATAAGCTCCTGCTTCATCTGTTAACCTATAATCTGTTTTACGCTTTACCGTTCTTTTCAATCTTTCACTGTAACATGAATAATTTTTTACTGTACTAGGTTTGTATCCTTCTTTAATTCTATTTAAAATAAAATCTTTTTGAATACATAAAGTCCCCTTACTATCTAAAATATTTTCAATTTTAGCTTTTTGTATTGCTTTTAAATTATTTGTATATCCTAAATAAGTATTTTTTAATTTAATCATATTTGATAACAACACCTTTTCATTAAAATTTTTATTAAATTATTTTCATTATAGGAACTTGGCTGTTATATAGGATTTAAAGTGTTTCTATAGCTCCTATAGTTATTTATATCTTAATCTATATTGTTACATGACATATGATATTCTGACCATTCTTGAGCATTCCAATCCTTTGTGTGTTCTTCCATTTCTAGATTATACAATTCTTCCTGCAAGTCGTCTAAATCATCATTTACACAATTCATTGCTTCACCTATATTTGTTATAATGTTTTGTATTTTTTCTTTTGTTATTTCTGATTTTGACGTATCTCTTAAATTAATTAAACTATCTATTCTTAAATCTTTAAACAAATTATCCTTAACCTTTTGAATTCTATCCCAATCATTTTGATAATTCTCTATTTTACTATTATTCATTTTAAAACAACTCCTATCTATATATCTGTTATAGCTTCAATTCTGTTATACAAGGCTACAAGCTTTATTTATAGCCTTGTATATTTATTTTAAGATTAATTATATTATTCCTTCTTTAATATTTTGATTTTTTATTAATTCCTTTAAATCTGCTTTTATATCCTTACCTTTTTTGCTTTTTGAAATAAGTTCACTCGCTTGACCTTTTGATATTTTTAAATTTGTAGTTTTTATTTTAGTTATACAATATAATGCATATAATTGTTTTTTAGTTGCTTGGTCTTCTTTCCAATTTGCTTTATTAAAAACAACTTCTTTTGGCTTTGTAAAATCTACACTAATGATATTACTATTATTTTGTTTTTCTTTTAAATTATTTTTATCTTCTTTTTTAGTTGGTTTTGGTGGTTCTGGTGTAGGTTTATGACTTGAAGCCCTTTCTAATTCCTTTACAAGTCTTTCACTAAATTTTGTACCCTTAAACACTGTTTCTAGCTTACTTTTTACAAATAAGATTTGTACTGCTCCAGTTTCACATTTGATTATATTTTCCATTAATAATTTACTATTATGATGTAGCTTTTCAAGGTGTAATTTTGTTCCGTTACCTTCTTTTAATAATTCTTTATATGTTAAACCTGTTATAACGACATTTGATGTATAATCATCGTAAATAAATCGACCATCATTTATAATTTTCTTGTCTAAATATTCCCATGTATTTTTTGAATAAATATATAAATCTGTTACATTTATATTACTTAAAACCTCTAAATAAGAAGTATTATTTATATTTAATTCTTTATCAAATTCTCTTTGTAAATCTCCGTTAAAGTCTTCTGCTAGTCTATTTGTATATCTAGCATATGAGTAGCCTTGAGGGTCTATTATAATAGGTTCTTTGCCTTCACAATATACACATACCCCACCATGATATAAAACTATTTCTGTTTCATCATCTGTCCATGTACCACCTTTATTTTCTAAAAAAGTATAATCATCTAAAAGATTAAAACAAAAATAATTGTAATTCTCTTCGTTCATATAAACAATATCTGTAATCTTATATTTATTTAAATAACTACGCTCATCTATATATTTATCGTTATCTACTTTCCAATTATTCTTATTTATGCTAGGTTCTAAAGCTGTAATAAAAATATTTTTATCCTCTATATTTTCAATCTTAACCTTGTTATAATCAAATTCTTTGATTGTTACATTGTCATTGTATAGTTTTTTTCTTTCTTGTCTTTTTCTTTCGAGTTCAGCTTGTTGTTGTTCGTATTCTTTCTTTTTCTTTTCTTTGTATTCTTTTGTGTCTGAATAATAAGCTATTCTACTATTGATATAAATTGTATCAGTTGTACATTTTGTAAACATTCCAGCCACTTCTTTTATAATCTCTTTATTAGCTTGAAAATCATCATCATTGCAAGTACAATGTATTGAATATATATCACTTGTAACACTAAATTTTACACTAGTTTGTGCTTTTAATTCCTTTTTTAAAGCTTTTGCTATTTCTTTGTTTGATAAACCTTTTAAAGTTTCAACGTCAATATTTAATTTCATATGTAAACAACTCCTCTTTAAATTTTTATATCAATTATCAAAACTTTTCTGTTATATAGAATTTTATTTTTGATAACTCATATCAAAATTTAAATCTAGGCTATAGGCTTTATTCTGTTATATGTCTATAGCCTAAATAAGTTTATTGACAATCTTCACATAAATTACTATAGTCTAACACTTCAGATAATCTCAATGTAGTACCACATTTACTACATTTTCTATCTGTAATTACCATTCCATTACTTTCAGATACTTTTATTTTATTGCCATTTTTACCAATCATCATTGTTAACCCTCCTGTTAATATAAAATCTACATTTTAACAAATTGTTTTTAATTGGTCTAAATCGTAACTATATGAATCTACTAGTAAAATATTATTATTTAACCATTGTTTTATGTCATTGTTGACACTAGAAGAAATATTTTCTTCAAATTCACCATAAAACTTACTATCTATTAATTCACCTTTTTTATTTATAACCATTAAACACCTTGTACTTGCTACAAATTTAAAATTTACACAATTAATATTTTTCATTTTTAAACAACTCCTTTTATATTTATTAAATTGTTTTGTATTTGCATGTAAGTTTTTATTTCCTCTTGACACTTATTATATTACACCCTTTTTTATATAAAGTCAATACTTTTTTTAAATTGTTTTATATTTAATTTGAAATATTTATTTTAAAATCCAAAACTTAATATAAGTCATTCTAACCGACTTTAATTCTATAGATATAATCCACCTTAAAATATTTTAAACAGCCTTAAAGGGCTTCTAGTGAAGTTAAAGTGTATATAAAATTTATTTTTTATATTAATACTAGCTGAATAAATAAAAAAACTAGTAAATTAATACTAGTTTTAATCTATTACCAATATATTTTTTATTCTTTTAATTGCTCTTAATTCGATATTTTGTTCGACAAGGACATCATTATATTTTCTAAAAATAAGCAATAACATGATTTAAACTATCTAAATCATAATGTCTATATCCATCTTCTATTTTTTC